ACGAAATTACGATTTGACTTGACATTTTGATATCTTAATTGGCTTTTATTTACTTTACTCTATACACACACAATTCATTTCAATTTTTTTTTACACACTCCACTTTTACTATTTACTGAAAATCCACCTTTAAAAAAGGTGGAGCCAAATTTCGGGCCAAATTTTGGTTGCATTTTGACCCAAAGGTTGGACTGACACTTTTTTAGTAGACCCGGTTTTTGGGCGTGAGTCCAAAAAAAATTGATTAGGGTTAATAACCCATAATGTTTCATTGAAGTACTCGGTTAGCTCAGTTGGTTAGAGCATCAGTCTTATGAGCTGAGGGTCATGGGTTCAAGTCCCATACCGAGTAACGAGTTGCTAGAACTCCAAAAACTAGCACAACAAAACCCGGTTAGCTCAGTCGGTAGAGCGCCAGCCTTTTAAGCTGGTGGCCGAGGGTTCAAGTCCCTCATCGGGTGTATGAGTTTGCAGGCACTCATCAAAAACTTGCAAAAGGCTCTATGGTGTAGTGGTTAGCACACTTCCTTTACACGGAAGAGATATGGGTTCGATTCCCATTAGGGTCAACCGGGGTCCAACACCCCACCAAAGTCCGATATAGTCTAGTTGGTTAGGATCGAGGGTTTTCACCCCTCTGGCCGGGGTTCGAGTCCCCGTATCGGAAACCGAGTTGTCAGAACTCAGAAAACTGACATTATGCCCGGCTGGCTCAATTGGATAGAGCGCAAGACTTCTAATCTTGAGGTTCTGGGTTCGAGTCCCAGGTCGGGTGTTTGGGGTCCACAGCCCCAAAAAATGAGTTGCAAGATCTCCTAAAATTTGCACAGCTCTCATAGTGTAGCGGTTAGCACCACAGACTTTGAATCTGTTATCCTGGGTTCAAATCCCGGTGAGAGCTAAATATGTCTTCAAACAGCAATTCAACCAAAATTCACTTTTAGAATCAAAATGAAGACAGCACATATCCGATATAGTCTAGTTGGTTAGGATCGAGGGTTTTCACCCCTCTGGCCGGGGTTCGAGTCCCCGTATCGGAAACCGAGTTGGTAGAACTCACAAAACTGCCAAAAGCAAGTATGGCCGAGTGGTTTAAGGCGACGGACTTAAGACCCGTTATCTATGATGCGTGGGTTCGAACCCCACTGCTTGCAACGAGTTGTTAGACTCTAAAACTAACACCCAAACCCGGTTAGCTCAGTCGGTAGAGCGCCAGCCTTTTAAGCTGGTGGTCGAGGGTTCAAGTCCCTCATCGGGTGAAAAGCACATTGGTATTCGTGCTATTTTTTTTGAATTAATTATTTTTTATTTCAATTTCCAAAAAAATTGAAATGAAAAAAGTGTATTATGTTTTACTTAAACCAACCATCATGGAGCAAGAACAAATTCAAGAACAAAAAAAACCTAAATACTCTTACATTAAAGAGGTCGGAAAAATTGCGGCCATATACTTGTTGTGGATTCTTATCCACTACTTGTCGGCACACTTATATGTTTACTGGTGCACATCATCCTCCCTTATTGGGTTTATCCTGTCGCCATTTTTGACACCCGCGCCTCATTGCCAAGCCCTACGTTGGGGTATCAATCAAGGTGCCAATCAAATTGTACTTATGTGGTCCACGGCCGGCACGTGGCTCCTTATGAAAATTGCAATCAAAGAGGACTAAGGCAAATCCCACCAATATTTGTCAATAATTCTTTTATGCTCTAATGGAATAAGAGCTGCATCATTATTATTTCGAATGTCAGTTTGAAGAAAACCTGGTTTAGGTGATTTATAAAAAGTTTGATTATTTGCATTTGTCATCAAATCCAACAAAGTTTCATTCTTTTTTTTTAACTCCTCCTTTTCCAACTCTTCCTTTCTAATAATGAAATCTAACTCACTATTTGTATTTTCTTCGTCATAAATTTCCAAAATTCTAGAAACTATTGGACTTCTCTCTACATCAGAACTTTCCAACTCAACTAATTTTATTCCCATTTGATGATTAGATTCTTTATATGTTTCATTGTACGTTGCTTCAATTTCTTGCTTTTTATTAAACAATCTTTCATAAATATTAAACTTTTTAATGAAATCTAATAGTCCACTATAACTTCCCTTATCAGATTGCTTTAAATCACCAGTAACAACCATTTTACTACCAATTCCAAGGCGAGTGGTTAACATCATCATTTGATTTGGAGAACTATTTTGCATTTCATCAGCAATTATGAAAGCCTTTTTGAATGTTCTTCCTCTCATATATGCCAACGGAGATATTTCAATAACACCATTTTGCAACATCATATCAATATCTCTCTGAGAATAAAATTCTAAAAATATATCAAAAATAGGTCTTGTCCAAGGATCCATTTTTTTATTTATATTTCCAGGAAGAAATCCAATGTCTTCTTCTACTGGAACGACTGGACGCGTAATTATTATTTTTTCAATTAAACCTTGTTTCAAGTCGCTTATAGCTTGATTACAAGCCAATAATGTTTTCCCCGTTCCGGCCGGACCAATTGCAAAAATCAAACGTATTTTTGAATCGCACAAGTATTTAACATATCTTCTTTGATTTTCAGACTTTGGTTTATATACCGGAAACATACTCCTTGAATCTCCAAAATCTTTTTTCATTTTTAATGCTTTTGCAAAACCTCTTGTGGTCTGTCTTAAATGAAAAGACTGAGTTCGCAAAAGCAACATTGTAGCGACTAAATTAACAAATAACCTCATTTATAACATATATAAACATTATGTTTAAACTAAAACATCATATTTATTATTAAAACTATTAATAATAAAATCTAAACAATTCCATCATTCTTCAACTCTGTATGAGGAGAGAAAAGTATATATTCTTCAATATTCATATGATAAACAATTAAATCTGGATACCAATAGCTATTTGTATTTGGTTGATATACTCCATCAATATCATGCTTTCTGTTAAGTACTGCACATAAATTCAATAAAGATTGCTTATTAATTTCATATAAACTTACACGATTTAGTTTTTCTTTTTTTCCAAATGGGTATAGTTTATAAAAATTTATTTTTTTATTTATTTGAGGCAATAAACTAGTTTCATGTCTAGACAAAATATCAATTATGTTATTTTTGATTAAGTATTTTATAAATAGTAAAAATTCATATTGTTCTTTTAATGTTAAATACCCAAAAATAAAATTAAACTCATACAAAGCTCTTTCATTATTGCTCATATTTAAAAATTTATGTTCATAGTCTATTTTTTTTAAACTATCCTTTGAAATATTGACAACCGGTTTAATTTTTTTTCGAGTATTTAAAAATATATTTCTAAAAAAGTTTCCATTTCTTTCTGTTATTTTTATTAAATTTAACGTTTTATTTACATTCCATCTAAAAACCTCGTCGTCTTTTCCTTTATAATGCTTTGCCTGTTCTAATCCCGCAAACCAACTTATATTTTCATATATGCAATGAGTTTTATTTTTTATTTCATTTGAATGTGTGTATTCTAATATATTATACCCCATGTTTTTATTTTTTGCCCCATAAATTGATGAACCTTTTTCAAGTGTTTTTATATCAGGTAATAAACCTTTATTTTTACGCGTTTTATTTTTATTCCTATTTTTACTTTTTTTACTAGTAAAAGTCATTTTTTATATATTTATATTATATTTTTATAATATAAATATGACATCTTTACTTTCTGGGATATTTTCTAATTATATAGACTTTTTTTATTCAATTGGATATTTTGGAGAATACTTAACCTTTTTAATAACATCTGCGTTAATTTTTTATAAACATGTATATTTTGTTTTTTACGTTATTTTATTTATTTTAAATAGATTTATTAACCAGTTATTAAAAGATTACTTTAAACAACCAAGACCAAATTCCCCTAAGAAATTTCTTGACTCAGACAATTTTAGTAAGAAAAAATATGGAATGCCTTCTGGTCATTCCCAATTAGCTTTTTTCTCAATAATGTATTATTATTTGGTTTCTAATGCATTTATTCCATGGACTTTATTATTACTATTAATAGGTGTTATTGTTATGTATGAAAGATATATTTTTAAAAATCACACTTTATTTCAATTAATATCTGGAGCAATAATTGGAATATTATTTGCATATTCATCTTTTACAATCATAAATGCATTTTTTTAATCATAAAAAAACGTTTATATTTTTTAACACCATTTGGTGTATAACCATCACTTTTGCGAATAGGCTCCATTTCCATTTTATAAACATTTAATAACTGACGAACAATGTTTAAAAGAGGCCATTTTTGTTTTGCATCTGCACCATTTTGCAGCCCTGTTAAAGAAGATGAACTATACAATTTTTTCAAACCTAAAATTCTTTCTTTTAATTCGTCGTATTTTATAGGATTTAATAATAACTCTCTCGGAATCATTTGACCATTTAGATCTTCTAAATTTTCAAAATTAATACCTGCATCATTCAAAAACTTTTTACTTGTTTCATCCATTTTAATTAAATAAAGTTTTATAATTTTTTATTTATTACTTATTTACAATATTTTTCATATTATTTTTTACCAATCTTGTTCCACTAGCCGGTGGTCTGTTAAGTCTTGCATTTCTTTGCTGTATTAATGCATTTATTCTATTTACTCTTGCTTGCATTATTCTGTTTTTATTATCAATTACATTTTTTATTTCATTTACTGCTCCATTATGTATAATTTTTTCAGTTATTTTCTCTCCACGTATGGCCTTTGACAATAGTTTTGATCTTTTTGCTGAGCATGCAACACATAAACATCCAATATCAATATAATGTTCAACCTGAATTATATTTTGACTTTGATTTTCTAAACATAATTGTGAATAAAAAACATATTCTTCATAAGTGTAAGAACTAAAGAAATCCGTTTTTTTAAGTTCCCAAGAATTAAAATACTCTTCTCTCTCAATGTCATTATAATAATATGCCAAACTACTACAATTTTTAACATTTTCAAAAAAATTTTCAGGTATTTTGTATGAATTTTTAAAATTTTTAAACAGATCAGCCAATGGTTTTTTTTCAGTTTCATAATCATTTACTATTGTAATTGGTGTTCCCAAAATTTCTGTTAATATATTTCCCCACAAGTTGGCATCTTTTAATCTTAATTTAATATATTTTATACCATTATTTTCAGACAATAAATATTTTTTTTCAAAATCAAAAGTTTCAGGAATGTTAGTAAGATTATATCTCTCTTTAAAGTAGTCTGAATTACTTAAAAAAGGATACAAGTTATTAAATCTATAAATAACTTTGTCGAGATTATATAAGTTGATATTTTTTTCAGAATTATTAAAATGAAGTGTGGAGATTTGTTCAAAAAATTCAGATATCTTTCTCTCTATCGGGGATCTAAATATATCTATAACATATACATTTTTACCTAAATTTTTATTATACAAAATAATATCATCTACGCTTATTTTATTCACATTTTCATTGTCAGATATTGCTGAAAAAAGTGTTTCATCGTGTATATGAATAACAGTATATCTTCGAGCGGCAGATAAACGTATAGAAGACACCAATGTTGTTGAACCAACCTTAGGTGGACAATAAGCAAATATAATATTATTATTTGGTGATGGGTTCTTATTTAACAATTTTGAATTTAATTCTTCTAATGCTGCTATTTTTTCTGGTGAAAAAGTATTCAAAAATTCCATATAATATAATGCAATAATACTATTTGTAAAATGTAACACAAATGGTATTATATTTCAGAGTTTAAGTCTGAATTCTTTTTAATAAAATGTTTATTCATGTACTTTTGAAGGGTAAAATAACTCAAAGAAGGTTCATTATCCTTAATACCCAATAAAACTTTTAATTTATCATCTGGAACAATTATTTGTTTATTTGTATTATTCTGAAGATTATTTTTTGTTATATATTCAATTAAAGCCTTTGTTACATCCGTTCTAGCTATTTCACTGCCTTCTGATTTATTTAAAAATTCACATAATTCTTTTGAAACAATTGTTGGTTTTGCAAACCCGGAAGGTTTTATATTTCCCTTATTTTTATTTTTTTCTACCTCCTTAGAAAGTTTTTTATATTCCTTTTTAACGTTTTTTTCTAATATTTTTACTTTATTTTGTATATTAGAAAAACAAGTCTTAACATTTGTCAAATCTTCAAAAATTGACTCAAATTGTTTAAATAAGTTTTCATACATTTCTGTAGAAGTTTCTTGCAAATTTTTTTCCATCTTATACCTTCAATTGTCAAATATACTTTAAATAAGTTTTCAACTATCAGTTATTATAAAAATTTTTTATTTTTATAATATTATTCATTAAATTAATCTTTCTTGGCCTCAGGAGCAGAACGGGGAGGTCTACCACGTCCACGACCCGATGCAGGAGCGGATGTAGCACCACCGCGGCCACCTGCACCTCTTCCACCAGCAGCACGCTCTCGAGAAGGCTTTACAACTTGCCACTCTCCGCCATCACGAGGTCCAGACCCACGCACTCTAGGAGTCTTAGACTCCTCATCGCGAGGAGCCTTAACAGATCTAGGAGCCCTAACAGGCTCTGCCTCATCAACATTCTCGGACGAAGGGTTATAAGAGGAACGAGCAATTCTAAACTCGCGTCTCGTTTCACACATCAACTTTCCTCCTTTAATACCACTCACATCGGCTGCTTGCACGTCATGCGCACCTCCTTCAGTTGCAGTCAACTTAAACTCAACATACTCGCCTTGAACGAGATACTTGTATTGTTGACTAGACACTTGCACTGCACTATGGTGCACAAAAATATCTCCACCGGTGCGAGGACCATCCGTAACAGTAATAAAACCATAACCGGACTTGTTATTAAACCACTTTACGCGACCAGTCATGCGCTCCGCCGAGCTTGTACCAGGGGTGTTTGTTTCAACAGGATCACTAAACGACATCTGAATTATAATATACATACGACCCTTAGCTTTATATTATTTTTTAAGATTATTATTAATTTAAGTTTTACATAATGAAGGGGGTAATTTTTAAATTTTTAAATCAAAAAAAATTTTAATTTTCTTTAAAAACTTTAATTTTCTTACATTGTAACCTTTAAACAATGTTTTTTTTATAATATATAAAATTATCAAACTTACTACCCAATATAATACGTAAAAATACAAATAAAAATTACTATAAGATCTTGAATAAACATTTTTGTTGCACAATATATTCACATTTAAATCTTCAAGTTTATTATTTACATCCTCTATATTGACTCTTCTTCCAGGTTCGTACGAAACATATTTATTTATTTTTTCCCAAGGTGCCAAATCCATCATACCAATTTTATAATGCAAATCATTATACATCAAAATATAATGACAAAAAGTAGCATAATCAATAATTGTTGGAAACTTCGATAAATTATACAAAACAGGATTTATTACACTTTGCATTAAAAAAGATTTTGATGATTGAACTATTACCAATTTCGAAAAATGTTGATTGAATGTTTCTTCATCTGGAAAAACTTCAAATACCTGTAGTAAACGCCTGTCCCCTATTTTATTATAATTAACACCACGATGATGCATATTTGAATGAAATACAAGAATGTCTCCTCTTTGAACATCCAAAACAACTTTTTTACTATAAGTATCTACACTCCATCCACTATTATTGTATTTATGACTTCCTGGAATAACCTCTAATTGAGCATTGTCAAAATAGCATAAACAAGTAAAAATAGGTAACAATTCGGTGTTAGTATGATTATAAATATCTCCATGAAATGTTGACGCATCTGTTGAATTATTGTTATTGCTAAATCTAAATTTAACGTAGTTTGGTTTTGTTATTGTATTATCATTTTTTTGAATTACTGGGAAAAATATAGTGTCAATAAATTGTTTCATTAATGAATAATTAACTTTATTATCATTTTGAATGCAAGATAAACCAAAATTCAATTCTTCCTCTGTTAATACATTTTTTAACAAAATATATCCAAAATTTTTAATATCGGGGTTTTGATAATTCAAATTCATTCGTTTTATATCTATATATAACGAATGCATTTAATTTTTTCAACATATTAAATTTCAAATGTGTAAATAATCTAACATGTATTCATAATTTGGTATTTGATCGAACGCTAAACTTCTAACATAATAAAGCATATCTTTAAATATTTCTGGAATATTGGCGTTTTCTAATATTTTTTCCTTTGTTTTTTTTATATCATCTATATTCTTACAATCGTCCCAATCCAACTTTTCAAAATATAAATACAATAATACATAAATCATTGATTCCAAATCATCTCTCCTACTTGGCTCATTCAAATTATGAATATTTATACTAATAAAAGAAGGGGTTCCTAATATTTTATTAATTCTCTTATTTTCTATATGAACATCCCCTTTCAAATACTTTTTGCATAAACCAAAATCTATTATATATACCTTACTTTCATTACCCATTAAAAAATTATCCGGTTTAACATCTCTATGAATTAGCCCCATACTATGTACAAACTGCAATCTCTGTAACATTTGTTTACCTATCTGTAGAACAACTTTGAGAGAAAAAGTATTATATTTTTTCTTTAAAGTTAATAAGGAATCGCCAAGCAAAGTTACAACCATGTAATTATTTTTATCATCGACTCCAAACCATTTTATTTGTGGTATTCCTTCGCCAGAAGCCAAATATTGATATATTTTTGTTTCATTTTTGAGTAATTTTGTTTGATTTGCTATCGGTTCCACCTTTATTGCAACATTTTCGCCAGTTCTTATGTTTCTACCTTTATATATTTTTCCAAAACCACCTTCCCCTATTTGTTCTAATATTTCATACTTATTTGATATAATCATTATTGTATATTATATCAAAATATCTATGTTATTTTTTATTTAATACTTTCAAATGATACAGAAGATTGATTCCTTTTTGTTTTATTCTGTTTAATTTTATTACATCTTTTTGTTCTTGGATTTAAAATTTTACCTTCTGGACATTTTTTATCTTTTAATATTGTTGACAATTTTTCTCTCATTGAAGTATTAGCCTCAGATGTATCCCTCGGGGTTACAGGAGTTACCTCTTTAAAAACACCATAATTTTCTAAAGCATACTTTTTTGATAATAATTCAAAATCATCTTTTTTACCTTTTTTTCGCAACTCACCTTTTACTTTTTTTAACTCTTCATCCAAGTTAAATTTTTTTGAAGTAATCATATATGTTTCTAACTTAATTAGTTCAAGTAATGCCACTTTTATATTATAAATTTCATCATGATTTGTATCATAATTTTCATACCAATTATTTATTTTTTCTGTAGTTATTTCTTCTCCCATCACAATAGTTAAATATTTGTTCACCTTTTCATCTATAATAAATGTATAACCACGAATAACCTTTCGCAAATAATCTTCAATGTTTGTTTTATCTTTAAAATAATCAAACACAATTTCAAATAATTTTTTGCTTTCAATACTTGGATTTGCCAAACATAGTTCAGTAAAAAACATATTCCATGGAACGCAATAACCAGTAGATTCCGCAGTATTAGAAATTAATGTACTTTCGCATTCAAGTGATTGTAAACCATCTAGTGTCGGACAAACTTGATCCGAAGGTATAAACTTTAATTCATCTTTTTTATTTTCAACCAAAAGTTTATTAACCTTATTAATAAAAGATTTTATTGGGGTTTGTATTTTTTTTGCTCGTTTTTCATCTCCCATATATAAAGATCCATGGGGTTCAAAATGCTCAATTTGATTAAATTTTTTACGATACATTAAAATATTTGCATGATTAATATCTTTATTATCATAAATTGTCAAAGGAACTATTATTGTTTTAACGCCGCGCATTAAACACTCTACAAATACTGACGCAATAATATTAATATGTTCTTTAAACAATTTCTCCTTTGCTTTTGAAACTCTACTCATAATATTAATATTCAAACCAAATCCTCTAAACTCTTCATTTTCATTGTACAAAAAACAATCACTCTTATATTTTTTAAATAAATATAAATAAAATATTGTTTCTATTTCTGGATAACCTAGAAAGCTTTTTAACATTTTTTCTCCATTTTTATTTAAATCCTCAAATTTTTGAGTAATTTTTTTTTCATATTTATAAGGTTTTGGTAATATAATTTTTTCTTCATTTGACATTATTTATATTATACAAAGAAATAATATAAATATTTTTTTTATCTACCAGTCCAAATCTTTGTCATTTCTAATCCTCGATCAATATTATTCATTTGATCAAAAATATACTCTTCAAATCTATATCCGTCGCGAGTATACGTCATGATATTATTAAATATTGAAGCATTTTCATTTTGTATTTTTTTTTCATAACTACAAACTAACGCATAGACTCTCTCAAAACACATTCTTTTGTCCCTATTATTTATATGATCAAGTAAAATAAAAAAATTATATTTTTCGGCCAACATTTTTACAAAACTATAGTCAATTACAGACATTCCCCCAAAACAACCTTTCCAAATTGATTTATTGTCATAATAATTTACCAATTCATCCCTATAATTTAATAAACTCAACAAATTTTTTTCATCAATATCTTTATCCCAGAAATGTTCAAAATGCCACATAAATTTAACATCGTTGATTGAAGAAAAATCAATATATTTATTTATAAAAACAGAATCATGAATTACAACAGCTTTGTCAAATAAATGGTTCTTATAATAATAATAATATGGTAAAATCTCACCAGCTCCATTATACTCTCCTTGAATAAAAAAACAATTTTTTGTTAGTTCACCGGGGAAATTTTTAATATACTTATAATCACTATTATCGTCAACAATAATAATAATATTTTTAGGATAAAATTGCCTAATTTTTGAAATACAAATTATCCAATACAAATTTGTCATTTCATTTGTAACGTGTCTTGTTATTATAAAACCCAAACTTTCCTGCATATAATTGTATTTTATATATATATTTAAATGAATTAAACGAAATAAAATAAAATATATAAATGTTAGAAAACGCTATAAAAGAAAGTAAAAAAAAACCTAAAAGGAAAAAAAAGGATAAATCTAAAAGATGGAGCATTGTATTTGTAGATGACTCTGATAATGAACGCGAGGAGATTAAAACTATTAAACAAATTGTTAATGTTGTCTCAGAAAATCAAATATATAATGACTGATTTGTTGCTACAAATTTCAAAGTCATTGTAGGTATTTCCCTCAATTTACTTAAAAACGCTATAGATCCCATGTTTTCTGCGATTTTTTCCATTTCACTAGAAATATTATTTATTTTTAATAACGCCTTTACAAATTCTCCCAAAAATATCTCCTTTTCCTTTGCCATTTTTTGCAATACTAATTTGCATTCCTGTACATTTTCTGCATCGCACCATTCCATAACATAATTAATCAAATCAAAATGCATATTATAATCAGTTCCTGTGTCCATATTTTTTTCGTCTTCTGTTTTCATATAAGATTCATACATTTTTCTCAATTCCAAAATCATATTCTGCACCTTTTTGTCTTCAGAATATGGTACAATCGCTCTTGTTTCATCGCTTGTTGTTATATTTGTAAAACAACTAAAAACAGCTACAAGTTGCTTTGCCTCAAAATCTTCCAATTTTTTTTGCTCAAGAATATTTGCAAATGCCAAACAATGTATTTCTCGCAAGTGACTAGCTAGTGATCCCTTAAAAGTCAACTTTACATCCCCTTCATTATCTCCATCTATAATGAATCCATCTTTCTTCAAAAAATCGTAAATAATCATCACATTTTTACTTAAAAACTGCTCTGCATTTGAAAACCTGTCCTGCAAATCAACCAATTCCTTTTCCTTTGAAAGATATTTTTGAGCGCACAATAAATCTTTATCCAAAGAAAAATATTCTGATCTAATTTCTTGCATGCGTTTTTCAATATCCTTTCGTTTTTTGTTTGTACTCATTGGTCGCTTTGACGTTAAATCAATATATTCAAGTAAAACACATTTTGGAGTCTTTAAATAACTCAATGATTCGAGTGATTTTTCAATTTCATTACTTAACTCAGAAATTTTGTAGTAAATAGTTCCCAATTCTTTGTCAATGTCATCTTGAATCATTGAACGTTTTGCAAAATCAGTAAAATTTTTATCGCCTATATCTACCAAATTAAGAATCAAATTATACGAAATCTTAAATTTTGAAACAAGTGTTTGTGGTTTACCGCACATCATTTTTTTATAATCTGTTAAGTTCATATTTTTAAAAAGATTATTCAAATGTATAACATTTCCTATAGTATCAATACCTCTCCTACCAGCTCTTCCAGCCATTTGCGTGTATTCATGAGAGTATAACATTCTCATTCCATTTCCATCAAACTTCTCCAAGCTTGTAAATATTGTTGTTTTGGTTGGCATATTAATTCCAACCGCAAACGTTTCTGTTGCAAACAACAACTTAATATAACCCTTTGCGTACAATAATTCAACCATCTCACGCAAAACTGGCATAACTCCTGCGTGGTGAATTGCGACCCCCTTTTCCAAAAGAGATACCATATTAAGATACTCTGGCAATTCCAAATACTCCTGAAAATTAGGTAATTTTCTTATAATTTGCTCACATTCTCGGCGAACAATATATGCTACCTTAGAATCAAACTCAAGAAGCGGATGGGTTATCTCTTTCGCACATATTTCAAGTTGTTTGCGCGAAAGAACAAAACATAATGCGGGTAGCATGTCATTTTCAACCATATATTTACACACTTGATTCAAAACGTGAGATCTTTTAACAAACACTTGTTTATTTTCAAAAAGATCTAACATCTTCTTCATTTTATGATAATGAACCTCATCAAAAACACCTTTTGCATTTTGAATTGTGAAAATTTTATTTGTCGAATCTTTTATTTGTTTTTCCAAATCTTTATCTTTAATTGCCTTAAAAATTCCATTATTGGTAGTAACAAATGAATAATGTGTCAAGGGTACAACCCGCTCATATGTCGTTGTCAAATAAACGTTTTTATTTTGACTTGATTCACTCTTATTACCTCTTGTTTGACACCAAAGTGCAAACTTCTCTGGTTGATCAATTGTTGCCGAAAGCATAACCATTTGAATTTTTAAAGGTAACATCATAATACTTTGTTCCCAAACTTTACCTCTATCCGCATCATTAATATAGTGAACTTCATCAAAAATTACACAAGCCAATTCATTATCAATATCCATATCAAAAGATACATTTGATGTTGGCATTTTTGATCCACTATTATTCTGATACAATTTATTCAAAAGAATTTCAGTTGTCATAATTAAAACATCTGCTTCTGGATTGCACTTGATATCCCCTGTAATTACCCCAAAAGAAATATTAGGAAATTTTTTTGTAAATTCATAAAACTTTTGATTTGATAGTGCTTTGATTGGACTTGTGTAAATAACTTTTTTACCTTGACCAACAAAATATTCTATAGCAAACTCCGCCGGTAATGTCTTACCAGAACCTGTATGCGCTGTAACTAGAATGTGATCTCCTTCGACAATTGCCTCAATTGCATATTTTTGAAAACTACTCAAAGGAAATGAGTATTTTTCAAAATGTTCCATATATTTTTCCTCTTGTTGCTTAGGGTATGTGTTAGAGCAAATTTTAACCATGATAATCTATATAATATATCATTATTTCTTTATATTGTTTATAATATCTTATATCAACCATACTTCTCTCAAATCGAACGTAGGTGTCATTCCAGATATCCTAACAATAATTTAATATTGCAATACAACTTTATCGCCAGATACAGCTGAAGGATCTACTAAACTTGGCATAAATCCCCCTCGCAAATTATTTTGCATTGCTGGTAGTGGATTTGCTCCTCCTCATCCGCCTCGCATTTTACGAGTTTTTCTACCTTTTCTGCAAATTTTACATTTACATCTGCAATACTTCATTTTGCATGTACCACTTGTCTTTTTTCCTGGATGTTTGCACATCGTTCTACGCCTTCTTGTAATAGACATTTATATAATAGAAATATAAAATAATCGGTAAAATTTAGATAAAAAAATAAAATAATTATAAAATGCAAGGTTTTTTCTACATTTTGCAATTGTTTTTTTTCTATATGGGAGTTTTAGGTTTTACAAAACATAACTTTAGAAATAGAGTTGCAACTATACAAAATATGAAAACTAATAGATTTTATGGTCCTTTTGGAAAAAAATATTATGAAGACTATCTTCGTAAATTAAACTCTAGAAATATTACTATTCAAAATGATGCAATATTAAATAATAATTTAACAGATCATACAGATGACGAATGCAATGAAATAGAACAATTTTTTGAAGACCAAGATGAAAAAGAATTTGAAGATATTATGTCTTCTATTTTTAAATCAGATAATCGAACTGAAAATGATGTTAAAATGCAAGGCAATCGCAAAAAAATACTCATTATTACAAATGGTAACATGAATATTCCAATTCCTATTCAAAATAATGACGATGACGAAGAAGACGAGGGCCATTATTATGACATGCATGGAAATCTAATAAGAACAAGAAGAAATCCAGGAGGAAATAAACCTCAAAAAACAGAAAACTTTGAAGTTATTTCAAAATCGCCAATTACCTTTAAAGATATTGGTGGTTATGAAAATATTAAATTAGAATTGTCTCAATGTGTTGACATTCTAACTAATTATAAAAAATATAGTGATTACAATGTTCGCATTCCAAAAGGTCTTATACTTGAAGGACCTCCCGGTAATGGTAAAACTCTACTTGCAAAAGGTTTTGCAGGAGAGACAAAAACTGCATTTATACCAGTATCCGGTGCACAATTTCAAGACAAATATGTTGGTGTTGGATCAAGTAGAGTGAGAGAGTTATTTGAATTAGCAAAAAAGAATACACCTTGCATTGTATTTATTGATGAAATTGATGCTCTTGGAAGAAAACGTTCAAATGATGGAGAGACTTCTGGAAATGAAAGAGATAGCACTTTAAATGAATTATTAATTGCACTCGACGGCTTTAAAACTTCAAGTGGAGTTTTTTTAATGGGAGCAACAAATAGAGCAGATTTACTTGATCCCGCATTAATTCGCCCTGGAAGAATAGATAAACGAATTTTTATTGGACATCCAGATTCTACAACTAGAGAAGCAATTATTAATATTCATCTTACTGGAAAACCTTATGATAAGTCAATAAATGTTAAGGATTTAGTAGACATGACTGCTGGTCTTTCTGGTGCTCAAATTGAAAACATTTTAAATGAAGCTATGTTGAATGCATTAAGGCATAATCGAGTTTTAATGGAATATCGTGACATTGATGCAATTATTGGTAAAATGATGGTTGGTTGGCAACCAACTGAACATCAATTTTCAAATGATATTATAAAGAGAATTGCTATCCATGAAATGGGTCACGCTATTGTTGGTTTTCTCTCAAAACACCATTCAAAAGTAACCAAAGTAATTATTAATCTTTCTTCACCAAATAGTCCTGGGTATACAATGTTTGAAACTTCTACAAGCAACATATATACTCGAGAGTCTCTTTTCGAACATCTTATGATTCTTTTGGCTGGAAGGATTGCGGAAGAATCATTTTATGACGTCAGCGTAACAACCGGAGCCATTAATGACTTTGAAGAAGCTTTCAAATTAGCAGAAAAAATGATTATTTATTATGGAATGGGCAAAAATATTATATATCCTAATTCAAGCGACAAATACAAAGAAATAATAGATTCCGAAGTCATTCGTCTTATTAATGATGCGTATGCGATGGCAAGAATTTTAGTTAATAAATCAAAAGACCTTATTCATGAATGTGCCGATATTTTACAGAAAGATAAGTTATTGAAAATTGACAGATTAACAGAAATTATAAATGAAAAATATCCTGAAATTAATAAATTAAAAATAGAAAATTAATAAAATCATTTACGTTTTATGTAATTTATCCAATAAAAGTTTGCAAAAAGGGCTATTAGAAACGTTACGTAACATGAAAAAAGAATAATTATTGACTTATTAATGTAACTTTCATTTTGATAAAAATATGTTGCAATTGGTAGCTGCATTAATTGAAGAAGTTGCATAGATGTAATGTATGGTTTAAATGCATAAATAATTTTTATTTTAAATAAAGATGCCAAATAATAAGAATACATAAACGTATGAACAAAAGAATTCAATAAACTAGCAACTATAACACCATCAACCTTATAATAATAACCCAAATGCCAACAAATAACAGCTCCAACGTGATGATATTTTTGTAAAAAACATGGTTCTTTTCCATTCAAATATAAAATAAAGGTATCTATATACTCATAATATTTTGACAAATAAAAGTAAAATACAACTTTGTCAAAATGTGGTATTTTAAAATAATAATTTCCTTCAAAAACTATACCATTGGCATAAATAATTTGAAATAAAGATAAAAATGTCCATCCACTAAAAACAATAAGCGTAAAATTATGAATAATAGATATGCAAAATAATAAATCAGAATTTATACGTAAATTTTTTGGATATTTTAAATAAATTATTGTTCCAATTACAGGCGCAACGTGATTCATTGTATAAAATTATCAATACCATTTTATATGGGTTTAATATACATTGTAACTTAACATACATGGACTAAATAAAACAAACAATACAATTGGAACTAAATTAAATAAACTATTTAAATATATATTTTAATTTATAGTTAAAATATATGGAGAATAGTTACAAGTCTTTATCGCAATCAAAAATTTTGATTGTATATGTTTACTACGAAAGAAAAAATCAACAAAAAAATCAAACAAATCTTACCTTTTTTTTGAAATATGGTTTAGACAAATCAAGATGGGAAAATTTAGACATTACTACAGTTTTAGTTATAAATAACAAACTTTGTGATGTTATGATTCCTAAACTAGATAATTTGTATGTTATAAACAAAAATTCAAACACGTATTCTGACTATGAAGGGTGGTACGATGGTTTATTTTTTTTAAGAAATACTATAAAAGCTCCAGTCTATTCATCCTATGACTATTTATGTTTAATGAATGCAAGCACATTTGGTCCTTTTATGGATGAAGATAATAACAGTCATTGGTTATATCCTTTCTATAATAAAATGGTTAAAACTAATTCTGTTGCTTGTTCTCCTTATATAAATAATTTTGAAAACGCGCCAACATTATCTTGTCATTTTACATTTTTTAAAACAAGTGAAAATTTGTTCTGGTTATTGTTTACAGGAAATGTTAATGGAGGTGTAGTTTTAAGTAAAAAACTAACAAAACTAGATTGCATTAAAATAGGCGAAGAAGGACTTTCAAAAGTTTTAATTTCAAATGGATATAATGTTTGTTCTTTATTTTACGAAAGCAATGATGAACTTTTTACACCAGATTACGTAAGAAGAGAATTTAAACATACCACAAATACAACAATCCTTAACAAAACTATATTTATAAAAAATATATGGAGAGTGCGGTGTGAAGTGAATAATATTTATGTTTACCCTTCAGAACCAGTTTTATACAAAGAATGTATGAATTTTTTTAATGAAAAATTAAAAATTAAAAATTTGTTTGAAGATATTGAAACATGCGAGTTAGATTTTAAGACACTTTCTTTTGAAAACAATCATTTAATGTATAAAGAGGATTATTTCAATAATTACGGATTTGCAGAAGAAAATATTATATTTCCAAAAAAACAAAATTTAATATGCAATTCTTGTGTTATTTATGCACATTATGATTCTGAAAATAAACTTTCAGATTATGTTATAAAAGGTCTGAAAACACTTACATTTTTAGGTTACGATATTTTATTTTACACCGCGTCTGCTTCATTAAACAACATTGATTTAAGCCTTTTACCATTTGAAACTTTTTTTGTTACTAATGAAGGAGCCGGTACAGACTACAAAATTTTTTTATCTGGATTAAAAACAATGAAAAACAGAAATTTAAATTACGAGTGGGTAATGTTTATGAATGATAGTTTACTTTTCCCAATAAACGGAATAAATAATTTTATAAAAACTATTACAAAAATGAGAGAAAATTGCGACTTTTGGGGTCATTGGGAGTCAAATGAAGTATCATGGCATTTAATAGGTGCACCTTTAGAATTCAAATATAATGATATTTCAAATCATATTATAAGCTTTCTTGAAACAACAATTCCTCAATGCAATCAATTTCTGGACTATGTTTTTATAGTTGAAACAAAAATTTGCTCACACTTAAGAAATTTGGGTTTTAAATTCAATGTAGTTATTAGAGAAAATGAATTAAAACATATACAGAATAAACTTTGTCCTTCTCATAATCCTTACATTATATCTCAGTGGATAAATAATCCAAAATCATTTGCTATTAAATGGAAATATTGCATTTCATATCTAAATTCTAACTTTGTTTCTGGTTATTTTAACGACCTTACTAAATATTTATGGTATGGACCAAAAGGATTAATATCTAAAGGCGAAAAAGATGGAGCTTTTCCACCATCTGAACAAATTCACAAACTTTTTTTATAAACATTAAAAAATATTTAATGTTTATTTAAATATCAACAATAATCAAAAATTTGTTATTCTTATCAAATTCTAATAAGTTTAAGTTTTTGTCAACAACAACAAAAAAATTTTTATTTTTATCAAATTCTAATGTGTTTAACTTTTCAATATGCGAATCGTTGTATATAAAGCCACAAGATTTTTCTTTTATAATATCACTAAATAAACATTTATTATCAGGAATAATTTTAACACTATTATCTGTAGATTCATTACCCAATGTAACAGAATTTTTATTCAAAACATTCAATAAAAAATATGAAGTTAATAAACTATTTTCTGGCTTTTGAACTACCTCTATTTTTTTTACACCCATTTTACTTAAATAATACGCATTTATTCCTATTTCACCATAAATGTCATATATTTTAACGCTATTTATTTTTTCACCAAGAAAGTTTTTAATATTATAAACAACGCACAAAGAATGAATGTATTTTTTTGTTAATATTCCTCTTGAAGTTTGCAAACCAATTACTCCATTTGTTACCCTATTTTCATTAATACCAAAATCAAACCAATGTTTTATAAAATCTTCTTTTCTAGTAAAACCAAAAGAGACTAAATCACTATTATTGTCAGCATAAGAAATCCAATTGAAACCATTTTTGTCAAATACATTCGGAAATTCAATAAAAAACCCAAAATAATTATCCAATTTTAACAATAATTCTTCAACGTCATTTGTTTCTTTTAAAATATTACTATCTACAAACTCACACAAATCAAAAAATTCATTTGTTATACCTTGTTTATAGCTGCATAACTCTTGATAAGAATTTATATATAAAGCATTATCAATATTTGAAAAATATCTAGAAGTATTCAATAAATAAAAATAGGTTTTTATAATGTTATCATTATAAATAGTTTCCAAAATATCTTTACCTTGAACATCTTTATATTCAAAACTATATCTACAGAATTTGCAAATTCTAGTTATAATTGTATTCATAATATAAATAGAAATAATTTATTTAGTTAAATTCAACTAATTCTAAATCTGGAAAATATCTTTTAATTATTACAATATTCGCATTTTTGTTTATTTTTTGTATTTTTTCAATTATCTCTTTAGAAAAGTTCCAAGCTAAAATGACAACAAAAAATTTTTTAGAATTATCATTTTCAAATGTTTTAAGGTGAACTATTGGTATATCCAACATTGGCGAAAATAAACCAATTTTTAAAGGGTTTTCATCAATTATATAGTCTAATTTAATTTCACCTGCACACAATGTAACCTGACCTTTTGCGGATGCGCCATATCCAATACATTTATAATTATTATTTTTATATTCATCAATTATATTTTTTAAATTTTCCAAAGAATTTGTAGAGCTAACCGAAAAATTTTTATATAGATCCGAAGTGAAAAGATTTTTGTCTTGTTCTTCATTTATCATGTCTTCAACATTATATATACTCAAATCTTTAGTTTTTTTAATTTCAAAAATATAACTTGTTCCATGAATCTCATTTTCTAAAACTCTATTTAATACTAATCCATTTCTTAAAACTAAAGTATTCATAGATTTTGTATTAAAAAAAGATATATGTTCATGATAAATTGTGTCAAACTCGTTGTTTAAAATCATATTTTTTTGAGAAGTTTGGATAAATAAACTTGTATTTTCGTCCATTACTAACTTGCAAGCCTGTAAAAAATCATCTACATTTGCTGTATGTGCAAAAACATTTTGTGCTAATATAACATCCATTATAGGCATATTTTTTGCTGTTTTTTGATTCCAAAATTCACACTCAACAATATGACCTTTACCTTTTGAAATAGGGTGTAAATTAACTGCGGGATCAACACCATATGTTGACCACCCAGCACTTTTAAAAAAATCTAATTGTGATCCATCATTGCAAGCTATATCTAAAACCTTTAAGCCAGGTTTGTTTTTATAATTAGATATGAAGTCAACATTTTCTTTAAAAAATTTCATTATGGTTTGGTTTGTACCACTAATATATTTATAATTTTTAAAAAGAATTTCTGGATCAACAACATGCGATAATTGACAATGAAAACAATTAAGGCAACACATTAACCTTAATGGATACAAATCATTTTTTTCATTTATTTCATGAAAATCATTAGCAAGAGGTTGATTTTTCAAATCTAAAACCAGGTCTACTTTATTCAAGCAACATAAACAATTATCAAGTTTTTTATACTGACTTTGCATTATATTTATTGAAATTATTTTATTTTAAATTATAAAACTTAATATATGAACAAAATCAAAGATCCTAAATTTTTAGACAAAAGAGGAAAATTATTTTTCCCAATAAATAAATCAAACAATTTTAATTTTGAAGAATGTACTGTTAGTATTAATAACTTAAATGTATTTAGAGGTATTCATGCAAACCCATTTGATAAACTTGTAACTTGTATAAAAGGCAAAATACTTGATATAATAATTGATTTAGATGATAAATCTAAAAACTATCTTGTACCACAATACTTTATTTTAGATCCTAATACAGATAATTTTCAAATACTAGTTCCAAAAAATTTTGGACATGCTTTTTTATCTTTAGAAAACGACTCTATTATCGTTTATCATTTTAATGGATCATTTACTGAAGAAAATACCACGCATATTAACTATTTAGATCCTTTACTAAATATCAAACTTCCAATTAATAATCCCATTTTATCAGAAAAAGATAATAAATCTAATTTTTTAAAGCCTATTGAGTTTTTAGTTTTTGGGTACAAAGGATTTTTAGGAAGTAATATTATAAAAACTCTTGAAAGTAAAAATAAAATTTTTGTTAAATCAGATCTAAGGCTAAATGATATTAATGAAATTGAAAAACTCATAACAAAATATAAACCTAAACGAGTAATTAATTGTGCTGGATTAACAGGTACACCAAACATTTTTTGGTGCGATGACAATAAAATTGATACTATTGAAACAAACATAGTATTTCAAATGACTATGGCAAAAATATGCAATGATAAAAATATTCATTTAACAATTTTAGGTAGCGGAGGAATATTCAAAAATGATAAATGTTATTCAGAATTTGATGAAGGAAACTTTGATTTAAATTTTTATAGCAAATCAAGAATATATTTGGAAAATATGGTAAAAAATTACAAAAATGTCTTATATACACGTATCAATTATCCAATTTGTAATTATAAGTCTGAAAAAAACTTATTAACCAAATTATTAACATATACTAGAATTGATGATATAAGTTTCTCTATAACTTGTATAGACGATTTATTTCCAAAATTAATAGACATGATAGATAATGATGAAACAGGTGTTTGCAATTTAGTAAATGAAGGATTTATTAGTCCTGTTAAAATAATGGAAATTTACAATAAATATTTTTTTCGCGAATATGAAATATCAAAGGTGGAAAATTTGAATAGATCTTATGCAAAGTTAAATGTTGGGATATTGAAAAAATATAATGTGGCAAAAATTGAGGATGTTGTCGAAAATTGTATTTGTGAATATATTAAAAATAATTAATAATTATATTTTTAAAGTAACTTAAAGAAAAAAAATTTGATTTTCAAAACTTTTTTTGACTTTTCATTTTTGGACATTTATTTTTGTCCATTTTTGAAAACCCAAAATACTTTTGACTTTTTTATTTTCATTTTTTCTAAAAAAGTTGGTTGTGAGCATAATGATGTAAATATTATTATTTCTTTAAAAATATTGTTATTGTATTTTTTTCTGAAAAATAAAATTTCATTTAAAAACTATTTAGACGATTTTTATCTATTTCCAATATAGGAAATAATGGAAACTTTTTTATCGCAAAAAATCGCAAAAAAATTTCATTGTGAAACTTGTGACTATTCATGTAGAAACAAATTTGATTATAATAAACATTTATTGACACTGAAACATAAAAAAAATGAAAATGGAAACCAAATGGAAACTTTGGAAATCGCAAATGGTAAGAAAAATGCAATAAAATCGCAAAAGTCGCTTGAGGTATATACGTGTGAATTTTGTTCAAGAGAATATAAAAATAAAAGTGGTTTATGGAAGCACAATAAAAAATGTCAAGAGTTTAAAATAGAATCAAAAGTAGAAGCAAAAACAGACCAAAAAGATAATGAAATTATTGGAAAACTTATTCAACAAAACATGGATCTTGTTAGTCAAAATCAAGAATTCAAACAAATGATGATTGAACAAAATAAAACAATTATTGAATTAGCAAACAAAACAACTATTGTTAATAATAATAATACTACAAACAATAATAAATTTAATCTTAATATATTTTTGAACGAAAAATGCAAAGACGCATTGAATATCATGGATTTTGTTAACTCGCTCCAACTTCAGTTGGAGGATCTCGAAGAAACGGGTCGTTTGGGTTATGTTCAAGGAATTTCGAGAATTTTTATAAATGGTTTGAAACAGCTTGATGTTTGTAAAAGACCCATTCATTGCAGCGATGTTAAAAGAGAGACGCTCTATGTAAAAGATAATAATGCATGGGAAAAAGAAGATGACGATAAAAAGAAAATAACACGAGCAATTAAACACGTTTCAATAAGGAATGCCAAACAAATTGGAGATTGGACAAAAGAAAATAAAGGTTATAATGACTCTTCTAATAAAAAAAGTGATAAGTATTTGAAACTTGTATCAGAAGCAAATGGAGGTGAACCAGAAGAAATTAATAAAATTATTAAAACAATTTCTACAAAAGTAACAATTGACAAAGAAACAATTTAATTTTGCATTTGCAATCTTATTTTCTTTTTAAAATTATCTTCATCAAAAAATAGGTACAATTTAAAACTGCACTTCTGATAATTTTCTATATTTTCGCGCAATGTTATTCTCGATGCAAGTTTCAATTCGGGCAAATAAACTATATATTGATATAATCCATCATTTCTATGAATTTTATCAAAAGCATAACCATCGTATATTTTTTCCATAACTTCAGGATTATTTGTGCACAAATCTAGCAAAGAACAATCACATTGTACTTTGCGAATAGCGCGCATAGTAACATTAATATATTCTAATTCATTTATCCAATTATCGTAAAATTTTGATGCGTTTTCTGAAAGATAAATCATATTTGTGTTTTGTTGAAATTTAATGATATTCAATAAGTCTACCAAACGACGAATAGGACTAGTAATATGAATATAAGCATCTACTTCCAGAATTTCGTGTCTTGTGTTAACTTCTACTTCACTTCCATCAATGTATTGACCAGAAGCACTATTCCAAATTTTAATATGTTTGCTAACATCTTCAGGAACATTTTCAGGAATAGAAATCTCTTTTTTCATTATAGTTGAACGAAAAATACCATTTTTATTTTTCATTAATTCTTTTGCACAATGATAATTCATTAAAATCATCAAATAACAAACAAGATCATGGCTATTTTTAACATTTGATATGTACTTGAATTTTTTAGATAATCTTTTTGTAACATCAAATAAATAATTATAGTCTGGGTTTTCAAGAAGTTTTGGTTCCTCATATGTATAATTTTTTGCCACACGAATCATGCAATTTTTGTACTCAATATTTTTTATTTTGTCCTCTTCAATAATAATATCCATAACAAATGCAATACGAGTATTATTTTGTTGAAGACTGCATAAGCAATCAGAAAGAATTGTAGGAAGCATTGGGCGTTTTCTATCTGGTAAATAAATAGTAGAAATGCGCCTGGAAAAGGATTCCCATAAATTCAAAACATCCATCCAAATAGTTACATTTGCAATATAAATACTTAAATGATGCCTCCCTTCTCCCATATCTTTGATACTAAAAGCATCATCATAGTCAGCACTAGTTGGCGGATCAATAGTAAATATCTTCCACTCAGATTGATTCGTTCGATCTTCAATGGAAGGATATTTCTTACTGATATTTTCAATAAATGCATCGTGTGATTTAGTTTTAAGCGCTTTAGATGTATCTTTTGTAAACTTTTGAATAGACGCATTCAAACTTTTACAATACAACTGGTATTCATAAAAATTATCAAGAACATCAACATTTCCAATTACCTGATTTAGTACTCCGTGTGGATGTTTATCATTCCATTCAGTATACGAAAATGTTACGTACATATTCATAAAAACTTTTGAAAATCCAACATTCTTCATTTCATACGGAATTAAAAAAGAAGGCAATCGCATATCATCTGGTATGCATTTATAAAGAAGTTTACCATTTTTTCTACCATAAGTTTTATTACTTTTTAATACTAGAACACCAGGTATTGAAGCCACTACTCTTACACTGGAATGTTCAATTTTAACAATTCCGGAATCATTAACACTAAAAACATCATTAGAAAATAATTTTAACTTTGCAGGATCAACATCCAAATTATTCACTTGATAATTAAGAATATCATAAAATGACCAACCTGAATATGCTCTGTCATGAATGTGTACCTTGTATAGAGTCATGTGAATGGTGGTATTAGATATACTATGTTTATTTCTTTAACTCCTAATCTAAATGTTTAATCACCAAAAGTTATCAATTAAACGCACTACGTCTAAAGGTAAAATGGTATCTCCTATTATGTCTTCTAATTTTTGAATACTTTTAATCCATTGAAAAGGCATTATATGCAAATATTCTCTTTTACTTAAATTTGTTGTAGTGTCCTCGTAATCATAAACTCTTAGATGTTTACAAACTATATCAATATAATTTGCGCGAAAATACATATCAAAACATGTATTATCGCAATATCTTATAAACAAATATCTTTGTTTTTTAACTAATTTTGTCATGTCAATAATATTTTGTAAAAATATTAAAAACTTTTCAATTTTTTCACAAATCAGAAATTTCCGTGGTTTGTATAACCTCATTAGCGGCCATTATTCCATCATTTTCCAAATGTTGTTGATCATTATCATTGTCATTTTCATTGTCATTGTTTGTTTCATTAATATCTGTTATAATTTCTTGTGGTGATGTTTTATTTTTTAATTCATCTAAACTAGCTTTTTTTGCAACATTTCTTTTAACATTTTGAATTTGTAAACCATACATTGCTATTTGAGGTAAAATTGCCAAATTATTCATATAAGTTCTATATCTAAAACATGATATGCTTGCATTTTTATTGAATTGAATACTATACCACCAATACGCAGGTATATATAAAGTTTTTCCAGTATTTAAAGTAAATTCTAGACATTTAATTTTATCAAAATCTGCAGTGTATTGCGGTTGTGTTTTCCAAGGGTTAACAGGACTACGAAATTCAAAATTTTCATAATCATTAGAAGGATGTAAATATCTAGCGCTTTTTGGAGGAGCTAACTTAATTTGAACACTACCTTGAGTAACCAAAAAATAATTTCTATAATTTATCTCATAACGGAATGGTGTTTGCGTTCCTTGTGATGCCGACATTACGTCATAATTACAATTTGACACCATATATGGTCTCAGATATTCATCATTGTATTGTAAATTTTTAAAAACAGCTGTTTCTTGTAAAAATTCGGTATTATTTTCGGTAAAATAACTAGAATTTTTATCATCATTAAATAATTTAACAGCTGCATGGAGCGGTAAAGGCATATAAATTTCAGAAGTATAGTCTTGATCTTTTGAATTTCTGATTTTAACTTCGAATGCACTATAATTTGACGCTAAATAATCAAGCGAAGATGTCTGAACAATTTTATAATTGTCAAAGTCAAATAAAACTGGCTGCCTTAAGTTACAAATTTCTTCAAATTTATCCTTAGATGCAGAATCTATTTCATACATTTCTAAATCATCGCTTGTTTTGAGATGAAATTGAATGTGTAAATACAAAAATAAAACAAGGCAAAAAATAAAAAATCCAAATACTGCTTTCATATAACTAATAACAAATCATACTAATTTTTTGTTATTTGTACTCAATGCTTCTTTATTGGATTTTAGGAGCCAAATAAAATAGTAATTGACTTCCAGCGCCTAAATCATATGCTATTTTCATTGGATAATCTTTGCTAATAGAAATATTAACATCAGTAGATAACTTAGTCGTTAAACACATTTTATGAACAAATGTAAGACTATATAATAAATCAATTGTTTCGTCTTCCGCAATACTATATTCATTTAAGTCGTCAATGGGTATTGTCACTAACATATCTCCCAACTCTCCTTCTGTACTCAAATTAACCTTTTCGTCGCTGCAATTAATTCTTAGATCTGTACCAAAAGTTATCATTTGAGATGTTATTTCGCATATTTTTTTTGCTTCTATTGAAAATTCTGCATCATAATCTGTATCAGGAACTTCTAATATATCACTTTCAAATTCTGTTAAAGGAATAGAAAAATACTTGTTATAGTTGATAGATGAAACAGATAATAACTCAATATTTAATTTATCTGCATCTCCTTCATAAAAAATAGAAATATCTTGACCATCTTTCGCAATACCCAGTATGGTGTGCAATGTGGAAGAATCAAATGATATACTTTTATTATCATCATTGCAAAATTCATATTTATCAAACCACGCGTCCATTATTTTCATATCAAACAAGCAAACGTGCGACTTATCCATTCCTTGAATATAAATATGATTATCATTAAAAATAATTGTTACTATATTTGTGCAACCTTTTAAAACTTGAAATATAGCAAGAAATTGTTCTTTCTTTTGTTTATCTGAAATTATAAGCTTCATATACATTATTATATTGTATTTACTTAATATTGTTTAAAATAATAATATTAATAATATATTACATTATAACAATGTTTGAACTAATTGTTGCACACGATAACGAACGCGGTATAGCAAAAAATGGAACAATCCCATGGATTATAAAAGATGATATGAAATTTTTTAGAGAGAAGACAACAAATAATGCAATAATAATGGGTAAAAATACCTTTTTCTCTCTACCTCACCAACAACCTCTTCCAAAAAGATTGAATATTGTACTAACTAGAAACCCAGAAATATATAAAAGTTATGAAGAAACGTATTCCAATGTTTTTTTTACATCAGATGAAAATATCCATTTAGTTTTGGAAAATAATAGAGAAACATTCTCAAAAAAATATAATTTAATTACTAATTTTTCTATATTTTTTATTGGCGGCAATGAAATATACAAAAAATATATACCAATATGCAATACATTATGGATAACTAATATTAACAATAAATACAATTGTGACTTATTTTTATCAATAGACGTTGATGAAAAATATTATGATTCAAAAATAATAATAAATTGTAAAGATTTTACGATTACTAAATTTGAAAAGAGGTAGTTTTATCAACTAATTGCAACTTCTTTTGGGTTTTTTTATCAATAAAAACAGATATTATAGAAATAATTTGAGAGAAAACGAATGGTGCGTGATAAATGAGACATACTTCCAATTTATCTGGAAATTCATTTTTAAAAATAGTGCAAACTTTTGTAATATAGTTATAGTGTTTATCAAGTTCTTTCAGTGTTAAAGATTTTAAAGACAAATGAATTGTAAAAGTATTACTATTCTTTAAAATACTTTTAAGACAATCAATAACAAATAACGTAATAGTTTCATAATTAGATTCATTTGCAAAGTATTTGAATATCTGGTAATCCATAAATATTGATTTTTCTTTAATATTGCAAAATTTATTTAAAAATACTTCTGTTAGATTAGTTTCTGCTGATATCATTATATATATTTTGCAAATATATATGATAATATAACATATTTATATTATTCCACTTACATTTTCTTCCTCCTCTTCCTCTTCATCTACATTAACTTTTGCCAATTCATCCTCAATAATTTGTTTTAAACTGACACCATTTTCATCAGAGCTCTCTTCTTCAAAAACTTCTTCGTTAACTGCAGATTTTAATAAAGTTTCTTGTTTTTCTTGCGTTAAAATAATAGAAATAATTTTTTGATTTGTTTCCATAGAAAATGACTGCAACTTCATAAGCATTTCCTTTGTATCTCTCAATTCATCTTTCAATAATGTCATTTGATGATGTAAGTCGTTGGTTCTTTGTGTAACAATTTTGGAAACTTCATCGGCACTAATTCCGCCATCTACTTTAGGTTGGTTTGAAAGTTTAGTTTGTCCTTTCTCTAAGTCTCCTAATCTTGCAATAATATTTCTAATAACTGTATCATCGACAAGACGCATGTTTTCATCATGTTCCATCACACCTCCTGAATTTTGATTATGTTGAGCATTAGGACCAATAACTCCTTCAGCTTCTAATTTTTGAATAATACTTTCGACTCTACCTAAACGAATTGTTACTAAGGCAAAAGCATCTCCAACTGATAGTTTTCCAACGGGGACTTGAGGAGCTTGAGGAGGAAGTTGATTAGGATTGTTTTGTTGCATTTGTTGTTGTGCAAAAGCTTGTTGGGAGTTGATTGATGTGCCAGGACCTCGTTGTTGTCCAACAGGAGGTGCTTCACCGGCGCGTCTTTGTCTAGCTGCAGCAATTGAACGTGAACTACTCATTAATACAATTTATACACATATTGTTTTTAAGTTATTGACGCATTTACTAAATATTCTAAGCCACCATTTTCATTTTAATTGGATCATGACTTTGGTAATTATTAATTTCAAAATCATCTAGTTGATAATCATTAATATTCTCTCTTAACTCTTTAATTGAAAGTGTAGGAAATGGATATGGTTCTCTTTTTAATTGTTCTTTTATTGGTTCTATATGATCTTCATAAATGTGACAATTGCCAACAAAGTGAACAAATTCATAAGCTTCTAATCCACAATGTTTTGCTATAAGATGTGTTAAAAAACTATATGAAGCAATGTTAAATGGAATACCAAGTGGGAAATCACCACTTCTTTGGTAAAGAGCACAAGATAATTTATTGCCTCCATGAACATTAAAGTGACACATAACATGGCAAGGAGGCAGAACCATAGCATCCAATTGTTTGGGATTCCAAGCACTCATAATAAGACGTCGACTATTTCTAGTTTCAGGATTTTTAAGTTGCTCAATAATTTGTTCTAGTTGATCAATTCCATTAAAAGGATAATCATGAGTTAATTGCCTACCAGTAAAACAATTGTAATTAGCTCCAAAATTTCTCCATTGATATCCATATATAGGTCCGGCCATACCTTCAGGATAGAGTTTTAGTCCTCTAGAGTCTAAAAATTCGCGCGATGTGTTAGCATCCCATATATGAACACCTTGTTCTTGAAGTAATTTTGTATTTGTATCTCCTCTTATAAACCATAAAAGTTCCTTTAGACAAGTTTTCCAGGCCACCTTTTTGGTTGTTAAAATAGGAATTTTCCCATCCTTTAGAGAGAAGTGCATTGATCTGCCAAAGATACTTTTGGTTTCTCCATTTCTACCAACTTCTTTAAATCCATCACTAATAATTTCTTGGAGTAAATCTAAATATTGTTGCTCTTCTTTATTTTTGGTCATTAAAATATTATTCTATTTTACCTTTATCTCTCTTTTTATAAATATTAATTTCTTTTTATAAAACATATGGATATCGACGGAGGTGAATCAAAATCAACGAAAACTTTTATAAAATACGTTTTTAATTTTGATGAAGATGGAAAGGCTGAATTTTTAAACGTAATTCAATATGCTTTATTGGCTATTATTCCTATTATTGCATTAAATAAAGCAATGCAAAAATTTGTTCCTGAGGCAGATGATCAAAAAGGTAGTTTTGAGATTTTAGCAGAAGTCTTAGCGCAAATTATTGTTTTATTTGTTGGATTAGTTTTTATTAATAGAATTGTTACATATGTACCAACATACAGCGGAATTAAATATCCAGATCATAATATTATATTTGTTGTAAGTGCATCGTTAATGATATTATTAAGTTTGCAAACAAAATTAGGTGATAAGGTCAGTATACTTGTAGAGAGATTGACTGAATTATGGGAAGGTAAAAGTGCTGAGGACAAAAAGAAGAAGAATAAAGGAAAACAAGGAAATGGTACAATCAAAGTCTCGCAACCTATTTCTCAAAACCCCAATCAAATGTCTGGTCAAATGATAATGAGAGAAGCATATACAGATGGAACTGCAATTAATAGTTTACCAACCGCCAATGCTGAACAACAATTACCCGATTACAATACAATGTATAAAGGACCTCAAACACCTTTAGTAAATGCAGCCACCCCTGGTATGGAACAAATGATGTCCGGACCTATGGCTGCAAATGAAGCCCTTGGAGGGTCATTTGGAGGTTCTTCATGGTAACCACTTTTATAAAAGTGGTGCAAAAACACCAATTATTCTATTAATATATATATTATAAATGATTGGTACACACTTTATTTTGGATTTATTTGATATAAAAGATGAAATATTTTCTAATAACTTGTCAAAATCAAACTATCATTTATTTGATAATTATATAAGAGCTTCTCTAGTTAAAAACAAGATGACAATTCTTAATGTACAATCACATCATTTTGGAAATTTAGAAGGAGCATTTACATCATTATATTTATTATCTGAATCACATTTAAGTATTCATACTTGGCCAGAAAATAATTTTATAGCAGTTGATATTTTTACGTGCGGCGATTGCGAAACAAAAAATATTGTTAATGACATTGTTTCATACTTAAAACCTGGTAAACATATAGTAAAAAATATTTCTAGAGGTTCAGAACCTATCATTAAATCACAATAAATAATATAAAATTAAAAGAATATATTATTTATGGACGTTCCAAAATTATTAAAAGCCTTAGACAATGAAGAAAACGAAGGATTGTTTAATTTTACAACTGAAAAATTGAGAGAAATGAATTTTAACGTACTAAAGGAATTGCATTTATCGAAATCAGTTTTTTTGGACTATATGGAAAAATTAAAAACCTACAAGTACATTGATGAAATGAACGAACTTAAATACGGCGCCTTTTTGAGATGGATACCAATCACTAATCCAAAAGATCTTCCGCTGAAAAAAGGCGGTGTTCTTTGTGATATAAAAGTAACAGATAATGGTGTTATGATAATTTGTAAAGGATTTATGAATAATCATTTTCAATTCAAAATGGATGAGTGTTTGATATTTCAAAAATTAAGCGACCAAGAATTAGTTTTATTAAGTGCATTAGATCATTTAGCAAAGTAATTATTCATGCGGCTATCTTCTATGTTTCATAGTTTTTTTATTACATCCACAATCCTTAAATAATCCAGGAATGAATTTTCCAATTTTAATTAAAGAAATTTCTCCACTTTTAAGAGCTTTTTTTGCAGTGAATATGTGTTTTCCGCGTTTATAATGGGAAACACTTTTATGACCCTTTCCGCCCTTAATGTGAACCTTACGCACAACTTTAGTTCCATCCCCCATAACTTTAGTTTCTTTATTTTGATAATGATGCATTTTATATAACATAATAAAAAATTTTACCACTTTTCTTATTTCAAATACCAAATTTTTCTAAAAACGTATCCAATGATAATGGGTGCCACATCAAAAATGTCCCTTCACCATATGTGCTGAAACATTCAGTATAATATTGAAAATGTATTCCATCTTTATTATTCAATTCTGTATAAAATAAATATGCTTCACTCATTTGTTCATGACTCATTATTTCAATGTATTTTTCTTCAAATAATATATTACAACATTCGTCATCATTAAAGTTATATATTCTTATACCAAAAATAGTACCATTATTGTAAATTCCCATTAGTATAATTAATATAATTATATATTTATTATACTTATTTGACAAAGTAATAAAAAATGTATGGTTTCTTTTCTAACATTTCCAATCTATCCATTGTTTTGTAACAACTGCGTTTACACTTTCCAATGCACCTTCGGTCCAACCTTGTTTTCTGCTTATCATTTCGCCAACAATAAGCATTCCAGGCATGGGATATTGTGCAGCTTTAATAAACTGATTTCTATCTTTAAAAGGCTCGCGCAATGGTTCATAATAATGTGTGCCGATTGGCCAGAAAAAATCCAATATTGATTTTAAATGAAGTGAATTACTTGGTAAACCAAGTGATTTTTCAAGCAACTCACAAAAAAATTTCCTATTCTTTTCATTATTTTCAAGTTTATCTTTTAATTGTTTTGCTCCATCATTGTCTGTATATGCAATCATATATACTCCTTTATCAGCATTCATAGGAATGATTCTATGCAATGGACCAGGTATAATAGTCTGACTTGGTACTTCTTTTTTCATAATTTCACTTGATGCTTTATCAAATTTTCCATATACACGCAAAAAGGTTTGGCCGTGAATTTGTTGATAAATACTATTTGGATCATCAGCACCAGGTACAAGCTTTTTGACACTGCTTATTGTTGTTGCTATAATTGTTTTTAAACAAGAAAACTTTTTTCCATTTGAAAGTTCTACCAAAAACCCGCATTGGCATTCATCCATTTTATGAATCCCTATAACATTAGAACTTGTTTTAATATTTTCCATTCCCACTTTATGCGCTATTTTTTCAACTAATTCATGCCATGGAATTCCCAATGCTATCCACGATTTATAATTGTCATCAAAACCATAATAATACAAAGTTTCATATGCATCTTCATTCTCATAATCAGTATAAGCAGAACAAATAAGTAAATTTTTATAAACATCTTTACCTAAAATTGGCTCTGCAAATTCTTTGAATGTTTTTTGTGAGTCTCTCTCCTTATTGTATTTACTTTTTAAATGATTTATGATTTTTCCAATATCAACAGGATTTAAAGTTTTTGAATAATGTTTTTTTATAGGATATTCCCCATATTTTATTTTTAATTTATTACATAAATCAACTAAAAGATGATCTTTATTTTTTCTTCCAACGCCAGCTCCAGTTACAACGGAAACACCTTGAAAATCGACATTATTCATTCTACCGCCCAACCAAGATCTCTTATCTCTCTCTAAAATTAATATAGAGGTTTTTGGGGACAATTTTTTAATTTGATATGCACTATACAAACCTGCAATACCCCCTCCAACAATAATAACATCATAATATGCGTAATTAGTCATATATAATACAACAATATAAAACAAATTTATCTTTTATGATATTTATTAGTTTTGTAAAAAGATATATGGCCATAATTTTTCCATTCCATAACCAGCAGCTGGTGCTTTTTCTTGAAAACTTTTAAATAAATCAATCCAAAAGGACTTTGGGTGTTTCAATATTAGGTTTTTTGAAACAACAAACATAGCTCCAGACCCATAATGATAACCATTTTTGATCCATGGAAGAATATACGAAAAATTAAATTTTGAAAATAATTCATCTCGAACTTTATTTCCATTTTCATTATGCATAAAGTATGGAATTTTTGTAATAATGTCTGCAAATTCAAAAAGTTCTATGTTTTCTTTTATTTTCAATAAATCAATTAATATATTTTTTAAAGTAATCATTTCTTCATTAAATGGATGATTAGTCATTAAAATATTAAAATAAGTAATTAACATTTGCATTTTCATGGGCAACCCCAAAGAAATTGGCGTGCTAGGTAGACCAGAAGTATAGTTGCTGATTTCATCTTCATTTACTTTTACCATCCAAGTGCTAATGTATTTAAAGTCATAATCTTTTTTTTCATTCAAAATATTAGTAAGCATTTGCTCACTTTTTTCTTTATTGTGCATATCTATATGATCAAATGGATGACCTTGTAAAAATGCAATGTGATTTGATAAATTTTCATAATTATCAATAATATGTTTTATATACGTTCCTCCTTCTTTTCCAACATTATCTAAAGGAATTATAACTTCATTGTCAAGATAATCTAACTCGGCATTCCCTTTATTATAAACTATACAATTTTTGGCAAAAGGTTTTGTCCAACGCACATCCTCATTGTATCTTGAAACCACGATACAAAATTCTTCTTTAGTAAATTTTTGCATATATTTTTTATAACTAAGTAATTGTATTTATACTTTTATTAATAAAATTACTTATTTTGTTTATAGTTTTTAATTGTTTTACTTTTACCAAATTTTATTTGTTTTTTTGTTTTTTTAAAGGAAACGGATCGTTTTTTTAAGCATTTAAATTTACCGCGAGTTAAATTTTTATTATTAAAAACACTTTTACTACATATTCCAATAGCCCTAGGTTCATTTTTTTTTGTAAGAATAGGATTTACCTTTTTAATACAACTGCACAATTTCAAAGCTAGAATATCCTCAGCAGCACTTTTTAATTCAGATTTATTGCTTGGAATTGGTTTATTATAAAAAATAAGTATATTTTTATAATCAGTATCAGTTATTTTATAATTCATCTATTTTTTGTTACATTATACCTATAAAATAAAAATACGTAGATTATTTTAATAAAGTACATTTTTTGCAATACTTTTTATAAAAGTATATAATAACACAAATGAAGCCAATAAAAATTGTTGTTTTTGATTTAGATGAAACATTAGGATATTTTGTTGAACTAGGTATATTTTGGGAATCACTAAATTCTTACATTAAAACTGAAAAAATAGAATACGAATTGGTTCAAAACGATTTTAATGAAGTCTTAGATTTATTTGAAGAATTTATAAGACCAAACATAATATCTGTTTTAAATTATCTTAAATATAAAAAACAAACGAAAGTTTGCAATTCAGTTTTAATATACACAAATAATCAAGGAACAAAGGATTGGGCTTTGCATATTCAAAAATTTTTTGAATCAAAAATAAATTTTCCTTTATTTGATCAAATAATAGGAGCCTTTAAAATAAACGGGAAAAAATATGAGTTGTGTAGGACAAGTCATGAAAAAACAATTCATGACTTATTAAAATGTTCTAAACTTCCAGCCAATACAGAAGTGTGTTTTTTAGATGATGTTTTATATCCAGAAATGAGTGGAAAAAATATTTATTATATTAAAGTTAATCCATATGTGTATAATATTCAATTTGATGTAATGATACAGAGATTTTTAACATCTGAAATAAGTAAAAAACTAATAACTGACAAAAAAAATTTTACAAATTACATGTCAACTTATATGAATCAATACGCATATACATATGTAGAAAAATCTGCAGATGAATATGAAATAGATAAAATTATAACAAAAAAGACAATGTTTCATTTACAAACATTTTTTAATAAGCACTGGAAAGATACTGACACTAATAAAAATTATACAAATAAAAAAAAGTTACACACTAGAAGTAAAACTTTAAAGAGGCGAAACTTTTTGTAATTTTGATTTAATATCGTCTAAGTAGTTCAAAGCAATTTTATTGATTGCAGTTGTAGTTAGTATAAATAAACCAGCGCTAAAAACAATTTTTCTATCTAATTCTGTGAATTCAATCTTATTTCGCAGAGGATTAAATCTATAGATTAAAAATAAACAAATATATATTTTTACATAGCTATCTAATGTTTGAATATACGCCGGAGCATTTCTCGATAGACCAATTATTGAAATGCCGTACAAAATATAACTAATAATAATAAATAACGTAAATGCTCTATTTTGAAAATCATATATTGCTTTTTCCCCTTTCATATATTTATAAAATATTAAATTTTAAACGCACTCGTCTAGTTCCTTTTTTTCAGTTGTTTGCGATTCATTATACAACTCTAAAGTTCTAGCGCTAGCATCACTTGCATTTACATACTTTGGCATCCAATAATATGGAACTATGTCGGAAGCTTGAGGAAAATGTTGTTCAAAAAGATATTTGTAATACTTCTGTTCTTTTGTAACAGCTAGAACACCAGATTGACTAGTTTCAAACACTGGTAATGTATCAATATATTCTTCTATAATTGTAAAGAGAGATCTTGTTGTTTTACTAACACCATCACTGAAAGCCTCTTTACGCCTCCATAAAATAGAGTCTGGTAATAGTTGATTGTTATCTGTTGTCATAAAATTAATGCGGGAAAATGCAGAGCGCAATAAATATTTTTCACATTGAGAATTTCCAGGATGGTATCTAATTCTAGGATCAATTGATAAATAATATTGAACCCAAGATCTATCCAAAAATGGCGTTCTAGGTTCAAGACCATGAGATGATATACATTTATCAGATCTCAAAACATCAAATTTATGAATATCTTTTAACAATCTTCTTGTTTCCCGATCAAACTCAATTGCTTCGGGACATTTGTGCATATACAAATAACCACCGCATAATTCATCGGAACCATCTCCATTGAAAATTACCTTTGCATTGCTATTTTTAGAAATATATTTCCCTAATAAATAATTTCCTATGCTAGCTCGAACTGAAGTTGTGTCATAGCTTTCAATTGCATAAATAACTTCAGGTATAGCATTTATAAAATCTTGTTCTGTTAGAATAATTTCAGTATGTTTTGTTCCCAAATAATCTGCAACAATTTTTGCATATTTCAAATCTTCAGAGTCTTCGAGACCTATACTATACGTTTCAAGAGGTTCACAATCAGGTAAATTTTCTTTTCGGAATTTATTAACTAACGCGGTGACAAGGCTGCTATCTAACCCACCAGAAAGCAGACATGCAATTGGTCTTTCTGTTGTAGTACATCTTTTTTCTACAGCTTTTATAAAATAATTTTTAATTCCTAACAAAATATCATCAATTGCTGGTTCTCGTAACATATTTTGTGAAAGTACAATACTATTGAATCCGGTTGAATGATAAGGTTGATATTCTTTAATGGGTACCCAATCAGCCAAAGCCATAAAAGGCAATTCATAAGATGAAAAAGTTCCGGGTTGAAAATGTTCAATAAAGTAATCATTGTCTATAGACTGAAATTCTGACAAACATTTTAACTCTGAAGCAAAACCCATAATTTTACAATTCGGATTATTATGTTTCAAGACATATAGAGGTCTAACACCATAAGGGTCTCTAGCAATATATAATTTATTTGATTGTGTCATTACATTAGTTTTAGAATCAATAATAGTATTATCGCAAAGAATAAATGAAAATACACCATCTAACATTTGTAAAGTGTGCTCAATGCCATATTTCAGATAAAGATGAATAATAACTTCGCAATCTGAACCAGTTTCAGGTTCAATATTCATTAAAGAATATAGTTCTTTGTAGTTATAAATTTCTCCATTGCAAATCAAAGTAATATATCCAATATTAATAGGTTGATTAGATTCATCATTTAGACCATTTATAGCTAATCTGTGAAAACCTAGTTTTAATTTAAGAGCTCCAGTTGTTAGTTTAGAAAATTCTGGACCTCTATTTTTTCCTTTATTAAATTGTTCATATATAAAGTGGTTAGAAAGACTTGTGTCATTTACTATTGCAAAAATTCCACACATAAAGACGTATACTTAATTAATATTAGTTTTTCCTTTATATCAATTTTACAACCCTTTTAATAAAAGTTAAGAATAAAGAATAAATTTTATTGTTAACCTATATTAATGAGTAATCAAAATTGCGACAACAATCTTTCTGCGATAATTCATAATGAAACGAACACAAGAATTTATGATAGAAATATTCCATCGCAGGTGCTTCAACCTTATTTTACACCTCGATCCGTTTCAACCAAATACTCTTTGATGCCAATTGTTGACCCAAGAAAAGAAGTTTCAGTAAAAGCTCTGCAATATCCTGTTTTTAGTACAAATGGTATTTTTAATCCTGGAAATTCTCAATCACCTTGGTCTGGGTTTTCATCAAACATTAATGTAGAGTCTGAACTAAGAAATCAAATTTTTGCATTGCAAAAATGTAGTCAAGCAGTATATGTCCCTGATAGTTCAAGCGATCTTTATCAATATAATTTTCAACCACAACAACAAGTGTATCAACCATTTTCCGGACTATTCAGAGAAGAAAAATTTGATTCCTTCAATCCAAATCCTGAAAATTTAGCGCCAGGAGTATTTTTGAATTCAACTAGAACTCAAGTGAAAGATATTCCTAATGGCGGGTGCAATTAAGTATTTTCAAATTTATAATTATCACATATAATTATAAATGTCTGATAATTTTGTAAATCAAATAACATTAGATTGTTTAATAAATAAAGAACAATACAACAAATGTGTTCAAAATAAAATGTCAAAAATTGTTTGTAGACAAGAAAAAAAATTCTATAAAAAAAGAATTGTTGATCTAACAAAAGATTTGTTATCAAAGCCAAGTGTCCATGAAAAAACAATATTCCCAGATGTTAAATATGCTTTTGATATTTATATTAAAACCTGTGTAGAATATTTCAAGTCATTAGATAATAATGATATTTTACAAGAAGAATATAAAAATATGCATTCTGAGTCGGTTTCAAAAGAAGAACAACAATTGATTCAAAAAACGCAACAAGATGCAGATAAATTATTGATGCGTAGTATTAACATAGTAAAACCATTAGATAAATTTGTAAAAAGAACTTCAACAAAAAAAGAAGAAGAGGAAATTATACCAAAACAAAAGGAGATTGATTTAGCTGATCCAGCTTTGAAAAATAAAGGTATAATTAAGAAAAAGAAAAAAGAAAATATCCTTTAATATTAAGATGAAAAATACTAGAAGACGCAAATTATCATTTAATAAGACAAAAAAAAATAAAAAACAAAGAGGGGGAAACAAGCTGATGAAGCAGCAAATAAAAGCTTTAAAGTCAATTAGTATGAAAAAACTTCAATGTAGTCCTTCGCATAAAAAAAATAAAGGCGAATTTACTTGCTTTTCAAATGATGATTTGTACAAGTTAAGAGATCTTTGGAACATGAGGCATCCAGACGCAATAATTAAGACAAATGAGCCAAAAGAAATATGGGACTCTCTAAAAAAATATATGGGTAGTGTTTGCAACAAAGAATCGTGTTGGTTAAAACAAAATTTTGTTGGTGATGCTAAAACACGAAAAGAGTTAGAAGATGCTTTTGCACCAAAATCACCTAATGAATGGAAAAAAAATCCAAATGAGTGGTTATCAAGTGTAGATATATTAGATGTTATGAAACAATATGAAAAAGCGTATAAGTGTTTCGACTTTATAGGGCCTTCACCAATTGACTATGATGCAAAAAAACTATACGGAGAGTGCGTTTGGAATGAACTTTGTAATTTTAATTTAAAAGATGAAATTAAAAATGGAAAAACAAAAATAGGAGTAATATTTAACACTGATCCACATTATTTGGGTGGAAGTCATTGGGTAAGTTTATTTATTAACGTAAAACGTAAGAAAATTTTCTATTTTGATAGTGCTGGAGATGAAATACCAAAAAGAATTAAGCATTTTGTAGATGATGTTACTGAGCAAGGTAAATCTTTAAAACAAAGAATTGATTTTGAGTTTGATCAGAATTATCCTGTAGAGCATCAATATGGAAATACAGAATGTGGTATTTATGGGTTATATTTTATTGTTCACATGTTAGAAGACAAAATAAATGAACATTACTTGAAAACACATATATTGAAGGATGAATACATGTCAAAATTCAGAAAAATTTATTTTAATGATGATTTGTAAAGACTCTTTACAAAATTTAAAATGAAAAAAGTATATAAATAATATGTAGTTTATTTATATACAAATGTCATATGAAAATCAAAATCATTTTTTAAGTGATAACAATATTAAAATGCTTTGGGAGATAATATTAGATGATGATATTGTTGTAAATAAAAATAGAGATGAAATAACGCAAATAAATAAAATATTCTTAAGTGTGGCTCAACAATTTTATGATAAAGAAAAAAATTTGCATCAAACTTTGATTGGGATGAACAAAAAATTTATTTCAGTAATTGTTAATATTTTAAATCAAAATTTTCCAAAACCTAAACCATTAGTTATACATAATGAAAAAGAAACAATTCCAATAACTGCGGAAGAAATACAAAAAAGTAGAGAAAATGAGTTTGAACAAGAGTTTAAAAGAAAACAAGATGAATTTACGCGCGCAATGTCTTTACCCGTTCCTGAAACGCCAAAATTTTCTGATAATGCGCGAGATGAGCCTATATCAGAATTGGATGTAATTATAAAAAGAACAATTGCAGAAAGAAATTTAGAAATGCAACAAATAACAAACAATTTTAATAAATCTGATGTTGAAAATTGGATTAAAAGCTCAGAAACATCTGTTCGCGTTGAGAAAATGAGAGAAAATGAAAATGCCACAAAAAAAATTAAATTGGGAAATTTAATGGAATATGATGTTCCAAGTGAAGAAAATATTAAAACAAAAAATGTTTCGTGGGCAGATGATTTAACGGAAGATAATATTTTACCAGGCTTGAAATTAAAAATTACAGAAATTGAACCTGGAGAAAAAAATAATGCATCTATTGATGAAAAAATAGATAAACTAGAAAAAAAAGTAGATGCTATTTTTGTCATGATTGAAAAACTATTATTAGAAAAAAAATAAAAATTGATTTGAGGCGTATCATTAATATGTTTGTAAAATATAGAACAATGAAAGCAATTCAAATCTTTATTATCGCTCTAGCAACAATTCGCGCGTCTGCATTATTATGTAAATTTAATTTAATGCCATTTCAAACTAAAGTAAATAAAAAAACAATATATGTTCCAATAGAAGAAACCGAATATGTGGAAGAAACCTGGGATGATGGTGAAGTTTCTTGGGATTTAGATCCCTACCAGACTTTAAAAAACACTACTCAAATTGTTCCTGTAATAACATATGAACCAAAAAATATTTCAAATCGTGAAAAATTGTGGGGTCTTGTTGAAGAATTAAGAATGCAAGGAGCGCTATCAGGCTTTTTAAATGTGGCTTATTATAATACTGCAGTAAGCGACAATATAGTTAATGATATACAAAATTATCATGTTAAAGCAAATATGAATTTAGAGAATATTATCATTTATAACTTCAACAATGAAATTGACATTATTTTGACTCTATTGACAATTTATGGATATAGAAAATATAAAGAAAGTCGAATAGTAGAATTTATTCACTATTGGGAAGAAAAATATAAAAATAATTATTATCTAGAAGAATATAGAAATATTAGAAAAATATCAACATCAGTTGCTTTAATGATTATTATCATATTTTGCAAAAGTTTAAAAAGTGCATCATAGAACCAATGTTTTAAAAATCTTTTCTCCGTTAGAATTTATTTCCAAAGTGCCAACTAAAAGTGGGTTGTCTCCAGTTTTTTTTGCATTTTCATAGCTAGTTAAATCATAAATGTTGTAGAGTTGTTCATTCATTTTGCGCGCAGCGTATTGAACTCCATAAATTTTAACAGGTTTTGCAGACCACTCTATTTTCTTCTTATTAAGTTTAGCAACTACGTCAGTTTGGTCAGAAGAAATGGAAGGATTGTATGCAAAGGTATTATTAGATGGTTCGTCAAAATTCAAACAATGCAAATTTTCTTTTGAATTATGCGAGTAAATAGCACAATCAATAGCTGATTCTTTAACGGCGGTTATTAATTGTGTATTCACCTCTTCTTTAATTGAAGATATTTCATAAAGGGCTTCATCACTAGTTAATGGTACTTTAGGATCTCTTTTACTAAGATCTTTTAATTTTAACTCAATCGAATCTCCACTTTTAATTTGTTCAGGAGTAAATGTCATCAAGTACAAAAATACTTCCACCGATTGTAATGCGGGAGGAAGATCTTTATGACTGCAAATTCTTCTAGCACGTCCAATTACTTGTTCAACTCTTACTGGGTGCCAATAAGGTTCCATAATATGTACATATCTGGTATTTCGCAAATTAATACCTTCAGAACCTGAAGATGTAATCATGAAAATTTTGATTATTTCACCCATATTATTGTTATTTGATATCTCTCGAAGTTGTCCAGCTATGTTTGTTGGAATTGTGTCCCAGTCACCATTATAAATATTTCTTATGATTTCTTTTTCTTCTGCAGTTTCAGTTCCAGTATATAAAGCGAATGTAGGTTTTCCGACGTCTGACTCTTTCATTTTAATTTCCCAAACGCCTGTTGGACTTTTAATAATTTTAAATTGAGCGTATCCATTTGCTTCTAAAACCATAGTAAAAAGTCCAATCCCTTCTAATGTTCGAAATTGACTATAAACTAAGTGTAAACCTTTATAATCTGGGTCGTTAATATTGTCAAGAATGTGCAAAAACTTGGGGCTGTATGTTTGTAATCCTTCGGGGCTTAAAAATTCATCGGCGTGTTCGCGGATTTCTTTAATAGCATTATCTATTCTTTGTGTATAAGTTGCATCTCCAAGAGCATTTAATGCAACATCGCCTTCTAATTCACCTTCATTTTCAGCGTCTAAGTCTTGTTTATCTTCTTCTTTGTCTGCGTCTTTTAATAGTTCACCCAAATCTTGAACCTCTCCAGTGTCTCTTGGCATAGGTCTTCCTGGAGGAACAGGCATGACAAAATTGCAAAATAAGCGTGAAAAAATGCGATAAGTGGATGTTGCATCTTTGAAAACTCCATCCTTATCAACTGCTCCCTGTTTCTTCTTTGAACTTTTTTCCATTTTTCTCTCTTCTTTTCGCGCCGCTTCATAAACTTTGAACTGGTAGTCACTCATTGGAATTTTAACGACGTGGTAATAATCTGGGTTTTTTTCATATTTTGGTAACAAGTCTTCTTGTGCACTTCTAAAATAAGAAGTAAGTCCGACAATTCGTTTTTTGAATGATTCGACATTTTTAACATTTTTTGTAACAGGGTCAATAAATCTTGTAATAAATGAGTCTAATTTATCTGGTAATGCTGTATAGTTGTGAATTTTTACACTATTTGGTAAAACATCAATGTCGTTTTTTCGCAAGTAACCAATTAATTTTCTCTCAAAATCGTCATCTGAAACAAATTCTGGGTCAATAATATTTCTCCCAGATGGATCCTTTTTTTCGTTTGTTACACCCAAATATCCAGAAGACTCCTTAATTTTATTTTTAAACCCTAAAGGATTTCTGGTTACATAAAGTTTTCCACTTGTAGGAGAATATTCAAGATAATCTAATACTTTATCTCTTAAAAGGAGTTCTCTCAATGATTCGGTCGTTACTTTTTTATTTGTTTTTACGTCTAATTGAATTTCCCAAGTTTTAATGTATCCGCGCAAAATATTAAATAAAACCCCTATTTCGTTTGGATAGTTAATAATAGGCGTACCACTCAATAAAACAACGCGAGCATTTTTTGCATCTTGTAAATAATGATATAGTTTGAGAGAAAGTGCTTTGGGCAAATATTCTTTCTCTCCACGAACATTTGTTTCAACTTCCTTTTCTTTTCCAATTTTATTCACAATTCTACTAATAAAGTTGTGAGCTTCGTCAATAATAACAACTGCATCATCAAATAGATTTTTTTCAAAATTATTAGTCAATTCTTTTAACCGATTTGCGCGCAAACCATTATAATTAATAAAGGTGTATTTTGTTTGAATCATTTCATCTAGCTGATCATCAAGACTTTTCTTATCTTGACTTGAGAGAGATGTATAATTAGGGGCTTGTTTAATATTAATTAGCCATGCTCCATGCTTTCTTTTAATATACTCTACAGGAAGACTTAAAAGTGCGGATAGTGTATCAACTTGATCTGGATGAGTGTCGGTTGATATCCAACTCCAAAATTGATTTTTTTTGTAAATAAAATCACCGGCTTTCTTCAATTCCTCCATATAGTTTCTTCGCAAAGATGCTGGAGTCATGACAATAATTTTTTTACTACTTTTCATTCCTTCAGCAATAGCAATACTACTAGCAGTTTTTCCACTACCCAAACCATGATATAAAAGAAGGCCTCTGTACGGCGTATATAAATTAATGTAATCTCTAACGATCTTCTGGTGAGTTAAAAGAGAGAAACTTTCAGAACCTCGTCCAATCGTATCACAACTAATATCAGCTGAATCATCTTCAAGTTCTTGTTTGTATGGTTCAAATAAGGAGTTAATAAAGTTGACAAATATCTCTCTGTTATTCATGTAGTAACTAGAAACTTTGTACTTAATAGGAGCTTCTTTTGGATAAATACGATCGGTTATTGGTACATCACCAATTTTAACATATTCCTCTGGGCCTAATATAGCAACTCCTTTTTTAACTTTTTCAGTTCTTCTACCGCGTTTTTTAGGAGGAGCGGGCGTTTCTTCACCAACTTCTTCTTCACCCTCTTCCTCTTCAACAACTAAAGTTAGTTTTTGAGGAATTTTCTTTGCTTTTGTTTGAATAGGAAAAGCTGGTGCACTAGATGGTTTTTCTGTAACTTCCTTTACAGGAATTTTTATAGTAACTTTTGATAATTTACTCGTCTTTAATTTTTCCTTTAATGCATCTCTTTTGTAGTCTTTATTAATATCTTCGCGAATAGTAATATTTCTTATAGTCAATTCCTCTTGTTTTGGCGCGCCAACAACAACTTCCACTAATTCACGTTCCTCTAATGTTGGTTTTACTTTTAATTTATCTTTTAATGTGTCTAAAGGATTCATTTACTATATATAAAATAAATATATAAAACTTTTAATGTTTTAGTTTAAAACTTTTCATATAATAATGTTCATTAATTATATGAAATTTGATAATATAATACCATTAGGGGATCATTGTGCAGTAGCATTTATATTAAAGGACTTGGGGTTAAGACAAAAAGCTTACCCATTTGATTGGACAAATCACGCAGGAGGTATTATGAAAACTAGCATTCACAAAAATATATTTCTATTAAGAAGATTACTAAGATATGGAAATACAAATAACTGCGCAGATTTTTACATTGGAAATGCTCTTAAATATGGTAATCATAAAACAAATTATGGTATTCAGTTTCCTCATGAATCAGAAAACGAACAAATAACAAATGAAAAATATAAAAGAAGATTTGACAGATTATACAATGACATTATTTGTGGATTTAAAAACTTGTATATTATTATTACTAGAAAAGGTGACATAGATCAAGATTTTGTTAATGATCTTGAACACTTATTAGTATTTCATAACAGCGAAAGTAAAATATTATTTATTTCTGGTAACGAAAATAATATTGCAACATCAACAGATAACTTTATTTTTAAATACATTAAATATGATTATTTAGAAGAAATACATGGAAATAAATGGTACCAGTATGATGAATTTTTTCATAAAGATATTAAAAATTATCTTATAGAGTTTTTACAATAATTTTTCTATTAGTTTCAACGCCTCAAAGCATGCTTCTTGTTCTGCTTTTCGCTTTATTTTGTGCTGTCCTTCTCCAAGAAATAAAAATATTTTACCATTTTCTGTAACATAATCTTGCACATCCTTGAATGTTTTAAGATTATTTGTTCCTAAACATAAAGCATTTTGATGCGTTAAATTATGAACTTGTTGTCCTAAACACAAGTATACGCCCATTTTATATCCAAGTTCTGGATCGTGTTCCATTTCTAAATAATGTGGCGTAACTTTGAACTCCTTTTGTATCTTTACCTGAAGAATATTCTTATAATTATCATCATTTTGAATTAATGCTATCCAGTCAATATGTTTTTCAAAAATATTCTCAACAAATTTTTGAGCCATTTGAAAACCTGGACCAGTAACAAAAACGTTTGTGAACCATCCCTCATCATCCTTCACGCTAATTTTATTTAAATCTAAAAATAGTGCTCCCAAAAACGACTCAAACAAACATCCTAATTTTTTCAAGTTCGTTCGTATTTTTTTCTCCTCAGCATGTTTCGATAAAATAAGCCATTTATTGAGACGCATTTCCATGGCAATTTTACCAATGGCTTCATTTTTGACAATTGCAATTTTCTTTTCTGTCATGAATCCTTCATTTTCTTTAGGAAATCTACGATATAAATAATATTTTGTGACCAATTCCAAAATACCATCACCTAAAAATTCAAGACGCTCATTTGATTTAGTACTAAGAGGCATACAATCATCCGGTTTTTCAACAATAGTTATATTCTGTGCTATATTTTCAAAGCTGGGGCGCTTCGTATACGACCTGTGAACAAATGCTCTTTTATAAAGATTCATATTATGTACGATTCCTGGCACGCCATATTTAGTAAGAATAGATTGAACTTCATTCAATGTAATCTCTACATTCAATGGATTGTAGGGATTAAATATTAAGCCTTCATCGGTTTTAATAACGTCGTCGTCGTGTAGTATATTTTTTGTTTCAGCCATTTGCTTATATTTAATATATTTAGATGACTTTAAGCCAAATTTTTATATTTATTATCTTGTATAAAAAAAAATATTTAGAGTATATATAATATGGTTTACTACTCAGGTACTCGTATTGCTGCATCTACTGCGATGACAAATCAACCGACATGCGGCGGACCCAAAAAGGCTGGATTATCTTGCAGAATTGGTTTCTTTATGCAATCAAATCCTAACCTTATCCGTGGTGTTAACACACAATACATTAATGGCCGCCCTAATCTCTGCATTCCTAGCAGAACTATCCAAACCCAACAATATGGCTACAGAGCTACAATTGGTGGAAATATGGGTTAATCAATATAATATTATATATTTGATTAAAATAATTTAATAACTTCTCTATTAAATTATTTATAATGAACGTGAAAATTGATGTACGTGAGAGCGATCTCATTGAACAAGTGAAATATTTTATAGGAATTTTACCAATTTATAAGGATATAAATGTTGTTGTTGAAACGCTTCCACTGGGAGACATTATTTTAGAAAATGCCGGTTCTGAAAAACTTATTATTGAGCGGAAATCCCTTCGAGATTTGGGAGCTAGTATTAAAGATGGACGTTACAATGAACAATCATATAGATTAAATGGTATGGAAATACCAAATCACAATATTATTTATTTAATTGAGGGAGATATTAATAAGATAAATAAATTTGTTGATAAAACAGACAAGATCACTATTTTTTCTGCTATTTTCTCTCTTAACTACTATAAAGGTTTTTCAGTAATAAGAACAATGAATATGGAAGAAACCGCCCTTTTTATTTGCAATTGTGCCAATAAATTAAGAAAGGGTGATGCTGAACAAAAATTCCCATATTATCAAATTCAAACATTTAAAAAAGTTGAGCAAAACAATGAGTCAACTAATGAAGAACATACAACGAGTCAAACTTGCACAAAAGCTGAAGATTCAGACGAAAAAGATTATGTTGGGGTTGTTAAAAAAGTAAAAAAGGAAAATATAACGCCCCAAAATATTGACGAAATTATGTTAATGCAAATTCCAGGTGTAAGTTCTACAACTGCAATCGCAATTATTAAAGAATTTAAAAGCATTTGCAATTTAATAAAGCAACTAGAAGAAAAGGGCGCTGATATTTTAAAAAACATAAGTTATACAACAACAAAAGGTCAAAGCAGAAAAATTAATAAAACAAGTGTAGCAAATATTGCAAAATTTTTATTGAAAGTATAATATATATGTCTGAAACTTTTTTTAAAACTTTAGTTGTTATAGCTATAATTGTTGTGTTATTTTATTTAGTATTTAGCCCATTAAAAAAATCAAGCATTTTTGAAGGTTTAGATAATCAAACACCTATTGGAACTAATGGTGAAGCAGGTAATGCAGCAAGTTATGCTACAAGCATAAAAGCAGAAGTTATTAAGTTGCAAGATAGTCTATTAATAACTAAATATCGAAAAGATTATGAAAATGCAATAATAAATTTAGAGGATTTAATAAATTTTGCAATGTTAAAGGTTACATTAAATCTTACAACTGATCCTGTAAAAGATATTAAAAATATAGAGGCTTTAAATACATTAAATAGCGCAAAAGTGAGTTTGAACGGAGTTATGAAATTTGTAGATAGCCAATAATAATTTGATTATATTTAGAGAATTATTTTTTTTGAGTTTAATATTATAATCTTTTATAATATAAAATGCCCGCTTTTAGTGCTACTATTCGCATCCGCAATAACAACCAAGCTCCTTCCGGACCCGTTGCTATGCCTTATGGTGTATTGAGCCAAATTATTAATGGTCCTAACTGCCGCAAATCTATTGTTGCATACAATTTATTAGGAGCAGGTTGGCAAAACAACCGCGTTGCTAAATGGAACAAAAAAAATGGTATTAACTACAACTGCTAAAGTACTTTTGTAAAAAAGTACTACAAAATTAGTAACAAATAAATTTAGATGTTAATTAATTCTAAATTTATTTTTTTTCATAAAATGGTAAATAGAATAACAAATAAAATGCAAGATATATTGATACACCATTTACAAGCCAACACCAAAGCGATGACGATGTTTTATCGTAATGATATTTATACAATATAAGTATTAATGTTATCAAACCAATTAAAAAATATAACCATTTTTGTTCATAAAAAAAACTAAATAAAAAGAAAAATGTCCAACCTGCAAAAAGTACATTTCCAATATTTAAATTCCAATTTAAATGGCCGCACTGACTAATAAGCGTTTTAAAATCATAATTTACAAACTGATAAGTTGCGTAAGGAATGGCTGTTGCTAAATATATACACAATAAAATATTACGAATTGTATGATCTGAAATAATCATAAGACTACAAATAGGTTGAATTAATATTATTAAAAAAATTAATTTTGAAAATAATTTGTTGTAAGAAGGATTTTTTATATTTCTCCAAACAAGAAACTCTGCTAGTTGCATTGATATAACAGACATAAATAGCAAATACCACCAAACATTTTTAAACTCTTTAATTTTGTATTGAGTATATGTATTGTTATAAGCAACTAATCCCAATACAAAAGTACTAAATAAAAATGTATTTAATGAAACTTCTTGGTTCCAGCACATATAATATATTTATACTTTTAAATAGAGAAATTGTTATATTTTACAGATTCAAAATAAGTCATTAACTGAAATATATACATTGCACTTCTCGCGATAACTAAATGAAGTATAATGAATACTATCAAAGTGTTCATATCGGTATGAAATTGTGCAGTCTTCACTATCGTGATCCCGTTTCCCATTTATAAACGCAGTAATAATTTTCATGTCGGCAGCTTTAATTGCAGCGTAGGTGCATTGAACGTTCAAAATTGTTTTGGTATCAGGTAATTCAATAACATATTTTTTTCCTGTTTTAATAAAATTATACACATCTTCCATCTTATTACATTTTACCATATTTATTCCATCAGTTTCTGGAACATATACCATTGTAAAATTGGGATTAATAACTTCTTGAGCTTCGGCCATGGTTTTATTTTTAAGTATTAATTAAAAATAAAATACGTTTTCAATTTTATGGTAAAATGAAAAATATATGAATACATAATTAAACCCGCAGTTTGACTTCATTTCCTGCATAATAACCTTGATCTACCAATGATTGGGTATATTCTGCGCCGCCCCAGTTAGGATCCATTGGATCGGGACTAATTCCTTGTGCCTCTTGTTTAGCGTTCATTCCATCTAATGGAGTTGTTGTACCTACATAATAAGACGAATTATCAAAAGCAGGATAAGAGTTAATATTATAAGGGCGATCTGTTTGAGTTGCGTCTACTAATAATGTTGGATTGGGTGGTTTTGAATAAGGTGCGCTAGGAGGAAGACCTCCTTGCAAGTCATTTGGACTGGGTCTAACTTTATAGACCGGATTTCCTTGCGCGTCATAAGTTTGTTGCAAATATAAAACGGGACATCTAATTCCTTGACTTCTTTGCCAATCTAAAAATTCAGTATACTCTTCTAAATTGTTAAATTCGACAGGATTAACGCCGGGTACTTTGGCTAATTTAGAATTATACAAATAAAATTTTGTGTCTTTTTGTATTAAAATATTTGGGCATCGATTTAAGTTAATATCGCTAGTAAATCCTTCACTAGATTTGGCGCAAAAATAAATTCCTGCTAAAAATACAATAATTATGAGTAATGTAAGTGATGACATAAATATATATTACACAAGGATTAAAATAATATAATTTATTATTTTCTAGCAATAAATTATATGGTAAATCAAGAATTAACTGAAAAGGAAAGAGTAGAAAAACTTAAAGACGGAGTCAGCGATAATAAACACGTTTTTCTTTTAATTTTTATGAATGGTTGCGGACCATGTAATGATACTAAGCCTAAATGGTTTGAGTTTGAAAAAAACCACCAAGATGATGATAATATTGTTATTGTCCATATTGAACAAGAATCCATTCCGGAAGTTGCAAGTTTAATTGGTGAATCTCCTGGAGGATTTCCTTGTATGCGATACCTTCACAATGGTAAAGTAGAAGAATATGAAAAGTGTGAAAAATTAGATAAAAGTGATTTACGAAGTGTTGAATCTTTTGACAAATGGTTGAAAATAAAAGCGGGCAAAGATCACGCAAGTCATGAAAAAAGTCAACAAGGCGGAAAAAAAAGGCGCACTTTAAAACGCGGAAAAAAATCAAAACGCGGAGGTAAATGGTCTTTAAAATATAAAAAAAGTATTAACTGCAAACATCCCAAAGGTTTCTCTCAAAGACAACATTGCAAATATGGAAGAAAGAATTGGAAGAAATAAAATCAACAACCAAAATTATTTTTTGAATAACCAATAACAGCACACGCAATTCGCTCGCCAGCGTGACCAGTTTTTAAACTATCATCAAACCCGCCTTGCCCGCAATCATCTTCATCTGCGTGAATAATTAAACCACGGCCAATGATATTAGCTTTATTACCTCGTAATTTAATCACGTTGTCTCTCATTCGATAATGAGCGACACCTTGAGCATCTGTATGCAAATTTCCCAAATCACCAACATGCCTCTCTTTCATTCCTGGACAACCATGCGTTTTACCATAAGGGTTAAAATGTGCGCACATACTTTTGCAATGTTCGCTTAAATCGCCTGATTCGTGTACATGAAACCCATGTTTTGAGTTTTTTTTAAGACCGATAATGTGAATATCTATGATAACATCATTTTGTTTTAAATCTTCTGTAAAAGTCACGATCCCTTTAATCTTTTTTTCGTTAAAAACGGCAACTGCTTGAATTGGTTTTTTCTCCATATAATAAGCTTTTATAAAAAGTAATAATTTATTTCTATATTCTTTTGATAGACTTTTAATAAAAATATAATAAAATTGAATTAGATAATTAGCTTGATATATTATTATCAAACAATAATGGAACAAGTTTTCAGACTTTTCGACTTTAACGTTTATAATGAAAATAACTCGGAAACAAAAAGCAGTGATGGGAGTGAAAACGGCAAACCAAATTATAAAGACTCAAACCAATTTGTTATTCAAATGTTTGGTCTTGATGAACAAGGAAAAACTTGTTCAATAATCATTGATGATTTTAAACCATTCTTTTATGTAAAAGTTGGTGATAATTGGTCAATTGATAAGAAACAATCATTTCTGATTCACATCAAAGGAAAAATAGGTAAATATTATGAAAATTCTATAACAGAATGTAAAATTATAAAAAGAAAAAAATTGTATGGTTTTGATGATGGTAAAGAGTATAAATTTATTAAATTCGAATTTAAAAATTTGTCTGCCTTAAATAAAGTTAAAAATCTTTGGTATAGTGGTGGAGGTTTTGGTCCTGGAGCACAAGAACGCAAGCTTATGAAGGATGGTTATGTATTTGACGGAACTCATACATATTTATATGAGGCTAATATTCCTCCATTGCTTAGATTCTTTCACATTCAAGATATTAGTCCTTCGGGTTGGGTGGCTCTTCCAAACAACAAAACAACTTTTGTTGAAGAGGATGACAAAAAAACAACGTGTGATTTTGAATTTGAAATTAGCTATAAAAATATTATTCCGCTCAACAACAAGGAAACTCGCGTTCCTTACAAAATCTGTAGTTTTGATATAGAGGCTAGTAGTAGTCATGGTGATTTTCCTGTGCCTATTAAATCTTACAAGAAGCTTGCAACGAATATCATTGAATATTTTGATGACATTGATGCTGATGTTACAAAAGAACAATGCAAAGCCCTATTGAGAAAAATGATAGTTAATGCATTTGGATATGCAAATGAATGTGATAAAATGAGTAAAATTGATTTAGTTTATCCAAAGACAATGCCCGATTTAGTGGCCTTAGAAAAAATGATTTCAAAATGGTTAACAAATCCAGTCCGTGATATGAAACCATCTGATAATAATGACGCAACAATTGAGGCAATGTTTGAAAAAATGCAGCAAAATGTGGAGGATGACAACGAAGAGGATTTTAATTATATTAAAAAGGCAAAAACATATACAGACAAAAAAGCAACAATTGTTGACATTTTGTTTGATAAGAAATTTGAGCGAGACAATAAAGTAAACGAGCTTAATATCTCGTTAAAATCTGTATTCCCAAAATTAGAAGGTGATAAAGTAACATTTATTGGTTCAACATTTTTGAAATACGGAGAATCAGAGCCATATTTAAATCATTGCGCTGTTTTGAATAGTTGCGATAAAATGCCACTAGAAAATAGTATTGTGCAAACGTGTAAAACTGAGCGCGATCTTTTAATGGCTTGGCGCAAGTTAATTCAAGAGGAAAACCCTGATATTATTATTGGTTACAATATATTTGGTTTTGATTATGAGTTTATGTTTCGCCGTGCACAAGAAAATGATTGTCAGGAAGAGTTCTTGCAGCTTTCCAGAAATAATGGTGAAATATGTGCAAATAAGGATCGCGATTCTGGTGCATTAAAAATTGAGGAAAGTACAATTCAAATTGCAAGTGGTCAACACGATTTAAAATTTATTAAAATGAATGGAAGACTTCAAGTTGATTTATATAATTTCTTTAGACGCGAAGAAAATTTGTCTTCTTATAAGTTGGATTATGTCGCTGGTCATTTTATTGGTGATTATGTGAGCACAATTGAAAAATTTGAAAATAAAACAAAAATTGTGACAAAGAATATGACAGGTTTGTTAGAAGGAAGTTTTATTCATATTGAAGAAATTGGTCATACAACAGATTATTATGATGGTGGTGCCAAGTATAAAGTATTAAGTGTTGATAAACCTGGCGGGACATTTGTGATTGATGCAATAATTGATCCTGATTTCAAAACAAAAAAAGTGAGATGGTGTATGGCAAAAGATGATGTTACCCCAAAAGACATTTTCAGAATGACAAATGGCACGGCTGCAGATCGAGCAGTTATTGCCAAGTATTGTATTCAAGATTGCAACTTGGTTCATTATTTGATGAATAAGGTAGATGCAATTACTGGTTTTATTGAGATGGCCAAGATTTGCAGTGTACCGATGAATTTCTTGGTTATGAGAGGTCAAGGAATAAAGCTAACAAGTTACATTGCAAAAAAATGCAGAGAAAAGCGCACATTGATGCCAGTCATAGAAAAGGGAAGTTTGGATGAGGGTTATGAAGGTGCAATTGTGCTTGACCCAAAGTGCGACTTGTATCTGGACAATCCAATTGCTTGTGTAGATTTTGCGTCGTTGTATCCATCTGCTATTATTAGTGAAAATATATCGCATGATTCAAAAGTTTTGTCAAGAGAATATGATTTGGCCGGAAATTTAATTGACGAAACTGGTGAAAAAGATGAAAATGGAAACTTTATTTATGATAATTTGCCAAATTATGAGTATGTAAATATAGAATATGATACTTATCGATATGTGCGAAAAACGCCAAATTCTGCTGCTGAAAAAGTAATTAATGGTAGAAAGATTTGCAGATTTGCGCAATTTCCTGAAGGCAAAGCTATTATGCCTTCCATTTTGGAGGAATTATTAAAAGCGCGCAAGACAACAAGAAAGCAAATTCCGTTGCAAACGGATGATTTCATGAAAAATGTTTTGGACAAGCGTCAGTTGGGTTACAAGGTGACAGCAAATTCACTTTATGGACAATGTGGTGCAAAGACAAGTACATTTTATGAGAAAGATATTGCTGCTTGTACAACTGCAACAGGACGTTTGCTTTTGACATATGCAAAGCAAATTGTTGAAAAGTGTTACGGGAATGCCGAAGTTGAAACGGCTAATCATGGTAAAGTTGTAACAAAAGCTGAGTACATATATGGTGACACGGACTCGGTATTCTTTACGTTTAATTTACAAAAACTTGATGGGACTCCGATTCGAGGGAAAGATGCGTTAGAAATTACTATTGAAATAGCGCAACAAGCAGGGCATCTGGCGTCTAGTTTCTTGAAAGGTCCTCATGATTTGGAATATGAGAAAACGTTTATGCCATTCTGTTTGCTGTCGAAGAAACGTTATGTCGGAATGCTTTATGAGCATGATCCAAATAAAGGAAAGCGAAAAGAGATGGGTATTGTCTTAAAGCGTCGTGATAATGCACCAATAGTGAAAGATATTTATGGTGGTATTATTGATATTTTGATGAAAGAAAAAGATCTTCAGAAAGCAATAGATTTCTTGAAATCATGTTTGAAGAATATTGTAGATGAAAAATATCCAATTGAGAAATTAATTATTAGTAAATCGCTGCGTTCAGGATATAAAAATCCAAAATCAATTGCGCACAAGGTTCTTTCTGATAGGATGACAGCAAGAGATCCAGGAAACAAACCTAGTTCTGGTGATAGAATACCTTTTGTGTATATCAATAACCCTGATAAAAAAGCGCTTCAAGGAGAAAAGATTGAGACCCCAACATATATTCTGGAAAACAACTTAAAGATCGATTATTCGTTTTACATTACGAATCAAATTATGAAGCCGGTTCAACAGGTGTTTGCTCTTGTTTTGGAAAAAATATGGGAAATGCAAAAGAAGGCTCCAAAATTAAAGAAATTCCAAAAAGATATTGACATGTTGAAGAAGTCAACGCCAGAAGATAAATATGAAGATAAATTAGAACAAATGAGAAATAAGGAGGTGAAGGCAATGTTATTTGATGAGTATTTAAGAGTAACACAAAATGAAAAACAAAATAATCAAGCATTGACAAAATTCTTTGGAAAGAAAGTATAAACGTCTCTTCTTTAAGTTGTTCTATAAATATTATTTTTTTATTTTGAAGAACTTTTTAAAAAAGTTGTATTAAATTGAATTAAATACTAATCATTATGCAATATTAATGCTAACAAACCATTTGATTGATTTCAAAAAAAATAATCTTACAAATAAAAGATTGGACTGGGATGAATATTTTATGTCGATTGCTATTTTGGCATCTTGCAGATCTCCTTGCGAGAGATTAAGTGTTGGAAGTGCAATTGTAAAAAATAATCGTCTTATTTCAATGGGATACAATGGATATATTCCAGGTGCTCCACATATAAGTAGAGTCATTGACAATCACGAACAATCAATAATTCATAGCGAAATAAATGCAATTACCGATTGTGCAAGAAGGGGTGTTTCATTAGAAGGTTCAAAAATATATGTAACGCATTATCCATGCCCAAATTGTTTCAGATCTATAGCTGCATGTGGAATAAAAGAAGTTCTTTATTTGAAAGACTATAATAATAGTGAAATTGTAAAAGAGTTGGCGAGAGATTCGAACATTAGCGTCGTTCAGTTGTTTGCCGGATAATATATATTTCAAAATAACTTAAAGAAAAAATTTGGATTTCCAAAACTTTTTTAGACTTTTTGATTTTGGACATTTATTTTTGTCCATTTTTCACTTTCCAAAATACTTTTCACTTTTTTATTTTGTTTTTTTTTGAAAAAGTGAGTTGTGAGCATAATGCTTTGTTTTCCATTTTTTCATTGAAAAAAATGTCATTATAAAATTTTTTGAAAAATATTCATTTTTTAAAAAAGGATTTAGGCGTTTTTTTAGATTGCTATATATAGCAATGTCTGTCAATGAAAAAAACGCGGATTACGCCAAATTACGCCATTGTTATTTTTGTGACTTTTCATGCTCTAAACAAAGTGATTATGAGAGACATATTTTAACACGTAAACATAAAAAAAGGTCGATTAGCAATGATTTGTCAATAGTTGGCAATGAAAAAAACGCGCTTTACGCCGAAAATGAAAAAAAATTTGTATGTGAATTGTGTAACAAAAATTATAAGGATAATAGTGGACTTTGGCGACATAAAAAAAAATGTAAAGAAGAAAAGTGTGAAGATGAAGAAACCAAAAAAGATAATGATGTTGTATTAATGTTATTAAAAGAAAATCAAGAGTTTAAACAACTTATTATTGAACAAAATAAACAAAATAATGAAATGCAAAAACAAATGTTAGAATTAGTTCAAAAACCAACGACAACTATTCATGGAAATAATAACTGCAATAATAAATTCAATTTAAATGTGTTTTTAAATGAAAAATGCAAAGACGCGATGAATATTATGGATTTTGTCGATTCTCTCAAGTTGACACTTCAAGATCTTGAAAAAACAGGAGAACTTGGTTATGTAAAAGGAATCACTAACATTATTGTGAATGGTTTGAATCAACTAGATGTTTGTAAAAGACCAATTCATTGCAGCGATTTAAAGAGAGAAACCATATACATAAAAGATAACAATGCTTGGGAAAAAGAAAATGAAGAAAAACAAAAAATAACACGAGCTATCAAACATATTTCTATTAAAAATGCAAAACAAGTTGGCGAATGGACGAGAGAAAATAAAGGATATAATGATTCTTCTTGTAAAAAGAATGATAAGTATTTGAAAATTATTTCAGAAGCAAATGGTGGTGAGCCAGAAGAAATTAATAAAATAATTTCAAATGTTTCATCAAAAGTTACCATCGACAAACAAATTTTGTAATTTTTATTTTATTATTATATATAAATGGCAGACGAAGTAATACACCCTTTTCTTCCTGAACAAGATTATGATGATCCGAATGTCATATCAACATATGATTTTATTTATTTTGTTCAGGATTATTCTGCATTTTTAAGAGAATATCTAAATTACATGCTCCGCGAAAACTACATTACAGCTAATGACTACGGTTATTATAGCTCCTATTTAGATATATGCAATGAAATAAATACGGACTACGGAGACGATGGCACATTTGAGGAATATCGTGAGGAAGTTGAACCCTTAATGGAATGGATCACGGATGAGTGTGGTCAAATGAATGTGTATTATGAACAGGAAGCCCAGGCAGCAGTTGCACAACAAAATTTTGCAGAACCTATAGGCATTGCCAATAGAACGCGTTCAAAACGTCCAGCTAGTAAATTTAAAATACCTCCTTCTAAAAAAGGAACAAATTTGATAAGCCTAGAACCAACAATACAAGATGCTGTGAGAATAAAACTAAGTGATGGAAAGGAATATACTTATGACGAGATTAAAGATATGTGGCGATTTAGCAAAGAACAAACACCATTGCGTCATCCTTATACACAAGAAGATAAACAAAAAATAAAAGATTTTATAGATTTTGCAACAAAGGGCGGTAAAAGAAAGACAAGAAAAGGTAAAAAAGTGAAAAAAACAAAAAAAATGCGCAAAACAAAAAAGTCTCGCAAAATAAGAATACCCAGAAAGTAATTGATTTTATATAAGCTCAAAAAACTTATATAAAATTTCTAATACAATTTATTATTTTTTAATAAAGGTAACTACGAAGAGGCTTTCTCTTGGGAGCCGTTTTAACCTTCCTCATAGAAGCAATGACGCTCTCCAACTGCTCAACTCTTTGCTGGAGACGCTTATTCATTTGGACTAGAGACTCGGAATACTCCTCATCCTCATCATCATTGTAATCCTCATCATCGGCATCGTCTTCATCAAAACTGGCCTCGGACTCATCATCTGAATCCATGCAGGACTCCATAACTAGGTCACCATTCTTAATGGCCTCTTGAATAAGCTCAGATTGAGCATAACCACGAGCATTCTCCCAACAATCAACAAATCCTTCCGAAACTAACTTACAAACAATAGCATTTACAGAGCGATCGTGTAACTTGGCAATATCGGCCACTGACATTTCCAAAAGTTCATATTCCCTTTGAAGTCTCAAAACTTCATTTACATTCCAACGCAAAAAGTGTCTACTAGGTTGCTTTGACATTATATAAATATATAACACTTTTTGTCTTTAAATTATTTACACTAATATTTTATTTATGTTGCAGGTGTTATGGAGTGATTTGTGTTCGTATAAAACATAATTTGAGAGCAAAACCAAGTTCCCATAACAATCCACATATTATTTATTGCATTAGCTGCATTGTAAACTATCCAACGCAATGCTTGACAATGTGGTGTTGCCATCAAAAATGGTGAAGCAAGAAATCCATAAATTGTTTTTGGTACACATAATTCAATGTAAAATTGTGATGCAAAAAAATGCAAAGCAATCCAAAGCAAATAAATTCCTGAAATTTTTACAACCCACTCACCTATTTTAAATATCACACCAAATACTTTTTTGCTATAAAAATAAAAGCAAACTATAATTTTATTTTCTTTAATAGTGTGTTCTTCAACTGCATCATTACTAATTTCAGTCGCTTGTTTTTCTATGACAATTTCTTCATTTTCATGATCTGTTTCATCATCTTGTTGTTTTAATTGTTGTTCAATAAAGCTATCAATATCTTTAACTCGTGATTTTTTGTTATATCTTCGCATTATAATTATTTTATAAAATGTCTTTATTTGGTTTGTAAAGAAATTTTATTTAAAGATTTCTTCGTAAAATAGTTTCAAAAAGTAAAATACTATTATTTGAAGGGTCTAATATATTGTTAATGGTTCGGTTTCGCGTATTATTATTTCTTAATAAATCTGTTAATGCTTGTGTTGCAAAATTTATTAACGGATTTCCAGAAATATCAAATGTAATATCGCCATTTTCATTGTATTGAATATTAGAAATATTTGAATTATTTAATAATGGATTTTCTGCGCTTTCATTTTCATTTTCATCGTCTTCTTTTTGTTCCTCTTGTTCAACATTATTAAATTGAGGCGGAGGACTGCTCATACCTCTTCTATTGTATCTACGAATATCATATCTACAAATAGGACATTTAACATTTGTTTGAAACCAAACATTTAAATCAGAAGGATTAAAAATATGACCACAATGAATAATCTGACTAACATCTGTATTGTGTTCAAATCTCTCTAACGATATAGGACAAGAGTTGTTAATTGGGTTAACAATTGAACCAAAAGTTGTATTTATTACGGCATTTTGTATTTCTTGAGCACTTGGTCTTACAATAACGGGATCATAAAAATTTCTTACAATATCATTCAAAAATATATTTCCCAAAATATTATTTGCATTTCTTTGATTATTTTGTCTTCTATTTGCTTCAAAACGCGCATCTGGCCTAACATATTCAATTGTATAATATCTACCATTTAAATAAATTCGATTGGGATTGGATTCTAATGGCAATCTATCATTGTTATACATTCTTCTAGTATTTCGGTTATTTGTATTATTGTAATTTCGGGTTGTATTGGCATTAGTATTAGTATTTAAATTCATATTTCGATGATTTACTTCTAATGTGCGAATTGAGTTTCTAATTTCATCTAAATTATCATATAAACGATCAATTTCTCTCAAAGTAGTGTTGTACATATCAATGTATACATTTAATAAAACTCTATCAAAATTTTGTTGAACATGAATATTTGGATGAGAGTGATTTGTAGAATTGTTTCCGGACATATTAATAATAAAGAAAATCTGTTTAAATGTATTCTTGTAATATATGAAATATGGAATTTGAAAATTATAAAGGAAAAGGGTTAACTGGACTGGCAAATCTTGGAAATACGTGTTTTGTAAATTCTTGTCTACAAATATTATCACACACTTATGAACTAAATGATTTTTTAAAAAAAGAAACATATAAAAAAAAGTTAAATAATAAGTATGAGTCGGCACTTTTAATAGAATGGGATAATCTTAGAACAATGATGTGGAATGAAAATTGCATCATTTCACCTGGTAAATTTCTTAAAACTATTCAAAAGTTAGCAGCAATTAAAAAGATAGATATTTTCACTGGATACGCACAAAATGACTTGCCCGAATTTTTATTGTTTTTAATTGATTGTTTTCATGTTTCGTTATCTAGAGAAGTAAATATGACAATTACAGGCAATTCTATAAATGAAACTGATAAAATAGCTGTAGATTGTTTTGAAATGATAAAAAAAATGTATACCAAAGAGTATTCAGAAATTTGGAACATGTTTTATGGAATTCATGTTTCACAAATAATTTCAATGGAAGATGGGAGCGTACTTGCTAGCAATCCCGAGCCATATTTTATGATAAATTTATCAATACCACAAAATAATAAATCCCCTAGTTTATATGATTGTTTTGATTTATATGTAGAAGGAGAAAATTTAGAGGGAGACAATGCATGGTTTAATGAAACTACAAATAAAAAGGAAAATGTCAAAAAACAAATAAGTTATTGGAGTTTTCCAAATATATTAGCAATAGATTTGAAGCGTTTCAATCCAATGAATCCAATGAATAAAAATCAAGTTTTAGTAACTTTTCCATTGGAAAATTTAGATTTATCAAAATATGTTATTGGATACAAAAAAGAGTCGTATGTATATGACTTGTACGGAATAGCAAATCATATGGGAGGGACGATGGGTGGTCATTATACAGCATTTATCAAAAATGCTAATGGTAAGTGGTACCATTGCAATGATACAGACGTAAAAGAAATAACAAATGAACATGAGTTAATATCTCCAAGAGCATATTGTTTATTTTATAGAAAAAGACAAATAATATAATTTGGCTTGTTAAGTTTTTATTAACTAACTATATATTAATGGAAGTGTCACCTAATTCAACAACTCAACCTTTGAACATGTATGATTATATTAATAGTTATTTTATGAATCCAATGGTATTTACCACTTTAGTTTTAATAATAATCATAATTATTTTGATATCTGTATCTTTAGGAAATAGTTCAAACCAGGGAACAAGCAACACAAGTGATTCTGGAAATGATAGTAGTATGCAAATTTATGGAATAATAGGCATTTCCTTATTTATTGTTCTTATCATTATAAATGGTTTGCAATACTTTTTTGGAATGGATATTTATGCGTCTATTAAAAATATATTCTATGGAACGCCAGAAATTGATATTAAAGTAATCCCTGACCAACAAATAATCAATCAAGGTTCTTCTCCAATTCCTGAAATTCAGGCAATAGATCAAGTATTTAACGTTCCAGGAAATTATTATGGATATAATGATGCAAAAGCATTGTGCTCTGCTTACGGGGCTCGTTTGGCAACATATAATGAAGTTGAATCAGCATATAGTAATGGAGCAGAATGGTGCAATTATGGTTGGTCAGACGGACAAATGGCTTTGTTTCCTACTCAAAATAAAACATTTAACGAGTTGCAAAAAATTAAAGGCCATGAGCACGATTGTGGTAGACCGGGGGTTAATGGAGGATATATTGCAAATCCTTTAGTAAAATTTGGAGTTAATTGTTATGGTCACAAACCAAAAATAAATCAAGAAGAGCAACACTTAATGGATGTTACAACACCATATCCTAAAACAAAAGAAGATATAGCAATGGAACAGCGTATTGCATATTGGAAAAATAAATTAGATGAGATTTTGGTATCTCCATTTAATTATACAACTTGGAGTAAAATATAATTGTAATCAAATATTTTTCTGCACAATTACAATTACAAAATTACTAACATTAAAAGCAAATGTTAATAATATAAAAACATACAGCCCAGTAAAAAAATTTTTTATACATTTTGAAATTTCATAACAAAACCATGTAGGAATACAACTTTTTATAAAAAAATATATTGTTTTATTTTCAACTGGTTCAACAATTTCATTGAATTTTTCTCTACAAATAGGACATGATTCACTTTTTTTAACCCATTTATTTAAACAATACTGATGTATGAATGATTCGCACAAACATTTTTTTTCTAGTCTATCCTCTTTTTCATTTTTAATTAATGCATTAGTTAATTTAATAATAGCAAATTTTTTACTATTTTTTTCTAAACATATTATGCATTCGTAATTATTACAATTTTCTAAATTGTTATTTTCAGATTCTGAAAAATTATTGTCAGAATCTAAATGATTATATATTTGAAAATACATCTTATATTATTCATTTATTTTTAGTTTATGGTGTTTTTTTGTATTTTTTTGCTTAGGTATTAGACCAGCTTTTTTAGATTTTCTTTGTTTTCTCTCTTTTGTTTTATTTTCAACACTTGCTAACTTAACTAGTTTTTCGTAAAGATCATCATCTACTTCTTCTTCTTCGATAACTTTATTTTTATCTTCACGATATCCTCCAGTTTTATTTGGTTGAAAAAAAATTCCTGAAGGTACTGCTAAATCTTTAAATAAATCCGAAACATTGCTCCCTCCCCCACCAAAATTTTTATTAATAGTATGCATAGGGCTTTGTTTGTGTTTTAATAATATGGAATTGACGTGAAATCCACCACTTAAAATTTCTCCATTTCTCTCTATCATAACAAAATCATCATCATCAGTTATAATTTCTTTTTCTTTCATATAAAATTAGTATATAATATTTAATTATTAGAAAAGCGCTTTATTTCTGGTACAAGTTTGTATTCTCTCTTTTGTTTCAAATAATCAATGATTTGTTTTACCTGCGCATCATTTTTAATAATTTCTCCTAAAGATTTTTCAACGTATTTAAAAGTTAATGGAGGTGTTACCTTTGTATTTGCAAATTTTAATTTACCATCGCTAATTTGTACAACAGCATTTGATAAATTATTAGTTACTACATAATGATTAATATTTTCACTTAAATTATTTTTTTTATCTCTAATTTCTTTAGCTTTTTCATTTAAAATTTTTAATTGATTATCTAGTGAAACCCATTGTTGTATTTTTTCTTCAAAACTCATTATAATTAAAGTAAATAAAATAAAATAAAATGTTTGCAAAAAATATAAATGATCCCGGCAAACCAATTAAAAGAATATAGCAAAAAAATTAATTCAAAAAAAGGTAAAATACACAATACTAATTATGGTGAATGCAAAAAAGTGATTCTTTTTACAAATGCAAGAAATGAAAAAAATATAAAAGAATGGGCAGCTCATCATTTATTAATAGGATTTAGTGCAATTTGTATTTTTGACCATAAATCAGATCCTCCTATTGGTCCTCAATTTATAAATTTTGATAAACGAGTAAAAGTTTTGCGTGTAGAATATGAAAACCCTGTTAAGCTAAAACTAATGAATATGGCTGCAACTATAGCAAGACAAAATGGTTTTGATTGGATGTTATATTTGGATGCCGATGAATTTTTAATACTAAATTCATTTGAAGGAGTCAAAAAAATGTTGACACAATTTAGTAGTGCTCATTCTTTAGCGGTGAATTGGTTATTGTTTGGAACAAATAATCATGTAAAGGAACCGGATGGTTTAATTTTAGAAAACTACACAAGATCGCAATTAAAACCAGATCAACACGTTAAATCATTTGTCAGACCTGAGGAAGTTATAAATGCTACAAATCCACATTGGTTTAATATATACAATTCTGCAAGAATGTTGACAATTACAAATAAAAAAATGCCTTATACACCAAATATAGGTTATGCATTTAATCCTTGCAATGCAGAATACAATAAATTTCATGCATATATTGCGCATTATATTAATCAATCCGAGGAAACATTTATAAAAAGAAAAGTCTTATTGGCAGCGGATGATGGTACAGGCGCTAAAAGTTTTAATCCAGAAATACACAATGTTTACAATGACGTTGAAAATAATGATCCAAAAAATAAGTATGCAGAAAGAGTTAAAGCATTTTTGCAAAGATTCAAGTGATTCATAAAATTTATTATGATTTTATGAATTAAAGTGTATGTTTTATTTATACAAAAGCTTTTCTAGAATGGCGTCTAGACTTGCGACCACCTCTTCTGCGTTTAGAGTAAGTTTGTTGTAATCCTAAAAGTCCAAAAGGTACTGCGGCTTGGCTAACAATATCCAATAAATTTCCACCTCTTCGGCTTCTCTTGTGGCGTCTCTTTCCTCCTTGCATTAATTTTCCTAAAGAAGGATCGGCAGGTCTAACCCCATTAACATTTTGTGTTAAATCGGCAGACCAAAGGCCGTTTCCGGTAGGAGCATTCATTGTTTGAGGATTATTGAAAACATTATTCCATTGAGAGCCTCCACTTCCAACTGCGGTCATCTCGTATGCTGCAGCCGATTGGCCTCCGCGTCTTCTGCGGCTTCTTCCTCCGGATCTAGCGGCATATAACACAGATCTTCTGTGTTTGCGGCTTCTAGAGCCGCCCATGGGTGCAGTAGTTCCCATAGTTCCTGTAGATGTAGTTGTTAAGGGTTCTGTCTCACCTGTAGCGTCATCAGTTTGACCACCGCGTCTACTTTTTCGTCCTCCTCTTTTAAAAGTCATTATATACATAAATGAGAAAATATTAAAAAACTTTAGTAAAGAAAGATTTATTACGCAGAATTAATATTAATAAAATAAGAATTGCTAAAATCATTATAAAAATCATAAATACTAAGGCAACAGTAATATAAATATATGGATTAATTTCATAAAAAATAAAATCAATAACAGGTTTGCATACTAATTTCATTTCATTTTTAACATCGTCTCTTTTTAAAATGTCTAAACATTGTTGAACAATAGAATCTTTCATAAATATTGTATACAAAAATAAAATAATAACCAAACTTTTGCGTGTTAATACAAGTTAAAAATTCTATATAAGAATTAATGGATGATATTATAGAACCTAATTCAACTTTTGATTTTACGAAATTAAATTTAGCACAACCTACTGGAATACAAGGAGGGGCATATTTTACAAAACTTCTCCACAATTCTAAACCATTATATATTCAAACACCTAAAAGCTTAACAAAGCAGGGTTTTATTAAGAATGGGAAGAAAATTTATTGCGATTTAATGTTTGATAATAATGATGAACAATTTATTACATGGATGGAAAATTTAGAAACAAAATGTCACAATTTAATTTTTGAAAAATCAGACGCATGGTTTCAAAATTCATTAGATTTAAATGATATAGAAACTGCTTTTAACTCTGTACTAAAAAGTTACAAGTCTGGTAAAAAGTATTTAGTTAGAACAAATATTAAAGTAAATTCTTTATCCGGAAATCCTATAATTAAAATCTATAATGAAAATGAGACACCACTTACTTTGGAGGATGTTAATCACGAAACAAATATTATTTCTATTTTAGAAATACAGGGTATAAAATTCACATCAAGAAATTTTCAAATAGAAATGGAGTTAAAGCAAACTATGGTATTAAATACAGATAAAATATTTGAAAATTGTTTAATTAAGAAAAAGACAAATGTAGATGGACAAATAAAAACATCATCTTCACATTTGACAGATGTAGAAAAAAATATAACATTAGAAGATTTAGATGAAGAAATAAATAGAGAAGAGGCTAACGAACATCAAACAACAATTGAAAGTGAAAATGTAGATCCGGTAGAAGATGTTAGTTTGAAAATAGAAGAAAAAAAAGAGACATTGGAAGAACAAGAAGAAAAAAAAGAAGAAACTGAAAATGTAGAACAGCCCAAAGAAGAAATTTTGAGTTTGGATCAAGATAATAGTAATTTTGAAATAGTTCCGATAGAATTAGATTTTAATGACGAAAGTTTAGAAACAATTACTTTAAAAAAACCTAATCAGGTTTATTATGAGTTGTATAAAGAAGCAAGAGAAAAAGCAAAACAAGCAAAAAAAGAAGCAGTTTTGGCTTATTTAGAAGCAAAAAACATTAAGAAGACTTATATGTTAGAAGATATTGATTCAAGCGATGATAGTGATATAGAAAATATTGATTCAGAATTTGAAGAAGAATAAATAAAACAAGTAAAATTTATATTTTACAAAAGTCAAGTTAGTGTAAATGTTTAGAATAAATAATTAGAATTAATTGTGTATTCTAAAAATTATTTTATCGTTTTTATTATATATAATGAGCGTCTCTTTAAAAAAGCTTTGGGCCGATTACGGAATTGGTACAATTGTAGTTCTATTAGTTCTTGCCTATGCAATTAGTACATTCGCCAATTATTTAACATCAAAAGGAGCGTATGGTTCAGAATCATATTCTGGAAGCTATAATACCGCTTACGTTAACAACCTTCCCGAACAAGCTAGTCAACCCGTTGCCTCTATGCCTTTAGGCCAAAATGAGGTTTTTGCTTCTGCCAACGGAATTCAAACTAGCAACCCCGGTGTTCCCGCTTCTTGCGCAAATGCTAATTTGCAAAACCCTGCAGAGCTTTTGCCCAAGGACACAAATAGTCAATGGGCTCAATTAAATCCTTCTGGCAAAGGTGAGTTGTCTAACATCAACTTGTTAAAAGCCGGCTATCACATTGGTATTGACACCATTGGCCAAACTTTGCGAAATGCTAACTTGCAAATTCGTTCTGAGCCTCCTAACCCTCAAGTTTACGTTGGTCCTTGGAACATGAGTACCATTGAACCTGATTTCATGCGCCCTCCTCTTGAAATTGGTGCGGGAAATCAATAAATAAAATATTTACATTTACGTCTTTAAATAGACGCATTTACATATAAATATTTTATGTAGAATACATATAATGTCATCACCTTCACAAGAACAAGTAAATGCGCTGGCAGATTTAATTGGAGAGTTAAATGCTGCGTCAGAAATTACTTTAGGTAAAAGAATGGTGCCTGGTCGTGAACCAGGATTTTATTCCACTTTATCAGAAACGGGCGAAGGTCGCCCTATTGGTCCTGGAGGATTGCCAATGGGAAGTAAAGGAGGAAAAAGAAAACGAAGACGTTCTCTAAGAGGTGGAGCAGCGTGTGATAATCAGTATGTCAGTTTAGCTATTGATTCTGCTATTATTTTAGCTGGCGCGGCAGCAATTGCTGGAACTGGTTATGCCGGTTTTGCATCATTACAATATTTTATGGGGGTATACGCTTTAGATGCTTCTGTAGTATCAGTTGTTACAGCATTGTATAACTCATTTAGTGCTACTTTAAGTTTTGCATTAACTAGTGGATCAACTGCCATTTCTGCTGTAGGTCCTATCGCTAGTTCTGCAATGAGCACAGCGACCGCTGTTGCAAGTTCTGCGGTTTCTGTTGCCCCTTCCGTTTTAACGACACTTGCAAGACTATCGCCTGGTATATTACTAGGTAGATACATTGGTACAGGTAAAAGTGCAAGAGATGATGCTATGGCTATTTTGAACGGATTAAATGCAAAATATGAGGCTATTTCAAATTATTCTGGCGCGGTTACACGTTCCATTGCAGCCAAAAAGACTGCACTTGAACAACAAATTTCTGAAACAAGAGAAAGAATTAGTCAAACTTATCAAGCCGCGGCTGCGGCTGCACAATCCGCCTCACAAAGTGCATCATCTTCATATGGAAGTCTTAAGGGAAAATTGTGTGAATTGGTTGACAAAGTTGCAACAGGAGCTGCAAGTGCTGTTGATATTATGCCAGGTTTAGAAGATGCAGTAATTGTAATTTCTGGAGGTAAAAGAAGAAAAACGAGAAAAAATAGAACTACAAAAAAACACAAAAAACGTGGACACAAAAGTCATCGCCGCCGTTAGTGGATCATATTTTCAAAACAAATTATAATAATAAAGTAGAGAATTATAATCATATATTACCAAACATTTTAATGGCTTTTTTGTTAACTTATTATTTTTATAAACCGCAAATTTTTTAAACCTTTTCTCATTTAAAATGCCCATTTTAGATGAGAAAATTAAATTACATAGACATATTTTATTAGTTTATTGAATGAATAATTAATGCTACATTTTCGTGATAATAACCAGACATACCAGTAGGCGTTCCGTTCATTCCAACCCATTCATAATCTACTTTATTTTCTGTAATAAATTCATAAAATGCTTTGAGTTCTCCTTTATCTCCATCAAAACCTGGATAATTTACTAGTTCATCAAAAACGATAATACAATCTGTATCAATATAATCCTTCAATACATCAAATATATATTTTGTAGAACTATACAGGTCAGCATCCATATGAATAAACGAAACTTTTTTATTATGTGTCTGTATAAAATTGAGTAATGTTTCATTAAACCAACCTTTTATTAGTTCAACATTACTATTTACCAATGGTAAATTACCATTTCTGTTGAAAGCACCTTTATCAAATCCATCTCGCCATTTTTCAGGCAATCCTTCAAAACTATCAAACCCATATACCTTATCATTTGTAAATTTTGAAATATAGTTAATAGTATTTCCACTTGCTACACCAAACTCTAACCATAAAGTATTTGGTTTATGTTGTAATTTCATATTTTCAAATACATATGTAAGAGGGTATGTATTAACATTCGGAATGTTTTGAATTATGCTTAACATTTATATATTATTTTATTTTATTTTATTTAACGAAAAAAATGGGGCATTTTAAATGAGAAAAGATGTAAAAGAGTTTATTTATATTATTCAAACTATAAATAAAATCACACTTAAATATATAACAAATGTTAGATTTTATTAATAAAGATATTTTAGGATATGTTGTATTGGCTTTTATTTTACTTATTTGTCTTAAAATTTATAGCGAATCAGATGCTTATAATTTGAAATGTATTATATCATCTGTTGATGGAAATAGATATTGCGTGAGAGATAGGCAAAAATTAGAACTAGCTGCAGATTTGTTGGCAAAGGTAACACAAAAATGCAAATTGTTAGTTGAATATGTGAAAGAAAAACATCCTAGTGATCCACGCGTTATTAAATTAGTTAAAGGATTTAATCCAAAATCAATAAATGAAACTTTACCAACTAGTGAATTAACTGCATATAGTGAAAATAAAGGTGAAAAATTGGCGTTTTGTTTAAATACAACAAAAACAGGAGATAAATTAATTGATATTGACACGTTAACATTTGTTGCAATCCATGAACTTTCACATATAATGACAACATCAATAGGCCATAAACAGGATTTTTGGCAAAATTTCAAGTTCTTATTAGAAAATGCAAAGGCTGCAAACATTTATCAGCCTGTTAACTATAAAAAAGAGCCAAAAGAATATTGTGGTATGACTATACATGATAACCCATATTATGATTTATAATTAAAATTTAATATTTAGTATTTTAATTATTCAAAATGATAATAATGTTGAATTTATATAAAATAATAGCTGAGATATATATATGTCAACAAAATTACAAGTGAATCCAATATATAAAGTAAATCATTTAATAAATGAAAGTGAAATTAAAGACATTTATGTGTTTTATGGTCGAAACGAAAAGTTAACCGAATTATTTAAGAGAGATCCTGAAAATGAAGCATTTATAGATAAAAGCACTGGAAAACATATTTTTAATGCAGAAGAGATGAAGAATATAAAAGATAAAAATATTTCTGTTCATTTTTCTCAACAACAAATTCATTTTGATGATTCTATTGGAACAATAAAACTAAAAATAGTACGCGAGTTTTCAAATACTTTTTCATATGAAGAAATTTATCTGTTTTGCATGAAAGAAGAAAGCTTTAATCCTGTTTTAATTTATCAAACTTTAACCCAAAATAAACGTTTAGAATTAACAAAAACCCGATTGGACCAATTTTTATTGAATATAATAAGAGATGATACCGGAACTCCGGTTCAATTTAATATTCCAGAAAAAGAAATATATGATTACGATGATATTTTGGCGTTGCGACTAGATAATAAAAAATTTTGGGTAAATAAAGTTTTAGGTCAAAAATTTTTAATAATAACAAACGAATATCCTTTTGTAGTAAATCCTTATGACGCTATAGAATATGATAAATTTTTAGAAAAAGCATCTAGGAAGTCGTTATCAACACTAAATAATAACTTATTACTGAATACTGGTGAAATTATAGAAAATAATATTTTTTTATGTCTGGCAAAACATGTTTTGAAAGAAAACCCTGATGCACATGAATATTCATTGAAAATATATTACCCTTTTCTTTATGCAAAAAATATTCTTTCTCTTGAAGATGTAAATAATAAAAGATTAGAATTAATTGAAGAAAATAAAAAGAAGATGCAAAAAAGTGTTAGTGACACATTTGAAAGTATTGATATGTTTTATGACATTTTTAAAGATAAAAAAACAGAATTGAGTTATAAAAATAGTGGTATTAAAAAAATAAAAGCTATTATTCGTCCCGATTATAACATAAAAATTCCTTTGGATATTATTTTTAAATTAATTCATGCAACTGAGGAAAATCCATTAATCAAATATAATCCATCAAATAGAAAGGAACAAATTTACAGATTGTATACTGATAAAATTTCAAAGGATGGTAGAAAAATTCCTCTTTTATCAAAAGCTTCTATTTTTAAACTTATGAAAAAAATTGGAAAGAATAAATCTGTTGCCGTCTACATTGATTATTACAAAAATGATGTTTTGTATTCACTTGTTTGCGAATTTGAAGAAAATGGTAATATAGAGATTAATGGAGAATTTGAAAAGGTCCTTCTAGTTAATGATATTAATGACATAATTAAAAACGCAGTTAATCCTATTATTGACGTCATTAAAACTTACCTAGAACAAAGTGGATATACTATAAATTTATTTGAGAGTATAACTAGTTCTAATTTTGAAATAAAACAATTGGATTACGAAACAACTATTGGAATAGACAAACCAATAAAACTAGATAAAATGAGAGGTTGTTTATCATCAGCTTTCATTATGGACTCATTGAACATTAAAAATGACATTAAAATGAGATTTAAACGTGTTGCAAATTTTAACAAAAGAACTAGTCAAGAAGCTTTTATTTTAGAGAAAAAAGATGAAGGATTAAGAGGTGATGAAATTATTGAAGAAGTTGTTAAAGTTTATCAAATACCTAGAGCTGAAGCAGCTGAATTATTAGCAAAGTTGGCAAGTGAATTAGAAGTGCAACGCAATGTTAAAAGAAATGAAATAAGTATAAAAATAAATCCTGGGTTTAAAACCACAATTCATTTAAATCAAATATCAAGTGATATAACTATTCGAGTAGAAAATATTAATGATGTTTTTTATTTGACAACCATTCCAATTTACTTAGACACCTTAGTCAGATTAACTCAAGGAGACTTACCTGCAACAACAACATATCCTGAGAAATTAATAAAAAAGATATGTTCTTCAAAAGAAAAGGAAGATGTTGTAGTAGAGGATTTAGTTTCAGCTTTTGAGGCTCCTTTGGAAGAGCAAGAGGTTCCTTATTTAGAAGGAGACAATTTGGAATTTCAACCATTAGATGAATACATAGATGAAGGTTCTTCCGATGAAGCAAAGGTTAAAAATGCTATTTCTCTTTTTTATGGAGATGATGACGAAGAAGAAGAAGAAGATGAATTTGAAGGTGGTGCAAAAGAAACAGATAGTAGTGAAAAATCATTATCCAGTTTTGATTCTGAATCACCATTAAGCTCTGTAGAAGAACCTGTTAAAAAATCATCCGAAAGGTCATTGAGTTTTGAATCAGAAAAATCTTTAAGTTCTATGGAAGCAGCGCCTGAAGAACCAAGCAAAGAAGAAGAGTCAGAAAAATCTTTGAGTTCTATAGAAGAAGTTCCACAAAAACAATTAACACCAATTGAAGAAAGTGAATCGTTAAGTTCTGTTCAAGAACCGCAAGTTCCAGAAGTTAAACAAATAAAATCTCCAGCGCCGATAGAAAAACCTAAAATTCAATTAGTAGAAGACTCGGACGAGGAAGAAGAAGAGGAAGAGGAAGAAGAAAAAACTCCCCCAAAAAAAGTTGTAAACAAACCTGTTGCTGTTCCTAGAATAACAAATTTTGTAAGAGACATTAATAATATGTCTCTTCGAAATTACTTTCAAGATAAAATATCTGAAAAAGAACCTACATTAATACTTACAGAAAAACAAGGAAAATTTAATGCTTATTCAAGAGTGTGTCCTTCTGCAGATAGACGTCAACCTATTATTTTAACAAAAGAAGAACTCGATAAAATAAATGAAGAGCATCCAGGATTTTTAAAAGATGAAGATGTAATAAATTATGGATCTACAGAAGACAAAAATTTTTACTATGTTTGCCCTAGATATTGGAATCTAAAAACTAATACAATAGTAACTCCCGCGCAAATGGAAAAGGACAACTTATATAAACATATAATTCCAAAAAAGGGGAAAGAATCTAAAAAGGCTACAAATGAAAAATATATTTATGAATTCTCTCCTTCTGGAAATACAGATAAAGATTTCAAACAATACCCAAGTTTTCAAGTAGACAAACATCCAAATGGCTTTTGTTTGCCGTGTTGTTTTACAAACTGGGACACTCCTGATCAAATCAAAAGAAGGAAATTGTGTTCTGGAGAGAAAAAGGAAAAAAGTAATGAAGAAAAAGAAAAACCAAAAAAGGATGATGAGTATGTAAAGGGACCAGAGAAATTTCCCTTAGACACTGGAAGATGGGGTTATTTGCCTTTTCAAATTCAAAAATTTTTGCATGAAGCAAATGAAGATTGTCAAATTAGTAAAACAAACACAAATGTCAAGTTGAACCACCCATGTTTATTGCGTCATGGTGTTGAAACAAATGATTCTCAATCATTTATTGCTTGCATTGCAGATGCATTATTTTTTACAAAAAATGACGAAACTAGTAGAGAAGTAATGAAAGGAAATACAATTAAAAAAATGAAAAAGATAATTATTTCCATGTTAAATTTGGATAATTTTATAACATACCAAAATGGTAATTTGGTATCTGATTTTACAGAACCAAAGAGAGAAATAGATATATCAAATCCAAAATATACATCTTCAAAATTGTATACAAAGTTATCTTTAAAAAATAATAGTGATTTGCAATACTTTAAAAATGTGTGCTCCGCATATGAAAATTTCATAAATTTCTTGAAAGATGATAAAATATTTATTGACTACACTTATTTATGGGACATTATTTGCAAGCCAAATGAGTATTTATTTTCTTCTGGGATTAATTTGGTTGTTTTAGAAATTCCTGAAAATGATATTACAAATAATGTTGATTTAATTTGTCCCACAAATCATTATTCAAATGAGTTTTATGAATCTAGAAAACCAACATTAATTTTAATGAGAAGAGGTGATTATTTTGAACCTATTTATTCTTATAGAAACACAGAAAAGGCACTATTTGTTGGAAAGTTATTCAGTGAACGAGACCCTCAATTGTCAAGTGCAATGAGAATTGTCTTTAATAAATTGATCAAACCTTATTTCCAAAAGGTCTGTGCGCCTTTAAGTAGTATTTCAGAAAATATATATAAAGCAAAAAAACCTTTGATTCTCTCGGAACTAACTGACTTATTGACAAAAAAGAAGTATTCAATTTTAAAACAAGTTGTTAACTACCAAGGTAAAGTAATTGGTGTTATTGCCGAAAAAACAAAACAAGGTTTTATTCCATGTTATCCATCATCAATTAACAATAAATTTGATTACGTTTTTATGCTTGATCCAACTATTTGGAGAGAATATAACGCTACAATTGAATTTTTGAATGCTGTAAACAAAGACACAAGTGGTAAAATTTCTTCAAAACCCGAATTTAAAATAGTTGAAGATGAAATGATTGTCGGTGTATTGACTCAAACAAATCAATTTGTTCAATTATCAAAACCTTTTCCTCTCGGTGATGCTAGAGATGAAATACCTGTATTTGATAATAATAATTTTGTTGTAGATAAAAATAACGATCATCTTGTTTCTATTGATGTTCCTATAGAAACTTCAAACGAGGTTGACCATGAACGCGTTGAATACATTAAAAAAATTAAACTTGAAACCAACTTTTATAACGTTTTCAGAAATACCATACGCATTTTATTAAACGATTATGAGAATCTTAAGATGAGAGAAACCATTGAAGATGAAATGAACAAAGCTTATGTTATTTATAGCAAAAAGCTTGAATCAATACATAAATATTTGAAAACTTTGGCAAAAGATACAATTGTATTTTCAGACGATTACGATTACAATATTATTTCTGAAGTTTCAACATGTTTGGTAAATAAAAATAAAACAAAATGTGAATCCAAAACACCTTTGTGTGCTTTTACTACAGAAAATAAATGCCAAATAATTTTACCAAAGAAAAATTTGATAACAAAATTAGACAATGAATTATTATATTTTGGTAAAATGGCAGATGAGTTGATTCGATATAGCAGAATAAAATCATTTATACTAGAACCACAATCTTATTTATCTTTTACAAATTTAAGTTACAATTTAAATGATGATGAAATAATAATGATTCAATCCATGTTAACTCAAGAATATTTTGAAGGCCTTATTCCAGCGGTTTTTAATAAATATGTTAAATATAATAGCTATGATGAAGTTGAACCCATTCAACATCCAGTTTATGAAAACTCATATTCTATAGAAGAAGCAGTAAATCCAAAAAATATTGATGAGTGTGTTACAACTACAAAGGATAAAATATTCTCTCTAACATGGAGAAAACATTTCCCAAAAACATTCAAAGAAAAAGAATATTCCAAAACAAAATATTGCACATTTTATGTTATTATTGACTTAATAAAAGAGAAAACTGGGCAAGTATTTGACATAAATGGCATTCGCGATGAATTATACTCTGAATATATAAAATATGTTCCAAAATTGGAGGGACAAATTTTAGATATGATGAGTGCGCAAGGTAAAAAAATAGTTGCATCTCAAGTAAAAGGAAAAAAATTAAGTTTTCAAGATATGATCTACTCCGAAAGTTACTACTTAACAACTATTGATTATTACTTATTGGCAAATAAATTTAATGTGCCTATTTTTTTCATTAGCGCAAAATATTTATTTGAGACAAACTTTTCAAAACACGAGTTTGTTGCTTATGGTGATAGAGACGATAATTTTGCATTTATTGTAGTTCCAGGGTTAAGAGCGGAAGAAATCCCAAGTTTCAAAGTAATTCAATCTGAAGCTAATAAATATTTTTTTAGTTTGTCCGATATTAAAAATAACGAAGATTTAATTGTTGCATTAACAGATAAAAAAAGTGTTCAAAATTATATTGAATCTTTTACTAAGACTTCAACTTATGTATATCAAAAAAAGAAACCTAAACCAGTTTTATTAATAGAAGATAGTGAAAGTCAAAAAAGTGAAAAATCATTGCAAAGTGAAGCAAAAAGTGAAGCAAAAAGTGAAGCAACAATTATAATTGCACCCAAAAAGAAAAGAACATTAAAGGAGAAAAAGGTTGTAGATAAAAGAAAAAGCAAAAAAAATGTTCCACCACTAAAACCTGTATTAGAATTTACAAATAGTTCTGAAGTTTAACTTACAGAATCATTATCATTCTCTTCATCATCTTCTTGATTTGATGCATTTATTATGTGATCAATAACCCTTTGCGTTCTATTTATTAAATCTTCATCTTGTTCATCATCTTCATTTTCAACATCACTTTGTAAATTAAAGTTTGGAAAGGTTTCATCATCACTATCGTCATCATTATTACTACCATTTAAAATTGGTGTTTCACTACTTGATTCATTGCTAGAGTTATTGTCTTCTACATCATTGTTATTAATAATATCATCATCATCATCGTCATCTTCTCGTCCATCATAGTAATCTGCTTCATTTTTAACATGAGAAGTTAAAAATGCATCGTTTTCCTTCTCATAAAAATTTACATGCTCATCATTAAAAATAATAATTTTTTTTTTGCTTACATTCTTATTGAAAGGATTATCAATAATTCCTGGAGGTACATATTTTTCAAACTTTATATATTTTCTTCCGAATTTTGGATTAAATTTAAAAAATCGCCTTATTTTATAGCATAATTTATGAAAATATTCGTGTCTTTTTTCAAAACATAAAGAATATGTTGCTATAAAATAATAATGCAAATATGGTTTCATAATTTCATATAGTTTATTTTTAGGAAAATCATCACTTATATTTATTTTTTTTCTGTAATATGTTTTGATCATTGTATAAATATAGTCTTCCGCTTCGCTATGTTCTAAATTGTCGACATAATCTTTTATTGCATATTCTCTTATAATGTAAAGATTTTCTTTACGAAAATTTTCTAAGTTAAAATTGGCCATGAAAAAACTTTGAATCAAGTCAGGCATTATGTAACTTTTATATTTTATAAAAAAATAAATGTTATATAAAGTTGACTTATTAAATGGAATATTAGTGTATGGATTTTTACACTCAGAAGGATCAGAAAAAAAATTAGGAGAATTTGTCAATGACTTTTTTATTATTTGCATCAAATCGTTTATTGTAAATAAATATTTACAAGAATTTTTTGAATCAAAAATGCAAATAACATTTTTATCTGTTTTTTTTATAGGATTTAAAAACATATCAGTGGCAATTTTAATGGGAGCCTTCTTATTTTTATATATATAAGCTAATCTAGAAAATCCATTGTTAATTTTCTGGATTGAACAAAATAAATTTATTATTCTTTCTTTAAATTCATCTGAACAAAACATATTTTCAATAATAGACTTTAATAAAACAAACTTTCCATTTTTTCTAATGTCAAAAATTACGTATTGATAAAAAAAATTTTGCAAAAAATAATCTTTGTTTTGATCTTTATTTTCAATTGAATAATTTCTTAAAGTACCCATAAAATCTACTCGTTTCACAAAATCTGTCGTATAAATATAAGGGTCCATATTTGGGTTCATTATTTTTTGACTTATGTAAAAAAATGTTTCCATTATTATTATTATAGTTTTGTATTTAATATTATTCACAAAATTATATTGTAATGAGTTTTAATTTTTTTTTAAAATCCTGGATTGTAATTATTGTCCGATCCTAAATTACTTGCACTAATACTTACAACATTATTTTGAATTGCAAGTTTGCTAGTGCTGCATGCATCATTTGAATTTTCAATTCCACCAAACATTTTTTCAATATCGTCTTGTTCATTGACTGCCTCATATTGTGAAACCTCTTCAAGTTCTTTCATTTCATCAATATTTAACACTACTTGGAAAGCACTTGTTCCATAAAATCCTTCTTGACCGCACATAACATTTGCTGAAATTCCTCGCATTGTATCCAATTCGGCGTGTCTAGCCGCCTTCAAGAACATTTCAGGGGTCTCCTCAAAGGATGCCTTTGCAATAGGGCCAATATTATCATTATTAATACCATGACGGAAAATAGATATCATTTTACTGGTAAAAGTCATACGATCGCATAACAAACTAAAATTGTGTGAATTGATATAAGTACCATCAAATTCAATAACATCAACCAACTCATTATAAATTGTTTGTCTTGCAGCTTCAATTCCAAGCACATTAAAGACTTCAACAATATCATTACTAATAGTTCTATTTGCATCAATGTAGTCCAACGCCAAAACACTCATCATATTTGTTCCAACTGTATCCAAAACCCAAATATCTTGTTTCTTGAAAACACCAGATGTTTCTACCACGTTATCCTTGATTTTTCGCATAATAACTTTATTGATTCCCTTGATACCGCGCAAGACAATGTTTTGTAAAAGTTGATCTTGAAAATTCTTCAAAATATAAATCTGATCTGACTGATCAAGTGGATTTACTTTCTTCTTTTGTCCACTTCTTGAACTATTCTGTTTCATAATATTATTCATTCGAATGCGGAAAACAAGTTTATCTGAATTATAATCTGAAAATACACAACTGATTTCATCTCCGTAACTATTGTTAAGTGTAAAATTAACGTCATCCATTGTTAAATTTTTTTCCAACATCATAGTTTGATCCATAACCATTCTAATTATCCATTTGGATTTTTCATTAGTATCATCACTCGATGAAACGTTTGCGCATTCATCTATCATACTCTCAAATGCGCGATATTGTTCCATTGTACTTTTATCTTCTTCAATCATTGTATTCAAATCATCAGGATCAAAACAAATTTCAATTGACTCAACAATTTCTTCCAAAATTGTGTGCTCTAACATATACATGATTGCATGCGCTTTATCTTTATCAGTTTCCTCATCTTTTTTCAAATATACTGTTAATGAAGGATTCTTTGGTTCACTAGACAATGACAAGATTTCTTCAATTCGCGGCACACCACGAGTTACATTAGATTTGGCTGCAACACCAGCAAAATGAAAAGTGTTCAAAGTCATCTGGGTTGAAACTTCGCCAATAGATTGAGCTGCAAGCATACCAACCATTTCTCCAGGCGTAACAATTGCACGCTTATAAGCTAATTGAATTGCGTTAAGCAGAACTGAAAGAGCTGTTTTATTAAATCTTTTCACAAAAAGCAAGTCCTTAGGTGATAAGTAATAATAGTAAAGAACTTTGAATAATTGTGTGGGAGGAGCATAATGAATTTTTTCAAGATTTTCATAAGTTTCTTCAATCATTCCAAATGCTTCAAGTGGAGTAATATCGACAAGAGAATTTGAATTTATATTTTGTTGACCTTGAATATTATTAATAATATACGAAAATGCAACGGGACAATTTACAATACTATCGCCTTTATTTTTGAATACATTTTTAATAATTTCTTCGCGTTTCTGAATCATAAAATCTGTATATTTCTTGCATTTTTCATTTGTATCCTGGAGTTGTTTTTTGAATCGAGTTAAGGTATTTTTCAACATCATTATACTCAATCCTTTAAATTTACCAGATTCATCGGGCATATTGAAATGCGCGTAAATCTCTTGAATGCTCATAGAAACAATTGGAATTTGTTGATTTTCTACGCGAACTGTATCGATTCCATCTTCTCCATATGCAAACTGAACAATTTTACTTTTATTTGTTCTTATAGTCATGTCATAATTTACCATAAGATCCTCAAGACCCTTGATAATTCTTCTTTGAATATAACCTGTGGTGGAAGTTTTAACTGCAGTATCAATCAAACCAACGCGACCACCCATTGCGTGAAAGAACAATTCTTGAGGAGACAAACCATTAATATAAGAACTTTCAACAAATCCACGAGCACCAGGAGAATCATCAAACTTGGTGTAATGAGGAAGAGTTCTTTGCTCAAATCCATATGGAATACGTTTTCCATCCACGTTTTGTTGACCAAGACACGAAATCATTTGTGAAATATTCAAGTCACTGCCTTTAGATCCTGCATTTACCATAATAACAAAACGATTATTTTTATCAAGACTCTTCAATCCAATCTTGCCTGCTTCAGATGATGCTTGATTTAGAATATTATTGACTTGTGTCTCAAACTCCTGTTCATTTGTTTTACCAGTGTTATTTTCAAAAACACCAATTTGAGTTTGATCAATCAAATTCTTAACATCTTGCTTCTTTTTCTCAATAACATTAATAATTTCTTGATTTGTCTTATCATCCGAAATCAAATCACTAATTCCAACACTGAATGAGCTGGATTTCATGTATTCGGTAATAATATTTTGCAAATCATCAATAAAGTTAGAGGCTGCCATATTTCCAAAATCATTGCACGAACGTTGAATGAGACCCTTTGTGCCCGCACCCAACACGTCTTTATCAATCTGACCTCGAAGATACTTTCCATTGCGAATTTCAAGAATATGATTTGAAGTCTTGGGATTTTCATCATCTTTATACGCTTTTGTTTTGTAACTTAAAGACAATGGGTTCATAATTTGCGAAAGCAAATCAAAACTGGAAATTTGTTCACCCTTTGACAACAATTCCTCCTCATTTACTCTTTGAAACATCATTAGCAAGTTCATTGCTTCACGAGGAGTAAAATTTATATTTTCTCTTGTAAAACGATAACAACCAAGCATTGAATCTTGGTAAATGCCAATAATCGGTTTGTTATTTGCGGGACTAATTAGTTGATATGGAACTGCAGCAAGATTTTTTAATTCCGATTCAGACTCAACATCTTGCGGCATATGAAGATTCATTTCATCACCATCAAAATCAGCATTATATGGCTTGGTGTCAGCAACATTCATGCGAAAGGTATCGCCTCTCTTCATAATTTTTGCAATATGACACATCATACTCATTCTATGAAGAGTGGGTTGACGATTGAAAAGGATTGGATCTCCATCCATCATGTGTCTGTGCACAATATCACCTTCTTCAAGAACAATAGACTTTCTGTCAACATATCTCAGCGTGATTGATTCACCATTTTTCTTTTCCAAAATTTTAGCACCAGGCCATTCATCAGGTCCATTCAATACTAGTTTTGTCAAAAAGGCCTTATTTATTTTATTAACAATCACTGGCTTAGTAATGTTTTTAGCAATTTTCATAGGAATTCCCAAATCGCGAATAGAAATGTTGGGATCTGCAGTAATAACCGAACGTGCACTAAAATCAACACGCTTGGCCATAAGATTTCCTCTCATGCGCCCACCCTTACCATTCAAACGATCCTTAATTGATTTAAGAGGTCTACCTGAACGCTGTGCAACTGATGCCACACCTGGAATCTTGTTATCTACTTGAGTTGCAACATAATATTGCAATACTGTAGTCCAATCATCAATAACATTAGCAGGTGAATTATTTTGAATTTTCTCCTGCAAAGTTTTATTGGTCTTAATAATATTTACCAAGATATGACTCAAATCGTCCTCACTTCGTTGCTGAGCATCATGCTTTACTGATGGTCTGACTGCAGGAGGAGGAACGGCCATTACTTGACAAACCATCCAATCTGGTCTTGACCAAATGGGACTAAAGCCCATGAAAGAGACATCCTCGTCGGAAATTCTCTTAAATATCTTAAGAACCATTTCAGGAACTAATTTAATCACAATATTTTCTCCATCTTCGCTTTCATTTTTCCATTCAGCAAATATTGTTGCAAGTCCTTCCTTTCTAATTTTGTTTGGTTGCAAACATCCACAACCATCTTCAGTATCTTCGCCGCAACGCTTCATTTTACTAGCCAATGAAAATACATACTTCCATCTAGCATCTCCTGTAATTTTTAGCGCTTGCTTGTATTTTTCTTTACTAATAAGAAGTTTGCTGCATTTAAAACAAACACATCGCAAAAGTTTTTGTATTGTGCTCAAATATTGAATATAAAACACTGGACGGGCCAATTCAATGTGCCCAAAATAACCAGGGGTTTGCATGTAGTCTAAACCATCTGTAGGACAAATCAGCCCTGGTTCAAGTACACCCATTCTTGGATCAAATAATCCTCCAATAACAGGTTTATTATTTATATATGTATCACGACTGGTAATTTCAGCAACAGATCCTTTACGTATTTCATCCGGAGACAAAATGCTGAATTGAATACCAATAATTTTAGAGGGATTATTCATATTGAAACTGTTGTTTTTAGACATCTCCTTATATTACCACAATAATATTTAGATTGTTTTAAAATCAATTTTTTTAATTATTGTTTAAATCATTTTGTTAAAACTATTATTTTTTCAAATAAAATAAAAATTGATTTGAATATAAAACTAAAAATAATAAATACATAAAACAAGAATGCCGCGCGACGCTCAAACTAAATATTCAAAAAAGGAAATTAAACGTTCCAAAAAATCTGAGGAATTGGCTAAGAAAAAAAAGCGAAATAATGACTCAGATGATGATGATAATAGCATCTTCACCAGCGATGATGAAGATGAAATGGATGTTCACGAATATAGAAAGTTTTTGAAGAAAATATTCCCATCTAAACATTTAGATAAGAAGATTTCCTCCGGAGAAAAATTAAAGGCTTTAGCTAAAAAACGCATTGTTGAAGAGGAGGATGAAGATTCTGATGAAGAAGAGGAAGAAATTGTTTTGAAGCATTCTAAAAAGAATTTTAAAAAGCGAATTTCTAATAAAAAGAAGAAGGTTGAAGAAACTGAAGATGAAGATGAGGAAGAAGAAGAAATCGTCCGAAAACCTTCTAAAAAATCTTCAAAAAATAAAAAAGTAGTTGTTGAAGAAGATGATGAGGACGAGGAGGAAGAAATTTGGGAAACTGATGAAGATGAAGAAGGCGAAGAAGATGAAGAAGATGAACTTGAAGGTAGAAAACCAGGAAAATTCAATATTATCTTTACTATTGGTGGAAAAGGTGAAGATGATGATGAAGATGAATGGGACGATGAAGATGAGTGGGATGATGATGACGATGATGATGAAGAAACTGAAGATGAAAATGAATCAGTTTCTTCTGACTCGGATTCAGATGAAGATGAAGATGAAGATGATGATGAAGATGAACAAGATACCCAATTATTAAAAATTAAAAATAAAAAGAATAAATCAAAAAAAGGAAAAAATGTAGAATCAAAAGATGATGGTCTAAATGTAGAAAAAGCAAAGTCAGACGAAAATCCCGAGGAATTTCTTTCTCAACTAAAGGAAATTTATGAGAAAACCAAGTCCGCAACTACATTGGAGTGCATAAAAATGTGCGAAGAAAAAATTAAGCAAAATAAAATTAAAAGAGAAAAGAAATGCAAGAAACAAAAGGAAAAACATTGCCGAATCTTTAAAAAGATTATCAAGGACAAAAACACTATGAATGACTCTAGCTTCTTTGAAAAGTTGGAAGTTGATCAACAAAGAAAGGTTTTGGCTGAAGTTCGTGAAATTAATAAAATTACTCGCGTTGAGAAACCTTATCGCATGACTTTGTTGGAAGCAAATATTCCTGTAAATTTCAAGGCCGACGCAATCAAAAAGATTAATTCACTTCGATACATGGAACCTGGGTCAGGCGAATATTATAAAATTAAAAATTGGGTTGATACATTCATGCGAATTCCATTTGGAAAAATGGAAAATTTACCAGTAAATATTTCACATGGTGTTGAACCTTGTCATGACTTTATGGAAGCTGCAAAGAATACATTAGACGCAGCTGTTTATGGTTTGAATGACGCAAAAATGCAAATTATGCAGATGATGGGTCAACTTATCACAAATCCTAATGCAATTGGAACTGCAATTGCAATCCAAGGCCCTCCTGGTACTGGTAAAACTTCATTGGTAAAGGAAGGTATTAGCAAAATCCTGAACCGACCTTTTGCCTTTATTGCTCTTGGTGGTGCAACTGATAGCAGTTTCTTGGAAGGGCACTCATACACATATGAAGGTAGTACCTGGGGTAAGATTGTTCAAATTCTAATTGACAGCAAGGTAATGAATCCGGTGATTTACTTTGACGAATTAGATAAGATTAGTGACACACCAAAGGGTGAAGAAATTGCAGGCATTTTGACGCATTTGACTGATACATCTCAAAATAATGAATTTCATGATAAATATTTTGCAGAAGTCAATTTTGATTTGAGCAAGTGTCTCTTTATCTTCAGTTACAATGATGAAAGTAAGATCAATCCTATTTTGAGGGATAGAATGTATAAAATTCATACAAAGGGTTATGACCGCAAACAAAAGATTATTATTTGCAATAACTATCTTCTTCCAAAGATTCGTGAACAGGTCAAGTTTGATGAAGGTGAAATTATTATTCCAGATGAGACTATTGGTTACATTATTGAAACGCATTGCAACAAAGAGGATGGCGTCAGAAATATGAAGCGTTGTTTAGAAATTATTCACACTAAACTTAACTTGTATCGTCTTATGAAGCCAGGATCAAATCTCTTTGAAGAGGACATGTCTCTTAAGGTAGAGTTCCCCTTTACAATTACGCCTCACATTGTAGATAAACTTATCAAGAAACCTGAAATTAATATGTCATATCAAAGCATGTACCTGTAAAAATTAACAGAAAATTATAATACCTTTTATAGATTAGAAATTTATTTTTTTTATATAATAAAAATACTTAAATGTAATTCACATTTTTATACATAATGAAATTTATAACAACAATTATAAAAAAATTTATGCCAAAGGACCTACCAAAACCTGTTGGTAGATGGAATATAGAAAATTGCAATTCAAAAATTAACTATAAGGTTGATTTATCTAATGAAGACCATTGCGGACCTTGCGGTCAATATGCTTTAACAAAAATGGAGATTGAAAAAGATGTAAATAAAAATAGCACAATAAAAAAAAATAATACTACTTAAATGTTTCATGTAAATATATTAAAATGAAAAAGGTTTTACTAGAAAAAATAAAGCAAGAAAAAGTATTTTCTCATGATCAACAAATTTGTCATCATGACATTGTAAGAGATTTAATTGATATAACACCCGATAGAAGTCAAGTTATATTTTATTGTGAAAAATGTATGGCTGATTTTACACATTTAAAATTACCAAAATCTATTGGTAAATAGATTGAACCGACCAAAAAGAAAATTAAGACAAGATCATAATTATTATTTATATATTTATTTTTTAAATAAAATTGAAAATATGTTTTATTTAAAAGTATTTATAAAGCAAATATAACTTAATAATGAACAATTATTTACAAAATGGGTTTTATGCACAAAGAGCTAGTTGTAATTTTCGGTATAATTATAGTTTCTTTAAAAACGAAATTAGTGAAAACGATATAAAACTTTGTAATCTTGAAAAGGAAATCATTTTTTGTAAAAATGATGTAGATTATATAAGGAGTTTTATTGAACACATAAAGGATAGAGTAATAAAAAAATGCAAGAATCTTAACTCTGTAAAAATTATATTAACTATATTTGATAAAAATAATATAATTCATAAACTTATGGTTGTTATTACCACTATGATGCATAATTTATTGAAAATAAAAGGAAAAAGAGATTATTATAAATCAATAATTGTTTTTGTTGAATATGAAGGTCAACCAGTTTTTATGGGAGATTTAAATTTTACTGGATTAAGTTAATTAGAGGGTTAATAGTAATATTTTAAATTAAAATATAAATACAAATGTTTAAAAAATAAATGGAACATATAATAAATAAACTATCCAAAATAGAAGACGTCAAAGACTTGTGGAAAAATTGGAGCTTAGAAGAAATAAAACAATTATTAGATATATATTTAATAATATCTAAAAAAGAAAAACATATATTTAATATGATTGATTTTTACTTACTACCTTGTGATAGTTTTGAACATAGTTTTCAAGATATTTTTTACAATTATGATAAAGTATATTTGGAGAAAAAGGCAAATGGGGTAGAATATTGTATAAATGAAATTGTAATTTTAAATGAATTAGCTGAAAAGAAACGTAGAATAAAGAATGAAGAATAACCCATTTAATTTATCCTTTATTTTTATAAATTTTTTTTAATTCTAATTATTGTATATGGAAGATTCAATTGAAATTTCAACAGAAAAACAAAGACTAAAAGATTTAGCTATTCAAGGATTAACTCAACAATATCCAAGAATACCAGAAACTGATATACGTAAAATTTTTGGTTATTTGGAAAGATTTTGCAAACTTACAAATAATGGAAACGTATCTTTGCAAATTTTTAAAAGCTCAAGAAATTGTTCTATAGCCTGGATGAAAAGTAAAGTTGACATGTTTTTTTTAAACTGCGCTAGAACATATGCAAGTATGGATCCAAAACAAGTAATTGTAAAAATGTTGGGACGCGAAGCATATGAAGAAGGTTTTCAAGCTTATTCTAGAAGCCCTATTTCAAAAATTGATGACGATGATGAAATAGATGTTGCACTTTTAGAAGGAGAAACGCCAATACAAATTCATGGAAATATGGAAGATGTAGATGGAGGATCTAGACGAAGACGTAAAACTAAAACAAGCAAACGCAAAACAAAGACAAAGAAAACTAAAAAGCAAAAGCGGGGTTCAAAGAAATTCCGTAAAACACTTAAATAAAATATGCAAGGTATTAAAAATCTTACTATTATCATTTTTAATTCCAAAATCTTGTTTATTATTAAAATGCATTATTGCTTCCTCAAAATGTTTAATATCTCTTTCTCTAATTTGAAAATTATGCAGGTCTATTATTTGTTCAGACGTAAAGTTATGTTTAAAATTCTTTTTTTTAAGTAAAATAATCAAACTTTTTTTACATTCATAACTTTGTTTTTTAATGTCAATTAAAATTCCCGGTTTTTCATTGTTAATATGGATTTTTTTTAGTGAAAGTGGAAAAGTGGGAAGTTTTTTTATTCTATTAGAACTAAAAGTTAATATTTTAAGTTTATTAGGCAACTTTGGCAATTCTAAAAATTCATTATCATCAATAAAAAGATATTCTAATTTTTTTGGAAGTACATCTTCTATGCTAACTATTTTATTATATTTGATATTAAATTTTTTTAAATTGGGGAATGGTATTTTTAAAATTTTTCCGTAAATAAAATTTGACGCGCAATTAAATACTTTTATATTATCCTTGTCTTCAATTGAATTTATCTTTCGAATATATTCATCCATATCTAATCCAACATTAGTAATGTAAATGTTATCGCCTGTTCTGTACATTATTATTTTTTATTAATATTAAAAATGTATAAAATAATTTAATCTAGTAATTCGTTAGAACTAATACCAAAATCAGAATCTAGTTCTATTAGTCTTTCAAATTTTTTTTTGTATTTTAAATAATAAAATTTATAAAAAAATGCTGCAGCTAATATGAATCCAAAACTTGCACTACAAATTGATATTATTATTGTTTCGTTTAATCCATTATTATTATTTTTTGAGAAACTAGGTTGAATAGTTATTGTGGATGGACACATTGTTGTAAATTTTTGTGATGGAATTGATGTTGAATGAATTTCTGTTGGTTCAAAAGTACGATCATTATTTGAAAAAATTTTTGAATGAGGAAATGATCCATAGGTATACAAAGATGTTGCCGATTGTCTAGAAAAAGATTTTACATCTTTATTTAAAAGATAGTAATTTGGATTAAAGTTTGACATATTTATATAAAATCTTATATAAATATTTACGATTAAATTAATACTCAGAATAGGGAACGTTATTTCCTCCGCGGGTAATTAAATAGTTGTATTGGTCTACTGTCATGCATGCACATCCACTGCTGTTAGAATATGCATTGGGACAGCATTCTGGTTTGAAAGGAGTAGTCTCAAACATATTCAACTCACCTTCAGGAAGAGGAACAGGTTGTTTTTCACGATTCAAAATATTTTGAACGCCTTGACTTAAAGGTTGACCAGGAACAACTGTTAGGTTGGGACGTCCCCATTTTGAAGTGGGCATGATAACGCCATTGTAACTTCCTAAAGTGTAAGCAGATGATTCACCATCGTTAATAAGACCTAAAAATCCTTCTTTCTTTTTATCTTTTTCCGATGAAAGTGTAGTATCGGCTACAGCTTTAGCTGCGACTTCCATACCTTCCATTAAAGGAAAGGTTGCACAGGAACATAATAAATGTCCTGCCATGATCCAATAAACAACAACAATCAAGATCAATATTTCTAGTCTGAATTTAAATCCAAAAATCGAAATTTCCATTTATACATATTTCACAGATAATAATTTTTAACGATGTGGGCGTTTTGTTAAACTTGCTCTAAAATAATAAATCAACGCAAGAATTATAATCATTGAATATTAAATCACCAACTTTAAATGTTCCTTTATCTGTAACTAAATGATATAATTTTTCGGATTTATTGTTTCTTGTTATACAATTTTTATTATTCAATTGCAAAGTAGAAGTTTGCCCTAAATTTGCGTCAGTAAAATTTAATTTTGGTCCTCCTACAAAATATTTATTTTCACCTAAATTGCAAATTATTTGTTTATTCACATTTGTTCCGTCGATTTCTACTAAAGCATAAACTCTCTCGCCATTTTCTAAAATATCATTGATTTTGATTCCTGAAATTAATTTTGTTACTCCATTATTTAAAATCAACCTTGTATTTTCATCAAATCCACCATTCAAATATTTATGAATATCAAACTCGCTAATTTTATTTAAATTCAAGCCAGTGTTTTTAGAAATAAATTCTTTTGTTTTTACCAAAGTCGTATCATATATTTCATCCCAATCTGAAAAAACAATCTTTTTTATAACAATAAATTTATTTGACGTGTTTAAACAATAAACATATGGTTTTTCGTAGCTTCCAATTTTTTTACTAAATATGTGTTTTGACACTGGTATCCATTGATTTTCAAATTTTACAATATGACATCCGCTTACAATAATATTATTTATTGAATACATATCTAATTTGGTGGCATCTACTTTCATTTTAGCTGTTACACTGCTTCCATTTGATAATATATCGCCAACATTTATGTCAACAATAGAAACTTTTTTGCCATTTAATAACTCTATTTCAGTATTTTCATCAAAACACCTTAATTGAGGTACTGCCGAAGATTGCACTCCCAATACTTGAGTTAAAAATACAACTATTATTGTTAATGGTATTGCAATTGCCAAAAATATTGCTGAATTTACTGCAGCAAAAGGCCATGTAAATGGTAAAATCCATAATACAAGAATTAAAGCTAATAAAACTAACAAAATAATTACAATAAATTCAACTATTGCGCCCATTAAACTTTTAAGAGCGTAATAACTACCTAAACTTGTAAATAAAGCTGCGGTTAATATACCTTGTATTTTTCCCATTGCATCTTTCATTCCGATAATAATTTGTTGAAGAGGAATCATCATATTCATAATTCTTCCCATTACTTCTTTTGCTATAGCTGCCATACTATTTCTAACATTGTTTATCATATCGCGCACACCTTGTATTTGTTTCAAAATTTCCAAATATAAACTCTGCAACATACTTGTAATATATGTCAAAGGTTGCACTGCATAACCAGTAATAGATTTTAATATATTTTGAACGCAATAGGTAAAATTTTCTTGAGTAAAATCTCCAATACTTTTTCCTGGTGGTTTATTTATAAATCCAGCAAATGGCATAACCTTTGGGTTGCATCTTTGATTTACCCAATCATCCTTAATGGGTTGAACATTTAACATGACAGCACAATAAGAATAAACTAAAAATACAATAATTGATAAAACGATAAACAAAAAAACTTGACTTCCATATTGATCAAAATAAGTTAGTTTATCATACATATTTTTTACTTTATTTGCGCTTTCTTGAATATTATTCATATATAGTAATTGGATAATATTCAAATTGAAAAACCATAATTACAAGGAAACCTAATTTCTCTTAAGTCCTTGAAGTTTTATAATATAATCTTCCCAATCCCAAAAAATTTCTTTTCCTATTTTGATTTTATGTGTATTTGTTATCAAACAACTAAACCAATCTAATTTCTTTTCTTTTTCGGGAACATGGATGGCTTTGGGATGATCTTTTACACAAATAAATTTACCATTAAAGTGAATTAAATGAGATCCTGTGACATAAATAGGTTCATCATTTACACCAGATTTATCAAAGCAATATAATTCCTCTTTTTTATCATTATCAATTTTCATTACTGCTGTGACTTTGCTTCCGTCTTCTAAAATATCCCCTAAATTTATATCTTTCATTTTAACAATTTCACCATTTTTTAATTTTATTGATGTAAATGGATCAAAACAATGACCTAGTGCTCTAACTAATTGACCTGGAGGACCATTCCAAGTACTTTGCATTGTTTTAACACTACCATCCATTACATACATTAAAGTTACCATAATACCTATCATTTTTCCAATCATGTCTTTTATTCCAATTGTTATTTTTTGAAATTCAATAACTAAATTTAAAAATACACCAAATACACTTTGAATAATAGATGTAATGAAATTTCTAATTTTATTAAACATCTCTCTAACATTGTTAACAATAACCATAAATTCTCCGCCTAAAGATGATAACAATGTTGTTACATATGTTAAAGGTTGCAATAAATAACCCATGAAGCTTGACTGCATATTTTGAACACAATAAACAAAATCTTGTTGAATATTATTAGAAAGAGGCATGTACATAGGATTGCATCTATAAAGTGGCCAGTTATCTTGAATTTCTTTTAATGATATAAAATAATAAATGGCCAATATTTGAACAACAAATATTACTTGTACATATATAAAATTTAACCAATTTTTTCCAGTAGGCATTATTATATTATTGCTATATAATTCTTTGTTCATTTAAATTCTTAAACACTTATTTTCTGGATTTGCGGTGTTTTCTAGATTTTCTAGATTTCAATTTTCTTGATTTTCGTTTTGTTTTTCCACCACTATAACAAGGCCACTCTAAAAAACGTCTCGATTTTCTTTTTCTAGACCCTCCTTTAACTCCTGTAACTGCAGCTTGACTATCATAGACAGCATTAGCATTATTTTGGTTTGATGTAGATACCAAGTTTGAAAGAATTCCTCCAGATCCATTAATTGCTGGAACAGATTGATCGGAATATGTTTTAGGAGTTTGAGGAACTACAACTGGCGCCGGGGATGTTTGACCACCGCGATATCTTCGTTTTCGATGTTTACCTCCAGATAATTTTGCCATATTTGCAGTATCTGTTTGTCCAGATTTAAAACTATTTAAAGCTGCATTCTGTTGGCTACTTCCATTAATAGCTTGAACCTGCATTGGCGGAAAAGCGTTTGTTGAAGGTTGTGTAGGATCAGTACTCATTTAATATAATTAAATATAAAAAATAAACGTTTAAAAATAAAAATATATAAATTACTTATACTATGGACGATAGAGCGCGATTACAATTAGCAAAAATGATCAAGGCGAATAATGTAGAGGATCAAACTCAATTAATACGCGATTTAAAACACAGCCACATTCTAAAACAAGACATAAATACTCTAATTCTATTAAAGGCTAAATATAGAAATGATCCCGATCAATTACTTTTAGAATCAATGAATGAATGTAACTTTTTATTTACGTATTATACTGATATTTATAACAAAATTAAGAAAGACGAGATTGATTTGAATATTTTAAGTAGTTTTATTGATGTTTTACGAAAGATTGAAGATGGTGAAATGGACCAACACGAGGGATCATTTGCAGTTGGAACGCTTTTGAAAAAATTATATGTTGATAGTGCGCTTAAAAAAGCTGAAAAGTTGGACAAAGAACATGAAAATGATAATGAGCCAATTCAATATAAAGAACCATTGCAAATTAGCTGGAAACAATTCAAAGCTACTCAGGAAACCTTAGGTTCCCTGAAACCCTCCTCTTAATTTTAAAAGTTTTATAAATTTTGCAACTTTTCTAAAAGTTATAAAGAGCTTAAATATATTGCGTGTAATATATTTAAGATGCCGAAAAAATATGCTAAAACGACTACTACACTTGTTATCGTTGAATCTCCTGCTAAATGCAAAAAAATAGAAGAATATTTAGGTCCAGGTTATAAATGTGTGGCTAGTTTTGGTCATTTGAGAGAACTAAATTCTTTAAAAAACATTGACATTGCAAATAATTTTCAGCCAAAATATACAGATATTGATAATCCTATTAAATTAAAACGCATCACTCAATTAAAAGGTGAAATATCTTCGGCGGATGATGTTATTTTAGCAACTGACGATGATAGAGAGGGTGAAGCAATAGCGTGGCATATTTGTGATATGTTTAATTTGAATGTAGAGAGAACAAAGCGCATTGTTTTTCATGAAATTACCGAAGCAGCCATTCAAAAAGCTATAAAAAATCCAAGAACTATTAATATGAATATTGTACATGCACAACAAGCACGTCAAATTTTAGATTTGTTGGTAGGTTTTAAGGTTTCACCAATTTTGTGGAACTATATAGCAAAAAATGCGGATAATAGTCTCTCAGCCGGTAGATGTCAAACCCCCGCTTTGCGACTCATATATGACAATCAAAAAGAAATTAATGAAAACCCAGGAGTAAAAAAATATAATACAACCGGATATTTTACAAATCAATGTATTCCTTTTGAGCTTTCAAAAAAATATGAAAATGAAAATGAATTGTTAGATTTCTTGGAGGCATCTGCAGATTTTAAACACGTATATTCATGCACAAACCCCGCAAAAGTATTTAAATCCCAACCCGAACCTTTTACAACATCAAAATTGCAACAGGCATCTAGTAATGATTTGCACATCTCTCCAAAGGAAACAATGAAAATATGTCAAACGTTATATGAGGGTGGTTATATTACATATATGAGAACAGATAGCAAAACCTATAGCAAAGATTTTATTGACAAAACCAAGAAATATATTGAAACTACTTATGATGCAAATTATATTAACAAAGAAATAGATTATTTAACTACAGGAGAAAAAGACGAGAGAGAAGTTTCATCTAAAAAAAAGAAAAAAATCGAAAAAGATAAACCAGCGGCACAAGAAGCACATGAGGCTATACGACCAACAAATATTAATTTAAAGGATCTTCCTGACAAAATGGAATCGAGAGAAAAAAGACTCTACAAATTAATTTGGGAAAACACACTAGAAAGCTGTATGGAGAAGGCGTCATTTTATTCTATTAATGCAAACATAACAGCTTCTCTCGATAATAAATATTCGTATACTAGTGAAATTGTTGATTTTCCTGGTTGGAAGATTGTTAAAAAGAAATATGATTCCGAAAACAAAGAGTATCATTATTTATTAACAATCAAGCAAAACTACGACATACCTTATAAAAAAATTCAAAGCAAATTAACACTTACAAATACAAAAATGCATTACACTGAGGCAAAGTTAGTTCAATTGTTAGAAGAAAATGGTATCGGAAGGCCTTCAACATTTTCAATGTTAGTAGATAAAATTCAAGAGAGAGGGTATGTGAAAAAGGATGATGTAAAAGGTGTTAGAAAAAGATGTAGTGATTATGAATTGGAAAATAATGAAATTTTTGAAATAGAAACAGAGCGCGAATTTGGAAATGAAAAAAATAAATTAATCATTCAACAAGTAGGTACAATTGTTTCTGAATTTTTGGATAAGAATTTTCAAAATTTATTCAACTATGAATACACAAAAGAAATGGAAAATGATTTAGACAAGATTGCAAAAGGAGAGAAAATATGGCACACTATTTGCGCTGAATGCTTAAGTCAAATAGATAATTTGATTAACCTACTTAAAGAAACAGGAGAGAAAAAGCATGAAATTAAAATAGATGAGCATCATGTATACACTATTGGAAAATTTGGCCCAGTAATTAAATGCTCGGAAGAAGGTAGTGAAGGTATTTCTTTTAAGCCAGTTAAAAAAGATATTGATTTGGAAAAATTAAAAGCAGGTGAGTATAAGTTAGAAGATATTATTGCAGAAAATAAAAGCTCAACAGATAGAATTTTGGGTCAGCACGAAGGAGAAGATGTTATTTTAAAAGATGGAAAATTTGGTCTTTACATTACATGGGGGAAAAATAACAAATCACTCAAATGTTTTGGAAATAGGCCTATTGAAAATATCTCGTTTGAAGATATTGTCAAAATTTTAGAAAAGGAGGGAAACATTTTGAGAGAAGTCTCACCAAATATAAGTATTCGTAATGGAAAATTTGGCGCATATATTTTTTATAAAACTACCAAAATGAAAAAACCACAATTTTATCAATTAAATGGATTTACCAATGATATTAAACTTTGCGATGTTAATACTATTAAAGAATGGATTGAAGAAAAATATAAGATTCGTTAAAAGTTTCATTAAATAAGGGTTAAATTATAACCTAGTTTCTTTTGTGCATTAAACAATGTAAATTGTAATGAAAAAGAAAATGGAAATGAATCAAAATTTACTGGAGATCCATCATGGTATCTAATTTTAATTTTGAGTCTTCTGATTCTCTCCGCAGGAGGATCAAATATCTTATACGATTCGCTTGCTTCTGTCTCAAACCATTGCGAAAGAGGTGTTGTAGGAATAGCAATTTTGGCAAATGCTGAATTTACTTTTCCATTTGTTTCATTTGTCATATTTGTAAATCCAGAAATATTAAATGGATACGTTTCATCAATATTATTTAGCAAATCTATGTCAATGTAAAAATAAGAAGGACCCATAAGATTTATTTTTTGTGGGCATTCTAAAAAATATACTTGACATCCAGGCAAGTATTGATTTGGAGTTAACCAAAAACCAGAATCTCCTGGTTTAACATCTCCATAATAAAATCTAGGTATGTTTTCTCCAGCTGTAATTGATTCTTCTGGACAACGAGTTAAGCCTAAAAAATAAGGTAACCCCCAGTTTACAAAAGTTGGTACTCTTTGTTGTTTGCAATAAATATTTGTATCATAAAAATTACTTTCATTGTCTATGTTGTTTGTTAATGTAAATCCACTACTTTTATTTCCAAACCATATTTTTTGAGAAACATTATTATAAACAATAACAAAATCTGTATAACCACCATGTTGCAAAAATTCAGCAGTGTAAGCGGGATCTATTGACGATACAATATAGTCTGTAACAGCTTGATTAAATCGATTGGTTAGTTCAGTAGTCATTTGATCCGGATTATAAAAACCAGATTCTATGATAATAAAAAAATCACTTCCTATTTTTTTATAGAGAGCATTAAAAATTGCGTGTTGTAATGGCTCACTAACGCGTAAACTTCCAGGATTACAAGGATTTAGTTGAAAACTCATTGTAATATTTCTATTTTGAAGACTAAATGTACTATAGTTGGCAGGAAATGTCCATGAAGATAAAGTTGCAGAACGAACATTCAAATAATCTTGTGGTAACTCTATTTCAAATTCACTCGCTGAAGGAAATTTTACCATATCTCTATCCTCTGAATGAATTGAAATTATTTTTTTATAAACCAAATATTCTTGAGAGTTAGGAATTAAAGGATGGTTTGTTGATGTATTAAACTGACTCATATCTAATATTGTATAAGTTTTTTATTTTTGTTTTTTTCTATTAAATATTGTGTAATTTAATAAAAAATTAAAGTACAAATTTATTATTATGATTTAAAATATTAGTCTTCTATATAAATATGTCACTATTAAATACAACATCTAATTATGGTGGTAGACAACCAAATAATACAGCATACATAAAACAATTTGTAAGCGGTGTTAACAATTTAGTAACTTGGATTTATAATACAACTAGCGTTCCAAACCAAAAAACAATTACACCTGCCGATCCAGCTGCAAGCGTTTTAGTACAAAATGATTTAATTGTTTTTGGAAATATTAATACTCCTTCGGATGTATCTATTAAAGAAAATATTGTAAATTTAGATCCTGATTTTTGTAATAAAATCATGGAATTAGAACCTAAACAATATAATTACATCGATAAATCGGAAAAAACACATTATGGATTTGTTGCTCAAGAATTAGAAACTTTATTTCCACATTTGGTAAATGATTTGCAATTGAAAGAAAGTGAACCTTCTATTAAAACTATTAACTACGTTGAATTTATTCCTTTGTTATTATTGAAAATTCAGAGTATGCAAAAGGATATTGATGAATTAAAAAAAAATAACTTGTAATTATAATATAAAATGCCAAAAACCCAGGAAGAAGTATTTCAAATTATTTATAATGGTTTAATATTTGTAGGTATAATACTATCTATTGTTGCATTATCTATAAATAGCCATTCCAATGCAAATGTATCAATCTCTTCATACACTTTTATTATTGCGGGGGTTATTCTTATTATTGGTTTTTTAATAAATAAAATATTGAATTTGCCTAACCTTTCTAAATTAGGATTTTTCTCCGTGTTTTTAACAAATGTAGGCCCGTTTCTTTTATTAATTGGAATATTAGCATTTACTTTATATTTAATCATTACTTTTAAAGATAAAATTAATAGTGGAAACATTTCTAGTGCCTATGGATTATTTAGTAAGTTAACTATTGCATTTATTTTAATACAATTATACATTACATATTATGGAATGCAAAGTCCTGAATTTAAAGAATCTGGTTCACTTTCAAAAATATATAGTAGTTTTTCTTATTTAGTTGGAGTGATTAATGTTTCTATTGTTTTAATTTTAGCTTCTATTTTAAAATATTTTTCTACGGATGGTTGATTTTAGAAAATTTATAAGTTACACCATATTGTGTTTCAGTTTCCCATATACCTGAAATCTTTAATAAAAATGTATTCATATATGTTTTAGGATTTACATCACTAAAAATTTTTATATTACCATTTTTAAGCTGATCATAAATTTTATTTTGAGCAAACTTATTTTTTATGTTTATTTTTTTTAAAAGGTTATCTTCTATTATTTTTATACCTTCTATTACATCTTTATGATTATTTACATTAAAAATGCATTTGTATTTATTGTAATATTTTTCAACAATAATGTCGTTTAAACGTATTAACAAGTAAACACCATTCAGAACAAACGTAGGCGTAGAATATAAAATTCTTATGAAATTACCTTCATTCATGACGTTATTTTTTATAGGATCGCAAAAATATATACAATTCTCATCGTATTGATCTAATGTTTTAACAATATTCATTTATTGGTTATTATATTAACGTTTATGTTTTTAAGTTTTATCTCATTATTTATACTTTTCTCATATAAAATTACTATTTTATATGAGAAATTTTTTGGTTTGTTTACTTTATATTTCAAACTCCATGATTATGTTTTATATAAAATTGAGTATATTCGTGAGGACAATCGCCATATACTTCACTATTTGGTAAAGTAAAAGGAATCAGTTTGGTTTTTTGACAAACGTATGGAAAACTAATCTGGTCTTGTGTTGTATATTTTAAAGTTTGATAATACCATAAATTTAAGAAATCTTTAACTTCATCATCATTTTTTAGAAATGCAATAAAACAAGTAGTCCACACACCAAAATGCGGGCTATTTAGATTAATATTTTTAAAAAATAAATCATCATATCCTTCTTCTGAATAACATTTGTATTGGTAATCTATATCTTGATATGGTTGAATTTGATTATACCAAAATGTACTAGTATATCTATCACCATGTGAAGCATATACTTCCATGCTTAATAATCCATTTCTCATTTCATGATGCCAACCAATAATTTTTTCTTTATAAATATTGTTTAATATATATTCACTTGTTTTGTCATATGTAATTTCAATTGTTCCATCTAACCATACTACTACTTCGTACTTTTGCAATATAGGAATATTGGTAAATGCTTGTTTATAATACTTTGCTACATTAAATGTATGTTTATTATTGCACAATGAATTCACATAAGAATCGTTGTCTAATTTGCTTTTATTATTTAAATGATATTGAGTTGTATCAATTTTCCAACCATTACTAATTATATTTTCATTATCTGTAAAACAAATAAAATCGGTTTCTATTGTTTGTTCAATAAATTTTTTACAAGATAATTCATAATTTCCATAAATTGCTGTAATAAAACATATTTTTGCCATATTATATATATATATAAATTAATTATTTTTTATATAAAAAAATAACTAATAGCTTATTCAAAAATCATATAATAAGTTACAATGGTCAAAAACAAATATAAATAAAAAGTAACTAATAATCTAATAGATGAAATTCTATGAAACACATTTTGAAGAATATATTTTGACAAGTCAAAAAGAGAATTTACACCCAAAATTGGAAAAAGTTTTTAATAAATTTCCCGCGACAATTCAAAAACTTAAAAATATTATTTTTTATGGTCCCGCAGGAATTGGTAAATACACTCAAATGTTAAGAGCTATTAAAAAATATAGTCCTTCTGAGCTTAAATATGAAAAAAAAATAAGTATTACCTACAACAAACAGCAATATTTTTTCAAAATTAGTGATATACATTATGAGATTGATATGTCTCTCTTGGGATGCAACTCAAAACTTCTATGGCATGAAATTTATCAACAAATTATAGACATTATTTCTGCAAAAGTTGACAAATCTGGTATTATTGTTTGTAAATATTTTAATGACATTCACAGCGAACTATTAGACAATTTTTATAGTTATATGCAACAAAATAATGCTAGTGTTATTGATTTGAAATTTATTATTCTTACTGAAGAAATAAGCTTTATACCAGATAATATATTAAATTGCTGTGAAATTATTCACATTCCAAGACCAAGTAAAACAATTTATAACAAATGTTTAAAACATAAACTCCCAACATCATTGCAATTAGATAGCATTACTAATATTAAAAATTTACACGAACACAATGAAATTATGGTTTTACAAAACTATAAAATAATTTGTGACAAAATTGTTGAAACAATGAAAAATATTGATGACCTAAAATTTTTAAAATTTAGAGATATGTTATACGATATTCTAATTTATAATCTAGATATTACTGATTGTATTTGGTACATTCTCTCAAAGTTCATAAATGAAGGAAAGATAAAGCATATGTATATTTCTGATGTTTTAGTAAAAACATATTCTTTTTTTCAATATTACAATAACAACTACAGACCTATCTATCATTTAGAGAATTACTTGTTTTATATAGCTTCTATTGTTCACAATTTTAATCGATGATAATAACATTGTAAATTTTTTCTAATACTACAACCACAAGAGAGGGGCAAAGTTTTATAATCTTCATAATAATATCTAACTAGTTGTTTAATTCCTCCAATAGAGTCAACATTTATATGACTAGCTAATTGCTTATTTCTCTCTAGAGGGTCTCTACGAATAAGTTCAAAATCTAGTACACAAATCCTATAACCATCAAGTTCTATAATTGTATTAATATATTTTTCTCCATCAATTTCTATCGATTCATTGCTAAGTTTATAATTACTTTGAACAATATGGTTCATCAAAGTTACTTGATCACTATACACTCCATATTTTAGTTTTGTCATTGACTCGTAGAGAGAAGCCAAAAATCCAAAACCTCTTGGTTTTACAATATAAAATCCACTGCAAACGCCAAACCCTAATTTATTACTACATTCTATAGGATATGCATTCTCTCCAAAGTGTTCTTTTGAAATTATAAAATCATAATCTAAATCTATAATTGATTGTATATCTTTTTCAATAATAACATCCAAGTCACATTGAACAACTGGTTTTCTCTCTTGCATTGCAAGGCCTAAAATATTTTTTGTGCGAATAACATCCCACCAAGCTTCTATTGGGTTTAATAATTCTTGGCCCTTTGTATTTCTAAAAATTATAGGTATAGCATTTTTACATTTCTCTCGAATGCGTTTTTCCCAATGTGGTTGAATGTCTTTATATTTTGAGCCAAAAGAAAAAGAAGTAATAAAATAGCCATTGTTTGACATTGTATATATTTAAAATGCATTAGTGTTTATATTTTGTATGAAATAAAATATAAATAAGTATTTGATTGTTATCTATATTAAACATTATGGATTATAAAATAGCATTAGAAGCATTAGATATTGATTTATCAAAAGCAGAATGGAAAGGAAACCATTTAAGTTTAGAATATTTAAAGAAAAGATATCATAAGATGGCGTTGAAAAACCATCCTGACAAAAATGGAAATAGTTTGGAAGCAAAGGAAAAATTTCAAAAAATTAATGATGCCTATGAGTACTTGAAGAGAGAAATAAGTATTTCGGAACCAGAACCTGAAATTGATAAAGAGGAAGGATCATACGAAAGTATACTTAAAACATTCATATTTGGAATTATGAAAGGCGAATATAATGATATAATTTCGTCAATTATACAAGATGTTGTCACGGGTTGTAAAAAAATATCATTAAAACTTTTTGAAGACCTCAACAAAGAAAGAGCTATGGAGGTATATAGTTTTCTCTCCAAGTACAAAAATATTCTTCATATTAGTAAAGATACAATTCATGCGGTGAGAGAAATAGTATTAGAAAAATGCAAAGAAGATTGCGTTTATATATTAAATCCAAGCATTGATGATTTATTAGAAAATAATGTTTATAAATTAGAGTTGAACAAAACACTTTATTTTGTCCCATTGTGGCACGATGAATTGTATTTTGATGGATCTGGATGCGACATTATAGTTAAATGTATACCTGATTTACCCAATAATATTTATATAGATGAAAACAACAATCTATTTGTAGATATAGAGATTCAATTACTTTCTTCTCTCTTCGATACAGATTCATATATCTTCCAAATAGGTAAAAAAACATGTGCAATCCAGTTAAGTGAGTTAAAAATGCAAAGAGTTCAATATGTCTGTATGAAAAATGAAGGTATATCAGAAATAGATGAAAAAGACATGTACAATGTCAAGAAAAAATCAGATATTAATTTAAAAATTACTTTTGTTTGAATATATATTTTATTTTTTAATTTAAAGAAGAAAAAATGGAATTTCAAGACTTTTTGGAAAACTCGATTTTGGACATTTTAAAATGTCCATTTTTCACTTTCCAAATACTTTTAAACTTTCAAAAAAATGAGAAAATGTGGGTGTGAGCATAATGCTTTAGTTTGCTTTTTTAAAGGAAAAAAACGTGATTGTAAAATTTTTTTTATAATTTATTTTTCTAAAAAAAAACAATTTAGGAACTTTTTTGTTATCCATAAGTAAGAACCAATGGATAATAATTTAGTTCCAAAAAGTTCGGAAAAGTTCCGATGTAATTGCTGTGACTATACTTCATCACGTTTAAGCCAATATGAAAGACATTTGCAAACCTCTAAACACAAAAAGATAACTTTGAATAAATTGGATAACAACCCGGATAACCAAAAAAGTTCCACTCAACTATTTTTGTGTAAATGTGGAAAAAGTTATAAATATATTTCTGGATTATCAAAACATAAAAAAACGTGCATAAACCTTGAAGAAATACAAAAAGAAAATAAAAATATTACAATAATTAAAGAAAATTCTTGTGACGGAGACCTACTATCTTTTTTATTAAAAGAAAACCAAGAATTCAAACAAATGATCATTGAACAAAATAATAAATTAATTGAATTATCACAAAAAACCTCAACTACTATTAATGGTAATAATAATAATTGCAATAATCGATTCAATATTAATATGTTTTTGAATGAAAAATGCAAAGATGCTATGAATATTATGGATTTTGTCGATTCTCTCAAGTTGACACTTCAAGATCTTGAAAAAACAGCAGAAATTGGATATGTAAAAGGTATTTCTAATATTATTGTCAATGGTTTGAATCAATTAGATGTATACAAACGTCCAATTCATTGTAGTGATATAAAGAGAGAAACATTATATGTCAAAGATAATGATGCATGGGAAAAAGAAAATGAAGATAAAAAAAAAATAACCCGAGCCATTAAACATATTTCAATACGAAATGCCAAGCAGGTTGGTGAATGGACAAAAGAAAATAAAGGTTATGATGATTCTATGAATAAAAAAAGTGATAAGTATTTGAAAATCATATCAGAAGCAAATGGTGGTGAGCCGGAAGAAATTAATAAAATAATATCAAATATTTCAACAAAAGTGACTATTGATAAAGAAAATGTATAAAAAAAAGTATTGCAAAATAATATTTTAATTTTATATTTTTGATAATAAAAAATATAAAACGTGCTCTCAAAGTGAAAAAAGATTTTTATTTAAGGTTACAAGTTACAAAATGTCTATCTACTAATTTGTTCTTTATTTTGTTTTATTATATTTTTTTAAATTTGATTTAGGCCTCAGCTCCCGCAACCTTCTTCTTGACAACCTTCTTCTTTGGCTTCTCCTCAACTACAGCTGGAGGTGGTGCAACTACAACTGGAGTTGGCACTGGAACGGGAGCAGTTACAACCTCCTCTTGCTCGCCATCAGACTCTGCATCAGAATCCTCCACAAGAGCAGTTGGCTCATCACCATCCTCCTCGGGCTCAGGAGCAGCCTTGATCTTCTCCTTGTCACTAGACTTTAGCTTGATAAGGCACTTGCCACTAAGAGATGCCTTCTGCTTGGCGCCGACTGCCTGGATGAGCTTCCAAGTAATTCCAAACTTACCATTTGCAAACCAAAGGCCGCCGCACTGAAGAACGCATGCAACATTCACACCCTTCTGCAAGAAGTCAAGAGGAGTAACGCAAGGGTTTGCCGGATTAGGGAAGAGCTTGTTCTCATCCTCATCATACACCTCGCACTTCCAAACACCCTCCCACTGAGTAATCTTTACTCTTAGAGTAGGAGCCTTGGTAAGATCAAACTCGCCAGTTGCCTTGTTCTTACTATACTTCAACATAGGAGTCCAAAGTGCATCAACAACATCAGCACTCTTGTGAGCCTTACCAAACCAATCCTTGGAATAAGTAAGAGCATCGTCCTTAATCTTTTGTTCAAATGCAATCAAATTTCTAAGAAATGCGCTAGAATCCTCAGTCTTATACTCGTCACTGGGAAACTGAAGCGACATCTCAAACTTTCCATTACCTTCAAAATCAGAAGCACCCCATGTGAGCATTAGTGGAGTTGCAATTCTAAGACCACCCTTAGTGGCATTATTCAAAATGTTAATACTCTTTCCACCCGAGGCATTTGCCTTGGGAGCGGAATAGCGAATATTCTGAGAGTTAAAAGTAGTTCCGTCAACGATCGTGTCTGCCATGCTTGCTATGATACTTTATATATATGTCTTAGCTTTAAATCAATTTTTTTTTAAAACAATAAATAAATGAAAATAGGTCACAACCTAAGACTGGTTAGCATCACAGCATAAATATTAATTATAATATAAAATGACTCAAAAAGAATTTTATATTATTATAATATATGACAAGTTTTGAGAAAAAGACGAAAAACAACGAATCTGAACATGATAAGTTTATTGAGGTTGTATATGGAAGATGTGAAAAATATATGCCTACTTCTAAAAAAGTAGAAAAAATAAATGATGATGATATTGTTATTCCAACAAGCAATAACTATGAATTGATTTTACATTACAATTATAACAAAGATCAACTTAAAAAGTTTTTGAAACACTATAAATTAAGATTATCGGGAAGTAAAAAAGAAGTAATTTCTCGCATTTATTGTTTTTTGCGCCTATCTTATTATGCAACAAAAATACAGAAAATTTTTCGAGGAAGAATGCAAAGAAGATACAATTTTTTGCATGGTCCAGCACTAACAAAGAGAGAAATTTGCACTAACAAAACAGATTTTTTTACTATGGAAGATTTAAATGAAATTTCATATTCGCAATTTATTAGTTACAAAGATGTAGATGATTTTATTTATGGCTTTGACATCATTTCTCTCTACAATCTAATTCAGAAATCTGGAAAAGATGTGAAAAACCCTTACAATCGAATGAATATTCCAAAAAATGTCATGAGTAATATGAAAACACTATTGCGATTAGGTAAGTTATTGAATATTAAGATTGACATAGATATTAAGGATGTTTTGACTGAGGTTACAGATAAAAAGTCAATTGAATTGAGAATATTAACACTTTTTCAAAATATAGATTCTTTAGGACATTATAGCAATTCTATTTGGTTTACATCATTAAATCGAATAAATTTAATAAAGTTTGTGAGAGAATTGGGAGATATTTGGAATTATAGAGCGCAAATAACAAATGAGACTAAAAGGGCAATTTGTCCACCAATAGGAGATCCTTTTAGAAACTTAAGTATGAATTACATAATAACTGAGCATGATTTAGAAAATGTTAGAAAAGCAATTTTGGATGTATTAGAAAAAATAGTAAATAGTGGTATTGATCGAGATAGTAAGTCTCTCGGGGCATATTATGTACTTGGAGCCCTAACTTTAGTAAATTCAGATGCTGCTTTATCTATTCCTTGGTTGTTTCAATCATTTTCATATTTTTAAGTTAACTTTTTAAAAAGTTGAGCAAAACCCAAGCAATTTTTATAAAAAGTATAAGTTTTTAAATACTTTTTATAAAAATTAAAATTGTATGTGTCAATTTTGCGCGACTTTTAGTAAAAGTTGCTCATATTGCCGTAAGAATATATATATTTATGCGTTAAATCACTTAAAAAGTAGTCTCCTTAGTAGTATATAAATGGCAAGAACTACCAAAGCTACTGCTAAGTCTGAGACCGCTCCCGCTCCCGTTGTTGAATCCGCTGCTGCCGCAGCCCCTGTTGTTGAGAAGGCTGTTAAGGCCAAGAAGCCCAAGGCCCCTAAGCAAGAGGCTGCCCCTGTCACTCCTGCTCCTGTTGAGTCCACTCCCGTTGACACTGACGCTGCCGTCGATGGTGTTGATGGCGATGTTGCCCCTGTCGCTGAGAAGTCTATTGAGTTCCTCGCTAAGCTCCAACAGCTTGGCGCTCTTTTGTCCACCCTTAAGTCTGAGTACCGCGCTCTTGAGAAGCAATGGACTCGTGAGCTTAAGTCTGCCCAAAAGCAAAGCTCTAAGCGCAAGCGCAAGGCTGGCAACCGCGCCCCTTCCGGCTTCGTGAAGCCCACCCGCATCAGTGATGAGCTTGCTTCCTTCCTTGAGAAGCCCGCTGGTACCGAGATGGCTCGCACTGAGGTTACCCGTGAGATCAATGTGTACATTCGCAACCATAACCTCCAGGACTCCAAGAATGGTCGCAAGATCAACCCCGACACCAAGCTTGCTAGCCTTCTTAAGCTTAAGAAGACCGACGAGCTTACCTACTTCAACCTCCAGAAGTACATGAGCCCTCACTTCGCCAAGGCCACCAAGGTTGAGGCCACCGCCTAAATCAACCTTTGAGAAAGGTTGAGCCAAACAAATGTAAATAATTTTTAATTAAAAAGTATAAAACAAAAAAAAAACAACATTTTTGCTCCACTTTTTTAAAAAGTGGAAAAGGGGATTTAGCTCAATTGGTAGAGCGCACGCTTAGCATGCGTGAGGTAAAGAGATCGAAACTCTTATTCTCCAAATCTACCTTTAAGAAAGGTAGAACCAAAAGAAAAATAAAAAGGTAAAATCATAAAAATAAACACATCATATTTTGTGATGTGTTTATTTCAAATACTTAAAAAAAATTTATATTTTGCTCCGCTTTTTTAAAAATGGATTGGTGGTAATATGAATCCATCCTCCTCCAAAATTGCACGCATATCCTTTCGCTGAATTTGCCCATTAGTAATCTTTATCTTTTCAAACAATTTTAAATTATAACCATAATCAGTCAAATCAAACATTTCATAAATTTTTACAAGCATATCATAGTCTTGAATATAATTTGTGTTATTAAGTAACCAATCATAAAATGTCAAATTGTTTTCATTTGATTTTTTATACTTTCTGAAATACTTAAGAGTGTTATACAAATTGCATTCATTTTTTTGCAAGTTGCACATATTGTAATCTGTTCCAGAAATAACGCAGATTTCCCGAAATTCCTTTTGCGAAAGCCCAAGTTCCTCCAAGATACCTTTCATATCATAACAAACAAATGTGTGCTTTAGTAAACTCATATATCGCAAGACTTTAAGAGAACCATATACAAACATGTCCATATCCTCACTTAAACAAGCATATACCTTCTTTTTGAGAACCATCATAGCACACAATTCATCCGCTTCTCCAGGTGCATCATAATAGGTAGCTCCATACGCTCGAATTAACGCTTTTACTTTTTCAATAATGTCCTTAGTAATATAAACAAATTGTTTCTTTAGCATATCCATATTACAAATAATTTCTTGCTTATCATCATCGTCAATATCTTTATCGGAAAGCCTCTCTTTTAGGCGATTATATTCAGATTCCGCCATTTGCTTATCTTCGCGACGCTTATTTAGTAGTGCCTTTTTTTCAGCTGGTGGTTTGCCGTCAAAGATGAAAATTGGAATAATATTGTAATGACGAAATATTGCTAACATCAAATAAATATTCTCTATTAACGAATCATCTGCATGAAACTTGTATAAATAAATGCTAATATCTACAGCAACCTTTTTACCCGATAGATCAGAGGCAGATATACACTTGATGGAATCGGGACAATTTGTCCTTAGAAATTTGTTGAGATCCTTGATGCCCATTTTGTTGTTTTTGGTATCTTTATTTAGGTCGAATTGTTTGAATTCAATTTTGTAAATAAAAAATAATCATATAAATTAACTATAGTACATAATGTCAAATCTACCAACTATAATAACAAGACCTACACCATTAATTCAAGATCAATCTGGTAATGTTATCTATTATGTAGATATTTCTGATAACTTCAACATGACTACATCTCTAAATACATTTCCCGCTCCAAACACCACATATTCTTTACAAAATAGCTCTGGAACTACTCTTTCTACGCGTAGAATTTTTAATTATAATGAAGATTTATCATCAAATTACGTTACTGCTTACACCTGGCCTGCAGCATGCACTTCAGATACTAATAATTATTTTTATACAATAGATGTTTCACGAAACTTTATGACTGCATTTAATCCAACTCTTAACCAAACAAATGATTATGGATATATGAATCTTCCATTTGGAATAAAATTCAATCAGAGAGATAGCAACTTGTATGTAACAAATCTATACGATGATCAAGGATTAAATTCTGAATTTGGAGCCATTATTACATTAACCCCAAATTACAATTCTTCACTAAATCCATCTGGAGTTAACTTTGTGTATAATGATTTTTTTGATACTAGTGGAAATATTACATGTAATGGAAATAGTGCTAGAAAAAGTGGTTATTGCTGCGTGCCATATGATATAGCATTTGATAATAGTGGAAATGCATTGATTTCAAATTTTGGGTATTATGCAACGAAAAATACCGACGCCAGTTATAATCAATATTGGCCTAGTGGTCAAAATGGTTACGGATTTATCTCAAAATTATTTTTAAATAACGGAATAATAACAGATGTTGCCGTTATAATAGCTAATGACTCAGGTTCAACTCAAGGTTATGGTAGAGTTATTTTACCAGGTACAACACTCGGTGGAGCAACTACCCCATGTTTAAAAGATCTAAATTTTAATAATCCATCTGGAATAGTTTACGACTTATCTAATAATTTTCTTTATGTTGCGAATTTAGATAATAGTCAAAATGGTCAAATTTCTGTATACTATATACCTTCTAGTGGAAATATCAGCCTTATTGCTACTTTACAAAATGGCAACGTTGGAAATAAATTTGCATATAGTTTTACAAACTATAACCCCACCGCACCTGTTACTTTTAGCCCAGTTACGTCATTAACATTTGATAATTATGGAAACTTATACTATATATTTTGCAAACAAACAAACTCTGCAGGTTATACTGCATATAACGTATATATAAAAGCTTTATCAATAACATTAACCAGTAGCAGCACAATAAGTACAAGTTTAATATATTCAAAAAAAATTTATAATAGTGTAGGATCTTATTCTACTACTACATTTAATTATTCATATGGGCTTACTATTATAAATGGATCTATATTTTTTACAGGATACTTACAAACTCAATTGGGAAAAGTATACGCAGGAGTAATTCAAATTCAAAATAATTTTAGATTTAATAATGTTACACTAAGTTCAGGTGACAACCAAACTTTATCTATAGTTCCTAACACAGCAACTCCATCCAATTATAACTCTTTTAATGTAAGCGTTCCAACTAGCAATACATCAATTAGCAATTTAATTCCTTATACAAATCAAGCAACAATTATAAACTACTATGATAATATTAACCAAGCAAATGCACTTGTACCCACATCAAATTATACTTATAATTTAATTGATAGTAGCACAGATGCAATTGTTAATAGTGTACAAGTAGTTGAAAATAATGAAGTAGTTTATGCTCCATATTCGAACGAACTTGGGAACTTGAATTATCCAATAAGCATGGATTTTGATTCTTCTGGTAATTTATATGTATTAAATAGTCAGGTTAATGGAATAGTTTTTTTAACTATTATAACACCAAATAGTGGTAATTTTCAAAAACACTATAAAACAACACTGGCAGTAACTTATCCTACAGCAATTCGTTACAATAAATATGATAATTATATGTATATTACATCATTTGATGTAAATTATTATGGTACTATTTATTCCGTAAAAACATTAATGGGAGTAGAATTCAATGTAACCTTTTCAGTTTTTTATGGTAATGTAGTTGGAAACAACTATTGTCACTGCCCAATGGATCTAGTTTTTGACTCTGATTATTTGTATGTTTCATGTGCGGGAAGCATGGGAGTTGGATCAGGAAATGAACCTGCTGGTTGGAATGCAAATATAACTAAAATTCCAATTACTACATACACACCAAAAGCATCTTACACAAAAGGAACAGAAAGTATACTTGTAAATCAAAATTCTCTTGGAAATTTTATAAGTGGAATTGAAGTGGACGCTAGTTACATTTACGTTGTAAGCGCACCAGACGCTTCTAATAACTATTATAGTTACTCTGGACTAGCTTCAACTCCATATGGTAACTATTATCCAAATATTTCTCAATTTTCAAAAACAACAGGTCAAATAATTCGTCGCTTTAATGCGGGATATGTCGGAAAACTGCCAGACGCATTTAACTTTTTTACTAGTAATAATTATAATTCAAAAACAGGAAATATTGGATCATTTTTAAAATTTGATAGTTATGGGAATCTTTTTTATGTAACGTATTATGATGCAAATAATTATACGCAACCATATTATCTTGATAGCAATGGAGATTTTTTATATAATACTCCAACATCAGGAAATTATTATGTGCAAGCATTTGTTCCCAGTAGCGGATTTGAAACGCCAGTTTTTTCTCATGCAATGGTAAAAAACTCTTTAGATCCAATATACGGACTTGCACTATACAATGGTGACATTTATGTTGCACAATATACAAAAAATTTAATTGTTAAACTGGCATATACGCTATCATTTGGAAATTATGGATTTGGAAACATTGGTTCAGAGTCAAGTTTACTTTTATATAATCAAAGTAACTCATTCTATATCACCGGAGGAAATTTTCCAATATACAATATTTCAGTAACAGCAAATACGTTAAACTATGCGTTTGACACCTCGACCATTATTACGAATCCCAACCCTCTACTAGAAAACTGCCCTGGTACATTATATTATTATGATAATACCGCAACAACAAGTCCACAGCCAAATACTACGTATGTTTTAAAAAATTCATCTGGAAAAGTTGTATCAAATAACTATACAAGTCCGGCTGGAAATGAAAAAACTATTATATACAATAATTTAAGCTATCCTAGTTGCATAGCTGTTGATAATGAAGGATATTTATATATTGCAAATAATGGTCATGCAGGTGCTTATCAAAATGGATCTATTGTAAAGTCCACAACAAGTGGACAAATTATTTACATAAAATCAAATCTAAATATATCAAGCCCATATGCAATAAATTATAATTCAATAGACGGATACATTTATTATGCAAACTCACAATCAAATATAATTTCTGGAACTCAAATTTTTTCTATTTACAAAATGTCTACAGACGGAAATACATTTACTTCAGTATATGCAGACTCAAGCTTCAATTATTTGTACAATCCACAACAAATGTGTTTTGATTCTACAGGTAATATTTATGTTGCAAATGGATTTACAAAAACTTCGAGTGGTAATCCTGTAAATGGTGGAATTACTAAAATAATAATGGATTATTCATCTGGAGTAGCAAGTCCTGTTGGCGTTCAAATATTTTCTGATTTTTTATGTGGACTAACATTAAATTCTTCAAGCAATGTTATATTAAGTGGTTTAGCAATTGACACTATTACAAATTATTTATATGTTGTATCTGGTGCAAATGATGCAAGTGGAAATAATATAAATATTAGTCAAATGCCATTAACTGGAAATGATGCAGGAAAAGTTTGCAGAAAGTGGCAAACAGGAAAAGTTGGAAACGCTCAACAAGAAACTGCATTAAATTTTGATGGCTATGGAAACTTGTATTATTATTATTATGATACCACCGCTAAAGTAGGCTATTTAAAAGGTTTCAATCCGTATACAAACACTAGTGCAACATACTCCCATACACTTTTAGGAGGAGCCACTTCGGGCGCGTACGGAATAGTCTATTATGAAGGAAATTTTTATAGTACTCAAAGTTCATATAATAGCACTACAGGAGTCTATATAGACAATTTAGTTGAAATAATTGCTTCTTATTATTTTACTGGAGTCACTTTGCAAGCTGGGCAAAATGTTCTCTCGATTAATACAAGTATTACAAATCAAGTAATCGTAAGTAACATTGTAGTAAATGCAAGCGCTCCAAAATATTATACAATTCCAGCTCCTCCAGTTGCAGGACAACCTGCACAATTAATTTTTGAATATGATGGTGTAGTAACACCTATAAATGGACATAACTATGTTGTTGTAGACTCAAATATGAACTATGTTTCATCAATATTAAATTATAACTCAGAAACAGAACCAAACTCATACACTTTTACATTTAATAACTTGGTTTTACCCGGAGGCGCAAATTATCTTTATATTTTTGATATTACAGCGGGGCAAATAGTGAACATACCTCTATGCAATTCTACTAGTGGATACATTTTTATTAAAATACCAATAGTATGTTTTTATAAAGGAACAAAAATTCTTTGTTTAATAAATGGCAAGGACACTTATGTGCCTATAGAAAAAATTGGCCAAGGAACTTTAGTGAAAACATACAAAAAAGGCTATAAAAAAGTAAAATATAATATCATGGGGAAATTAAACAACACACAAGAACATTCAATTGATAAGTTATTTAAATTATCTAAAAAACGATTTCCAAATTTAGGCTTAACAGAAGATTTGTATGTTACCGGAAGTCACGCTTTATTACACGATTCGCTTAATGAACGCGAAGTAATTCTTATGAAAAAAGTTATTCAATATGCCGCGTCAAATTACAAATCAATTTACAATGCCAAAATTGAAGACAAATACAAATTATTGGCATATCACGATGAAAGATTTGAAGAAATAATGATGAACTCTGTTTTTGAAATTTACCATATTGTACTTGAAAATGAAAATGAAAACTTCAACTATGGAATATACGCTAACGGAGTTTTGGCAGAATCGACAGATGAATTAACATTGATGAGAATGAAAGGATTTGAAAAAATAAATAAAACTCCTGAAACTCTTGAAAAATTTGTAAATGCTATGAATACAAATAAATATCCTAGCCAATTAAGGCGTGCATTAAATAAATAACAACCCGTATTTTATTTTTTATAAGTAATAATAAATAAAATATTTAATATCTATCTTAACGTCTTTTAGTGCGCTTATGCTTATTAACAGATCTATATTTTTTTGTGCGTTTATTTTTGATTTTGGTTTCTTTTTTGTTTTTATGTGACACTTTTCGGCGAATAGTTTTCTTGCGACCTTTCTTTGTCTTTCCTCCAGAAGAGGGATATTTTCTTTGAAGCAATTTAAGACGGCGTTTTTCTGTTTCATCAAGAGGTGTCAATGTAGTTGGATTGAGAGTTTTTGCCAAAAGAGTTTGTTTTTCTGCAATTTCTTTATTAGCAAGCAAAACATCTTTTGTTCTTCGTTCTTCGGCTTTCATTCCTTGGGCCTCTGCCGACATTCTCTCCTTTTCTACAGCTTTTTCGGAAGAAACTCGTGCTTTTTCAGCGGCCTTTTCTGCAGCTTTTTTGGCTTTTTCTTCTGCATCTGGCGATTCTATAAAATCTTGCAATTTCTTTTTTGGTTCTGTTAATACTCTGGGGGTTTCATAATCATCCCAGTCATTGTAATTACTTGTTTTATATGGTTCTTCAAGTGATGAGATTTCGGGAGGAGGTTTGGTTAACGTATATCCTGTTTCGCTCGACGTTCCTTCAATGGTGGGTTCGGTAATTTCTGGAGTAGTTGGTTGTTTTGTTTCCTTATCAATAAATTCTTTTCTCTCTCGGATGGTTTTGTATTGGAGTGATTTTAAATATTTAGTTTTATCTTCCTGTATGATAGGAAGCTCACGAGTTCCATATATTATTTTTCCTTTAAGACCATCTTTTCTAACATTCGAATCAGTTTCGTCTTCAGAATTTCTAGAAACTAAAATACTTCTTGATGGTTTTTGATTAGCAGAAGTATAGACATAACCACCAATAGATTGTTGATTAATACCCGACTCTCCATTCATAAGTATATAAATAGAACGAAATCCTGAAGGCCGATCTCCTTGAATACCAAGTCTAAGTGCATTACCATGTTCATCATATGGAACAATTTTTAATGGCTCGCCTACACTTCTATAAATAGGAGTAATAGACTTCTCTCTTATAAAATCTTTGACTTTATCTGGAAATTGATCTGTTGAATTGACATAACCTCCCCATTTCATGCATGCAAGGCATTCTTGTAAAAAATCACCAAAAGTTTTAATTGCGGTAGAACCCAATAATTTATTAAAATTTTCTTGATTTTTATATATTTGCATATTAGTCCACATTCTGTTTATTTTATCTGTTAAAAATTTCTCTCTAGCTTCTTGGCTAGTAATATCAACAGGTGCAAGATCTTCTTCAGTTGAAACGCCAAAAGAAGCCAAATATATATCTTTAATTTTATCAACAACGCATTTGTAAACAACGCTTGCTTTCAAATCATGTGATTCAGCTACTTGCATGCCAATAGTTGAAATATTTGCTACGTCATTAACGCCATTTTTTCTGTCAATACAAACTAAATCAAAATCAATTTTTGCATTTAATTGCTCAGTTCCGGCAACATTTTCATTATAGTTTAAAACAACGCCTCCAAATGAAATGACTCTATCACCCTCTACACTTTCATATTTTAATTCAAAATGAGTAGTACCCACTTCTTTGGGTTCTGTAGCACCATATTTGAGAGAGCAGTTAAACATTGCATCCATCATTGAAACTGTAGGGCAAAAGGTTGCTCTAACTAAATTTCGATAAAGACCAAATAAAGCCTGGCATTGATTAAACCATCTTTCATAACTTTTGCTCCAATTATCAAGCCAAAGTGCGCCCTTCCTAAGACCTTCATTATTCAACTTTACAACTTTTTCTATTAAATATTTTTTATTTTCACATGGAATCAAGCGAGTATTTCTAATACTTTTTATATCAAATTGTATTTTTAATAATTCGTTGTATTCTTTTATAGTTATCCTATTTTGTCTTTTAAGACTTTTTAGTTGTTTCTCTCTAGTTTCCATTGTAGCCATTTCTGAAAGAATTGAATTATACTCAGCTGTTATTTGTGATAGAGTAGCAACAAAATCCGAAATACCATTTACTTCATCAACAATTTTTTTTATTTCATCCTTGTCTTTTTTTGTATATAACATGCGCGATCCATTAATATTTGCAGCTATGTTTGCTGCATTATTTATTACAAATTTTAATGCTGGCGCTGGAATATTAAATACAGATTCAGATCCTGTTCTATGCATCAATGTTTGATTATACGACATTAAGTCATACAAAGTATTAATTGTAATAGTAGAACCATCCACTGAAAAAGTTAACGGAGGAATTTCACTAGATTGCAAATTTTGAATAGTGTAAATATTATTTTGATACATTTTTTTCAAATTTTTAAAAACTACTGGCATTGCAGGTCCACGTCCAGGATCTATTATTTCTGTTTCTGAAAAAGAGTTAGGTGTTGATATTTTAATTTCAGATGGAACTGGTTCTTCTTCTCCTACTTTTTCAGATTGTTTTAATCCAACCATTTCAATTTCACTTGCGGGCAAAGGTTTTTTTAACGCAACCATTTCTATCTCTCTTTCATTACCACCTCCTTCCAATGCATTATCTTCTTCTTCTAGTTGTTCATCTTCTGAAGTGTGACCTTCAGAACCAGTGAATACACTTTCTGTTTCTGGACCAATAGATGCATTTGGATCTGGATTTTTAAGAACATCATCATCAATTTTAGGAATTGGTTCTTCAGTTTTTTGATTTTTATCAATAAAATAGCTGTTATAAAATACATCCAAATAATTTTTCAATTGATCGTCAATTTTTGCACCAAATGTCATTGTTTTGGCAGGAGACATTTCTATCAATAAGTTTTTCAATATCAATATTTGCAAAATTAATAGTTCATTATTAAAACTACCTTGAATAGGTCCTCCTTTTTTCCAAGGATTTGTTGGAAATAACTCAATTAATTTATCATAACTAATCATATCCATTTCTTTGGTTCCAAACGTATACAAGGTTCCATCTGCTTTTGAATAACCTTCAACCCCTGCAAATAATCTATCCCATATACCCAACTTAATAAACATACCACGCGCTATTGTAGTTAGTAAATTGTTGTGTGTTATAAATATGGATTCTGAACCAAGGAATGTTTTTTTATCAGGCTGAGCATAATATGCCGATGGTTCTTCGGATCCAGGATATTGTCTAATTTCAACAGGTCCGGTTTTTTCTAGAACTTCATATAGTTGCCCAGGTTCTTCATCTCCTTCGCCTTCTTCCCCATCTTGACCACCAATTTGTTTTTGTAATACATCATTAAATTCGTCAATGTCCTTGCAGTTTAAAAATAACATATAGAAAATAATAAATTGTTGCAAAACATTAGCGGAGTTTAATATAGTTAAAGAATCAGTTTTAAGATCATTATTTGTTTTGTTAAAAATAGTAACAAATGCTTGACGAAGAACAAGAAATATATCACTGAAAAAACTATACTCTGATGACATATCGCTTTCCACTAATGAAGCTTTTTTAAGATCAGCAGAAATGCAGTCAATTGAACATAAAATGTAGTTATAAAGTGCAAGATTATTCATTTCAGAACCTTTAATATCCAATTCAGGTTTAAGCTTTTCTAAAAATTCTGGAGAATCTTTTCCTTCTCCTATTTTGCTGCCTAAATAACTAACTATAAATGTATTTAATCCAGAATGAAACCCCAAAAAATCTGCATTCTTTGAAAAATTGTCTACCAATGTTTTATATGTTTCATTTGATGTGAAATCAGATACAATTGGATAAATTAATACATCTTCAACCCCAGAAGCAACTGGTTCTAATTCAACACCAATACCAGATTTAAGCTTTAATTTATCAGATTGATTAACGTCCATAAGTGCATCATCCTGCGTTTCAGAACCTAACAATAAAGGTTTAGCATCGGGCGCATCTTTATCTCCACCACTTTGAAGAGGCAATTCTAAATGGTTTTCTTTAATAAAATTCAAATATGAGTTTAATTTTGATTTAGGATCAACTGGAACGTCTTGAAATTTTGAGTCATCGTACAATTCAACATCTCCATACCCACCAGTTACATAGGAAAATATTTTAAATGTAGGGTTTCTTATTCCAATATTAAGAGTTTTCATAACTCCATAGGCATCCCCTTTTATTACGCGTTTATGCATACTACTTAAATTATAATCGTGAACAAAATCATGCAAAAAATTGCTTAAACATAATAAAATCATATCTTCTTCTCTTTTGAAAGGCACAACAATTTTTTGAATTGGTGTAGCTCCAAAATTCTGAGTTGCATTTAAATCAACTTTTAATATACTTTGTGATTTTGGAGAACTACTTTCTACTAAATTGGCTATTGTTGTCATAATCTTATATTAATAATATAAAATAAAATTGATTATTCGAACAAACTTAAAGACGCCGCAACAAATTTTAATACAATGCAAACAAGAAGTCAAACAAAGTATGAAAATGAAAGAGCAAAATATGAAATCAATATAGATTTTGATGAAGCTAGCACCGCTTGGAAAGCAAATAAAAAATCAATTGGAAATGGTTCATATAAATATATTTGTATTGCAAAAAGTGCTACAAAAGAAAAATTATGTAGGAGAGAAGCTATGAAAGGTTGTGATGTTTGTAAAATACACGCAAAACAACAAAGATTGTTTTAACAAAAGTGCCACAAAATGATATAAAAATTAGTTTTTATATTATTTATAATGAATCGCGTTGAACAAATGAAAAAAGTACAAGCATCCGCACTAGAGTTATTTGCAAAAAAAAACGCGGATTATGGAGATGCGTTTGCAAAATTTGGGGTTATTGGCGTTTTAATGCGAATTGAAGACAAAATTCAAAGATCGCTTTCTATTACCAAAAATGGTGTAACTTTAGTTAACGATGAAGGCATTCGAGACACTTTATTAGATTTACATAACTACGCGGCAATGGCTCTTATGCTATTAGATGAATCAACACCAATTTCAGAAACAATGATTAGATAACAACTTTTTTAAAGTTGTATAATTAGTCATCCTCTTTTCTCTCCCGGAAATAATTAAAAATATCATCTATAAATTCTTGTGGCATATTTTTTGTTGGTACAAGTATTCCTTTTTTGTCGTATTTCAAATGTTCTTTGGGAGAGAACTTGTGTTTTATTAGTATTTGCCACCTTTCTGTATATTTTCTATTTAGTTTTGATCCATGATAATAATGACGAATAACTCCAGGTGTGTATCCTAGTCTAAAATTTTTTGCCTTTTTCTGAAACTCTAACATACTATTGTTATAATCTTCATGATAATCTTGATTATTCATATTTTCACATTTATTGATGAATGAGAGAGCCATAATATTATCGCCTGAACCTAAAACACCGCTATCATATAAACCACCTAATTTTTCATATGCTTTGCGAGTAATTGCCCAAGCATATCCTGGATGCCAATAATCCAACCCTCTTGTAGTATATTTTTTATTTTTTGAAAAACTAAAACCAAATCCATTAAATAGATTAAGATTTGCACCTTCTCTCGACATATCTAAACAATGACTAAATAATTGAACCACATCTTTACATCCATTCAAAATTTTTAATGTATCTAACGCCCATGAATTGCTTTCAAATTCTACATCTGCATCAATCCAAGCAAAAGCCTTGTAATTTTTAGGAAGCAAATACTTTACTCCCAAATTTACCATATTTTCTTTATGCCATATAGGTGTTGTGGCTTTTATTTGCAAATGATTTTTGTTATCTTTATCAGTAACAATAAATTTTTGATTTTCATAAATTAATTCTACTACATATAGCTCAACATTCTCTTCTTCCTCTTCGATTCTCTTAACAAATTCTTTTAATAAAATGTATCGTCTTGCATATAAACAAGGGTTTGATATGGCGACAATAACATGCAACTTTTTTTCAATAGGATCATTATTTTTTATAGCATACTTAATATCATTCACTTTGTAATCAATATTATCAATTTCAATGCCATTAATAATTGTCATTTATATTATTTAATATAAAAATATAAAATAATATAACGTATTTATGAAACTTTTTAACCTAATTCACAAACTGTCATGCGCATATTTCGCATTAAATAAGAAATTTTTTGATTAGAAACATTTTTTTTTGATTTCATTTTTGCCAATAAATTTTCAGTGCAACTAACACCATCCAACATACTTTTTGTTTTATAGTTTTTTTCAATATAGTTGCAAAATTCATCCAAATTTCGTGTTGTTTTTTTGAATTGCAAGAGAGAAAAGTTATTTGTATCGCACCAAGCTAAAAATCCTTGATAATTATTAAAAAGAACTAAATTTAAAACATAATACGAAAATACGCTTGTATTTTCTTTATACAAAAGCTCTCTAGACGTAATACTAGCCTTATTGTTTGAATATAAATCTTTATACTTTAACCCCATAAAATCCAATGTTTTTACTAACTGAAAAAATCCAAATGTTCTTTCAAAATGCAAAAAATATTCTGCATTTGAGAGAAATTCACTTTCATTATTTATGTCATGCATTGCAAAAAAACTGCAAAATAAAGAATTCATAAATTCGGCCCAAAATTCAGCGTATGCTTCAAACAAATTTACGTCAGACTTTATTGGGAAAATACTTAATATTCTTTTGGTACAATTTTCAACATTCATATCAGAAAAGTCCAAAGCAAAATTATGAAAAGTTTCATGCATAAATACTTTGAACCATTCTTCTTTTCGAAATATTACAATATCAGAAACTTTTGGACATGTGGTTGTATATGCCGTATTAACATTATTTTCACTCAAAACACTAATATTTGTTTCTGGTAAGATTTTTTTTAAAGTAGTAAAATATAAATATACTTCCAGCTCCTTTGAACATTCCTTTGATGAATAATCATTTAAAATATACATCCACATTAGCATTGAATCTACGTAACGATTATAAACACTAATATTATTATTTATCATTTCATCTTCTACAATGAATTTGAATTTTATTTTTCTTTGAAAGAGTGAAAAAGAATAAACTAATAAATATGTTGCATGATCATTAATATGAGTTCTAACTTTTTCAGGAAATGCTTTATCAGAATAAAGACGAGGTCGAGGTATTTCTGTTATATTGTTAATGCGAGTTATTTTTAAATTATAAAAATCGTCATTTTTTTTATTTTTTAAAGAAAACACATAATCATGTGCTATTTTAATTTCATGATACAATTTTAATAATATTTGTTTTGTTTTTTTTGTAATATGAACTTGTGACACACAATTTTTTTTTGATAAAAAAGACATTATCAATTCACTATTTTCCGTTAATTTCATTGTACTATATTATCCTAGTATTTTATTATATTTTTATATCACTTCATTAAAGATCTTTATAAATGTTTTAATTTATCTCGTATCATCATTAATCCATCAAAAGCAACAGGAGGTTTGCCTCTTGTATGATGCATTAATTTTGCATTACCAGTTGCCAATAATAATTCTTTTAAATCTTCATTTTGACTAAATTTTGCATATTGAGCGTCATACATTTCTTTTTCACTTCTTTTTCCAAAGAAATCAGAGTCAACTACAACTTCTTTTGGTCTTATCAACTCACCCTTAAACTTTCCAGTTTTACCACCAGCAGCCTTTGCCATTTCAGGATTTTTTGATAAATCTGTCCCTGATTCTAGAGAGAAAGACAAATAAAAAGCAGGATTTTCCTTTTTAAATTTTGATGCTTGATAATAATGTTCAACACTAGACCATTGTTTTCCATCTACAGAGAAAGGTTGCAACCAAAAATTCGATAACTTTTTTCTCCAATCAGGAATTATTGCCAAAGAAGCAAAATCTTTCATTCTATCGCTAGGAACTTTCTCTCCAGCACCTTTCCCAGGCAATGGTTTTGATGCAGACTTTGAATAAAATATGAAAACAATGTTATCATCATACAATCCTCGTATTTTTGCTTCTGTCAAATCTTCGTGACTTACACTTTCTTTAAGCGTTTCTCCAATACCTTTAAATTTTTGAAAGTCGGGTATTAATGCAAAAGGTCCTGCGTTCTTTTCCATGCATTTATCTGCAATCATTCTTTTAATATCATAAGGTAACTCTTTAAAAGTAAAAATCAATTTTTTCTTATAACCAACTAAGGTGTAATGCCATCCCAAAAATTCAACAATAATGTAATGATCTGGTTTAAATTCACCCTTGTTTTCCAAAATACTATCATTTAATTGACCACATTGTAAAACATTGTTCAAATCACGTGATGTATATGCTTCTTTTGAGAGAAGAATCAATTTTACATTTAATATACGTTCTAGTGTAGAAATCGCCCATGTTTCTGCCCAAAATTCACAACTTCTTATTTTTTTTTGAAATTTTTCTAATGTATCTACATCTTTCATAAAACGATATTCTTTTAAAATTTCTGCAGTAACTTTTTTCTCTTGAACTAAACGATCATGTTGTTTTTTTATTTCTTTACCACTTTCAGTCAATAATTTTTTTTCATTTCTATCTAAAATAGAAGCGTAACGAATTTTTATATCAGAATATTGTTTTTCTAAAGCTTTTATGTCACTTGTATCTTTAATTAATGCTGCTTGATACATGTCATAATGTTCTTTGTAATTTAAGAATGTTTTTTCATCAGCTTCATCTGACAATTTTTTACGCAACTTTTGCACAGATGTTTGTTGAGCTATTTGAGAGAAAGCATCACGAATAGTAGCAAAAAGACAATCTCCTCCTCCTTCATTATCAGTAATACCATAATTTTTATTTTTCATGAATTTACTGATCCACGTATCGGTTGAGTCTTCTTTATATTTCTCTCTTATGTCTTTTGCCTCTAAATGTCCTTCTTCTCTTAATTTATTTGGTATAGGAACCCCTTTTGTTAAAGTAAAAATGTCTTTTCTATGGTCTGGAATTTCAACTTCTTGAACAGGCTCTTCTATTTCTAATTGTTCTTCCTCTTCTTCTAGAACATCATCATCATTTTTATCTTTTGCAGAGGAAACTTTGAGAGAAGTCTCAGGAACTAATCTATTCTTTTCAAGAAACTCTCTTGATGCAAACTTATAAATTAATGGATCATTTAAGTTTTCAACTTTAATATTATCATCCTCATCCATTAAACTCATTAATGAAATTGATTTTATTTCATAAACTCCTATTTGCAACACCTTGTTGTTATGCTTTACTAAATAAATTGGAAAATATATTATATCTTGATCCTCATAAGTATTTTTAGAATTTCCAATAGCAATAATTATTTCCACCCCATTTGCATCAATCTGGTATAAATTTGCTTCTTTTTTCAAATCTTCGGGGTCGACACTTTTTAATTCTGGATAACTTACATTACTATCTATTTTTGACAATACCATTGTTGTATATTTTATAAACAGATTAAATATTTAAATCATTTCTCTTACTCTGTTAAACTTTTAGAAAAAGTGGAACAAAACAATTATTTTTTAAAAATAATATTTTCTTAAAACCAAATAACATCTACATCCTTAAATAGTTATTAAATATATTTAATAAATATTTGAATAACATTTGGCTCTACCTTTCCAAAAGGTAGAATTTACCAAAGCACAAATTTTTTCATAAATTTATCATTCTTTAATTCATTTATATAATACCACAATTGTTTTCTTCTATATACTTGCGCACCATTTTCAGGATTATTTTCAAACATTACAATTGCACCTATAATATCCAATTTTTTACCCTTTGCACTTCTTATTTCTTTTGTAAAACCATAAAATTCGCAAATTTGTAATAGTTGTTTAATTGTAAAATTTTCATCATAATCTGTGATTGAAGCATACATATCATCCATTTCATAAGACTTTGATTCATCTACAAATTTAATATCATTGAATTCATTCATAAACTCGTTAACATCAAAACCATTATCATTTTCATCATTTTCTAAAATGTATGTTATATTTTCATCAATTTCTTTTACACACGCATCAACTTTGTTTTTCATTTAATGATTTATTACATTAAAAAAAGAATAAGGTTTAAATGATTATTTTTTATTATTATTACTTTTTTAAAGTTGTAAAAGTTGTTTTACATTTCAATCATATCCATGAACTTGAAAATTGACTTGTTCGATAAACTGGGATACATTTTTACTTTACTATTTGCCAATTTTGTAATTGTATCCAATATAGGAGACCCCTCAATCAAATATTCATCTTGGTCTTCTCCATCAAATAATGTTTTGCTATATAGCAGTGCTATATTTTCAGTTAATTCATCTACAATATTTTTCTTATTTTCTTCTTTAATCGATTCAATCAATTGACGCATTAAATTGCAAAGTAGAGCCTTCAAGTCAGAGGCATTTATAATTTCATTTTTCATTAAATTTACAAAGAACGCGCTCAACGCCTTTCTACGTTCATTATCTTTGTTAATTTTACAAAATTTATCATAATCTTTATCTGCGTCAACATATTCAATATTATTAAACAACTCCATAAAGGATTCAAAACAATTTGTAAATATTTCTTTCATTATATCATATTTGTTAATTAAATCAGAATACAAATCGGCATACAATTTTGAAAAGAATCTATTTGTTGATGCAATGTCAAATATTGTTGTACTAACACGCATCATATCTTCTCTTGATATACCCTCTAAAATCAATTGATCTAACAAATCAACAATTTTATTTCGCATATCAATGTAACTTTTATCTGACATTTTATTTAAATGTGAACGAATCAAATCAATTTGAGCATCAAGTCCAACCTTTTGCTCAATCTTTGTAGTTTGAAATGTTCTTAAAGTTTCCCAATCATCGTCATTAAGTACTTCCATATTTTTATTGCCTCGTCTTTTCTTATTTGTATTAATTGGAAACCCTCCAGAAATAGCAGTAGAAGACGCCTTCAAAGGATTTTCCCTCTTTTGAAAAACAGGAGTTTTAATATATGAAGGAGAACCAACTTCCAACGATAATTCGGAAATTAATGCTATTGTTTCCTCTGGTAAAGTATAATCAAAACCATCGAAAATAACATTCGTAAAATCTTTTAATGTGTATTTCATTGTTGCGGTCATAGGCTCTTTACTAGATTATAATCTAGCTTTCGTTTATATCAATTTTTTTCATATATATAATTTAATGCCAAAAAGACACTTAAATACAAATTTCAATTAAATATATAATGTCAATCGTAAACGAAGAAAACAACACTAATGTAATAATAGAGGGAGATTCATATGACGCCTCTTATGAAATTGAAACGTGGGATGATCTCGATATTTCAAATGATTTATTGAGAGGAATTTATGCGTATGGTTTTGAGAAACCAAGTCCAATTCAATGTAAAGCTATAGTTCCAGTTCTTAAGGGAAAGGATATTATTGCACAGGCTCAATCGGGTACTGGCAAAACAGCAGCATTTTCTATTGGAGCGTTATCAATTGTTAATTTATCTGAGGATACAACTCAAATTCTTGTCTTGTCTCCCACTAGAGAGCTTACCATTCAAACGGCAAGAGTTATGTCTTCTCTAGGATCAATGATGAATGGATTGAAAACGCAAGTTTTGGTTGGTGGGTCTTCTATAGATGAAGATGCGTCTTCTCTTAAGAATAATATTCCTCACATTATTGCAGGTTGTCCTGGTCGCGTTTACGATATGATGCGCCGAGGTAACATTGTAGCTAAAAACATTAAATTGGTTATCTTGGATGAAGCAGACGAAATGTTGTCATCTGGATTTAAGGAACAAGTTTACAATATTTTCCAGAATTTTAATACAAACATCCAAGTCGCACTTTTTAGTGCTACTTTGCCCGAGTATATTAACAATATTACTACTAAATTTATGCGTGACCCTGTAAAGGTGTACGTGAAGGTGGAGCGATTAACTCTTGAAGGAATTAGTCAATATTATGTGGCAGTCGAAGATGATAAGCAAAAATATGCAACGTTGAAGGATTTATATTCCATCATTTCCGTTTCCCAATGCATTATTTACTGCAATAGTGTTAAACGAGTAGCAGACTTGTATGATGCAATGACGGAAGACGGATTTCCGGTTTGTTGTATTCATAGTAATATGGATAAAGCTGCACGCGACAATTCTTTTACCGAATTTAGAACAGGCAAACATCGCGTTCTTATTTCTTCAAATGTCACTGCAAGAGGTATTGATATTCAGCAAGTAAGCGCAGTTATTAACTTTGATGTACCAAAGTGTGTGCACACCTATTTGCATAGAATTGGACGAAGTGGTCGTTGGGGTCGTAAAGGTGTTGGTATTAATTTTATTACAAGACGCGATATTTCAAAAGTCAAGGAAATTGAACAACATTATCACACGCAAATAGTTGAACTTCCTTCAAGTTTTGAGAATCTTACTAAGTAAAAATATATAAAGATTTTGAAATATTATTTATAAAGATGAAAGTCCATCCTGATAATATTAATAAAAAAAGAAAAACAAATAAAAATTATAGATCATATATTAAACCAAATTTTTTATCAATTGCTATAATAGTTTTTGTTATAGTTATTATTTTAATTGTTTGTGTTGTATAAAATAATATTTACGTAAAAAGAAAATATTATTTTGCTAACCTTTTAAAAAGATGAGTTCAAAAATAGAATCAATAAATGAACATTTTAAATTACCTATTTTTTATAACAAAGATAAAATAGAATTAAAAGAAGAAATTGTTAACGATTTAGAATTAGTAAAAACAATTGACCCTTCGTGTAATCCTATTTATCACCACGCATTTGAACCTCAATCAGAATTTTCAGAAAAAATTATTCAACAAATGCAAACATATTATACTACCGACGTTAATTTTTTGGAAGATAGTCAAAAACTTTTATCGTCATACACAAAATTAGATGAATTTAATAATGATTATACTAACATATTAGAAGTTTGGAATGAAATTAAAAATGATAATGGGTTTAAACAAAAATATTATTATTTAGATTGGTCTTTTTGTGAATTTTTAAACAAGTCAGAACAATTTTTGCAATTCATGAGTTTATATAGCCTAGCATCTCCAGTTTTATCTTTTTTAATTCCAGTATTTATACTTATACTACCTTTTTTTATTGTTAAAATGAAAGGACTTAACGTAACATTAAGCGAATACATTGAAGTTCTTAAAGTGTTGGCCGCAAGCCATGCATTGGGTAGAATATTTACGCACTTTAACAACGTACCAATAGATCAAAAAATTTACATAGCAGTATCTGCTATTTTTTATTTGATATCCATATATCAAAATGTGGTGACGTGTTATAAATTTAATCAAAATATGAAAAATATACACAAGTATCTGAATTGTGTAAAAGAATATTCAAACAAGACCATATTCACAATGAATTATTTTCTTCAATTTTCATCTGATCTTAAAACGTATTCTGAATTTAACGAATCAATAAAAATAAATAGAGACATTCTCTCTGAATATGTTGACAAGATATCAAAAATAAGCGACTATAAGTTTTCTTTTCAAAAAATTAGCGAAATAGGATACATTCTTAAATGCTTTTATGAACTATATGACGATAAAACCTACAATTCGGCATTCTTATTTTCATTTGGATTTAATGGTTACATTGATAATATTGAAAACCTTATTCAAAAGATAGAAAACAAGCAAATTAACCTTACTACTTTTGAGAGAAATACCGCAAAAACTAAAAAACAAAAAACAATCTTCAAGAAATCTTATTATGCTGCTCTTATTAAAAATAATCCTATTAAAAATGATATAAAACTCGACAAAAATATTGTTATTACAGGTCCAAATGCTTCAGGTAAAACAACAATTCTTAAATCAACACTAATTAACGTAATATTTAGTCAACAATTTGGTTGTGGATTTTATGATAGTGCAAAATTGGTTCCTTACAAATACATACATTCCTATTTAAACATACCAGATACATCTGGTAGAGATAGTTTATTTCAAGCGGAAGCAAGACGTTGCAAAGAAATTATTGATATTATTCAAGAAAATCCAAATGAAACGCATCTTTGCAGTTTTGATGAATTGTATTCCGGCACAAATCCAGATGAAGCTGTTATAAGTTCGCTTGCCTTTATGGAGTATTTAGTAAAATTTAAGAATGTTGGTTGTCTTTTAACTACACATTTTATTAAAGTCTGCAAAAAATTACAGAAAAACAAAAATATATTGAATTACCACATGGAAACAATTAAGGGTAAAGATGCTTTTGATTTTAAATATACGTATTCAATGAAAAAAGGAATTTCAGAAGTTCGAGGAGGTATAAAAGTTTTAACAGACATGAATTATCCTAAAGAAATTCTTGCTAATACACAAAAAATAAAAGCTTAAATTTAAAAAAATATTTTTAGATTCGTTGTCTCAAAAAATTAAATATATCAACTTTCTCTAATAATGCCTATATCTGATATATTTACTACGCCTTTTTTAATCTGTTTAGGAATTTGCTTACTTTTACTTGGTCTTTTAGGTATGTACTTTACCCAAAAAATTATGGAACAGAATCACAAAATTACATCCATGTTTGAACTTGTTTCTACTATGGCTGAAGAAATGAATGCAATTCGCGCTAATATTATGATACCACGCCAATTTCAACCGCAATTTAATATGGTGCCGACACCAATTGGTGGTCAAAGTGCACCAGGTGAATCATTGATTCCTGTTTCTGATGATGAAGATGATGATGAAGATAATGATGAAGATGATGATGAAGATGATGATGAAGATAATGAGGATGAGGATGAAGATGATGATGAGGATGAGGATGAGGATGAGGATGAGGATGAGGATGTTTTAAAAATTAAAAGTATCAATTTCAACAATCTAGAATCATCTACATTCAATATTAACAATGAAATTGAAAATTTAGAAGAATTGCAAATTTTAGACGAGGAGGATGACGATGATGATGATGACGATGACGATGATGATGACGAAGATGATCACGATGATGATCACGATGAAAAATCAAACGTAAATATTACTCAAGAGTTAGATTTTGTAGAATCTGAATTAGAAGAAATAAATGAATTTACAAATTTAGACTTTGAAAAAGTTGCTAATGGAGAGAATGCTCCTGATGCTCATTTGAACAAAGACTTGGCATTTTTAAAAACGATTAATCTTGAAAGTTTAGAAGAACCCAAAAGCTTTCAAGTGGTGGACTATAAGAAACTTTCACTTGCAAAATTAAAAGCTGTTGTGGTTGAAAAAGGACTTGTATCTGATGCATCAAAAATGAAAAAAAATGAATTATTGAGCTTGCTTGGAAGCGATTAATCCAACCTTTAGAAATCCACTTTTAAAAAAGCGGAAAAAAAATAAAATAAAACGTTAACGTTTACTAATAGCATTGGAATATTTTCTCTGATGATAATATACAATGTCTTGGGCGACCTGTTATAGCGGATCTAATAATATTCATTTTGACTTTCCTCCAATCATGGCTGATGGAAGAAACTATGCTTCTTGGCAACCTGAAGCTGTAATTAATAAAAGAATTCAGAAACAAGAAAATATTCACTCCAATTGGGCTTATAGGCAATATTTAACACACCACGGACAAGAAATTATGAATTATAATACAACAGAAGCTTGTTACGAAATGGGATTGCCAACTCACACACAAACAAACAAAACTCCTTCCGCAAATGTTCCTATTTTATATAAATCCACATTTGACTCTTCCATGCCTGGATACGGATATTGCAATAGTGATTTAAAAAATCCTTATTTATCTCGTGAGCAATTGCAAGCGCAAATGATTTCTCCTACTATTTATTATCCTACCGACAAATATCCTGTCAATAGCGTTAAAAACGAATAATAATATTTTTTTGCAAAACAACTCATATGAAAATTAATTTTCACATGATTTATATAATGAACGATGAAAATGCAATTATACAAGTTACTACTCATGGTATAATTCCTTTGAATGATAAAGGAGAACCCGAATTATTTAAGTTACCCCCTGGCATGACTTTGATAAAAATGAGTGCGGTAACGCCTGGTGTTTGTAATTTTTTAGAATCTAATATTTCATACTATACCACAAGCACCATTTTAAAAAATATGACATCTATTAATAGACTTTTGAATCATGAAGCCACTTCCGGTGAACCTTTGAGCGAAACATCAAAACAATATTTTAACTCTTTAGCAAACTTATTTCGCAATGGAGATACACTACAAGTTAAAGAAATTGCGTCAAGAGTACAATCTAGACTTTCTCAAGGCGTTAAAACCTTTGTTGATCCGGACGAAGTTGACTACTTTCATACATTAGACAGAAATTATGTATTAACGTTATTCAAAGATGAGCAACTTGTTGCAAATAAACTCTATGAACGTTCTGATAAAGAATTCTTTGGCGTTCAACCGGGCGACCCTGATTCTAAAACCCATACATGGGATTTCAAGGTAAATCGTTTAGATCAACCGGGTCAACCAGATCTTATGATGGTAATAAATACAAGACCCGTGTCAAGTTCAAAAGTGTCTGCTATATCAGATGTAAGCTTGAAAGAACTTCTTTTCTATTTACATAGAACAGGAGTAAAAAATGTTATCATATTTGATTTTTCTTGTTCAGCTTTCAGTAGTGATGAAGAGTTAGTTGATACAACGACTAGAGTTCTTAGACGTGGTCTTGCAGGATACTATGGAGGAAAAAATAAAAAAACTAGAAAACAGAGAAAATACAGAAAAACAAATTTTAAAAAAAATAAAGCCAAGAAACGAAGAACACATAGAAAATAAATAAAAATAGCCGCATAATATAGCATGTATCATTATTTATTTGGCCTTACAGCTTTAAAATCCATAAGTCCATATTTTAGAAAACACGTTCTAACTCACTTGGATTCACATGATTTTTTCTTTATAAATACTTTATTTATATTTGGTATTCTCTCTTTGTTTTTCATTTATCGTTACCTTTTTGATAAATCGTTTGATAATAGCATAAAAAAAATTACAACTATGAAATTTAGTCATCTAGGATGTATTTTTATGATAGCATTAGTTACCATTATTTCTAGTATAACTATTATGGAATTTGATAAAAATTATAACACGCCATTGATAAATTCTATTCTAATGCGAATATTTTCAACAATCGCTCTTGTTTTAGTAAGCATTGTTATATTCAAAGAAAAATATACCTATTTGCAAATGACGGGAATTGCTATGACCATTGCAGGAGTTTTTCTTATTAGCAACAAAAGTATATAAAAAATATATAACTTTATAGTAAAATGAAAGTGCTTAGTATCGATGTTGGAATAAAAAATTTAGCGTTTTGTCTTTTAGAAAAAACAGAATCTAGCGAAAGCCATAAAATACTAAAATGGGACAGCATTAATGTAGTTGATATTGAAACACACGTTTGTTGTGCATCAGAAAAAAATAAACCTTGTGATAAACCAGCAAAATTCTTCAAAAACAATTGTTATTACTGCCTTAAACACTCTAAAAAACAAAACTTTCAAATACCAACAACCGAACTTACAAGCAACTTTATAAATAAACAAAAATTTCAAAAACTTTTAGAACTAGCAGAAAAATACAATATTAAATATGAAAAACCTATAAAAAAGGCAGAATTAGTAAAAATTTTAAATGAACACATTCATGAAACGTGTTTTGAGCCAATAACAACTAGTAATGCAAGTAAAACAGATCTAATAACTATTGGTAAAAACATAAAAATAAAATTTAATGAAATTTTCCAAGAGGACGATATTGATGTTGTCATTATTGAAAATCAAATTAGTCCAATCGCAAATCGCATGAAAACAATCCAAGGTATGATTGCACAATATTTTATTATGAAAAAAACAACCCAACAAATAGAATTTGTTTCTGCAATCAATAAACTTAAAAATGATGCAACTGATAAAGAAACCAAAGAAAAAACAAAATATTCAGACAGAAAAAAAATGGGCATCCAGAAATGTTTAGAGTTATTGAATAATGATGGAAGTTATATTTCATGGATGGATTATTTCAAAACCCATGCAAAAAAAGATGATTTAGCAGATTCTTTTTTGCAAGGATTATGGTATATAAAAAAAATATAAAATGCAATTTTTTTTAAAGAATACAAATACAAATTAGAATAATATATATTTTAATTCGTATTACTTAAAATTATATGTTCTTATTAAATCATAATACTAATGGATTCTGAAATAATAGACATATCCAATTTAAACTTTGAAGACGAAGCGCCTATTAATATTGGTTCGGGCGGAGGTAAGTTAAGATCTGCTAATTTTGGTGGCGGTATTGAATTATTAATGAACGATAAAGTAAAAGAAAGTGTTAGCAAGCAAACAAGTGATATTGATATTGAAGATTTGAATAATTTAGAAAATGAATTAAATAATCTTGCCGATGTTTCTTCCGAACCATCTAACTCTTTTCAACCAAGATCAGATTTTTTTAATATTGGAAAATTAAACGATGATAGTTCGCATAAGGTTCGTTTTGATGAAGGACCTAGTATTGGAGAGGCAACTGCATCTACCAATAATCCTAATAGCAAAACTTGGGATGGTTTTGCAAAATTTAATGATATTCCAGTTAATCCCGACAAGCATATAAACATATCATCTCAGCCACAATTGTCGAAAGAGGAAATGTTGAGAGAGAAATTCAAGTATTTAAGGAAGTTGGAAGCTTTAGAGAAAAAGGGTGTTGAATTATCAAAAAAATATACTATGGAATCTCCTTTGCTTGAAATGCAAGGTGAATATGAAACCATTATGGAAGAGAAAGCAAAACAAAATTCAGTAAAATTTCAAGGTAATATGATGATGGCCATTATTAATGGTATCGAGTTTTTGAATGGACGTTTTGATCCATTTGATATTAAATTGGATGGTTGGGGTGAGCAAATTAATGAAAATATTACCGACTATGATGAAATTTTTGGAGAATTGTATGATAAGTACAAATCGCGTGCAAGTATGGCCCCCGAACTTAAACTTTTGTTTCAACTTGGTGGTGGAGCTATGATGGTTCATATGACAAATACTATGTTCAAATCGGCTATGCCCGGAATGGACGACATATTGCGTCAAAATCCCGATTTAATGCGTCAATTCCAATCTGCTGCGGTTAATTCCATGGGTCAATCTAATCCCGGATTTTCCGGTTTTATGAATGGCATTGTGAATCCTGAGCCCGAAGTTCCTATGGGACGCGGACCTCCTCCACCTATGCAGACGCAAGGCCCCTTCGCACCTCCTCCTTCTGTCAGCAGAGGCGGAAATAATAGCTATGCACCAAGACCTAATTTCAGTTCAAATGGTGTGAGAATGGATGATGGAATTAATATTCAAGAAAATTTTGCTAGACCTGATGAGGCTGAACGCAGTGCAAGACGCCCTGCTAGCCGTCCTGAAATGAAGGGCCCTAGTGATATTAGTGAAATTCTTTCTGGTTTAAAAACAAAGACTATTAATATCCAAGAACCGGCTGGACAAAATAATGATAGCAGTACTATCAGTATTTCAGATTTAAAGGAATTGCAAAGTGATGGAAATATGCCTAAGAAGAGCAAGCGCAGACAAAAATCGGATAAGAATACTGTCAGCTTAGATATCTAATCTACTTTTTTTCAAAATAAATTATGGTATGAAAAATACATGTTTTTTAAAAGTACCACCTTTTCCCCATGAACAAAAAGTATACTTTAACTCATCTTTATTTGAACTATAAGAAATATAACAAGTTAAATGTGGAATAGTACAATTCCACAATTTTGCTTGTGCCCAAGTATTTGTTTCATTATTATAATAAGTTGTTCTACTATTTATAATATAAGATTTTTTTGATAATAACTTGTATGAATTTTTATACAAGTTTTTATCTATTTTATGAATAATGTGTATAAATCCATTGCGAATAACAACATTTTTATCAAACTCTAAAATATATTTTACTATATCTTCTGGAAGATGCTTTGTAAGTAAACACAAGTTCATTATATATTAAAGCATTATACGTTTAAATATTTTATATATATTTACAATGTAATATTGTTTTCAAAGAATTTATTAGTTTTTTTCTAATAGTTTCTTCTGAACAACACATTAATATGCTTATATGTTTGTTGCTTCTTATTACATTAAATTCGTAATCATATTTCAAATAAAATATTCTTTTTGAAAATGCATCTAATTCGTTTATTTTATTCCACATATTCACAATTTTTTGAGTTTTTTCTTCACTTTGCAAAAAATTATTCAAAATATAATCTTCATTTGAGTTTGATAATTTATCAAATTTCCAATTTTCATTATAACTTACTAAATATGGTCTCAAATTTTGCTTGTATATAATTAATTCTTCGCTGGACAAATTTGCTTTACTTTTAATTCTTATTTTTTTATCTACACTGCTTAAAGCATAACTATTTGTAAGTGTTTTTAGTAATTCACCCTTTACATAAAATTCCGAAAAATATGTAAATAAAGTTTTACCATTGTAATTTTGAATTGATTTAAAGAGGCCAAACTTACTTGATAATATTAATTCGCTTATATCCACATTTTTACATTTATGTTTGTGAAATTTTTTGAAATCTATTGCCTTTTTAATGGCCCATTTTTCATAAGAAATATACATTATTTTATTTATTTTAGATCTTTGAATTGTAGATAATTTATTCGATTTTATTAAATTGTTAACAAGATTTATCTGATTATTAGTCAAATGCAAACAATAGCATACATATAGAGTTGACAATATTAAATATAATATATACATTATTATGTACATATTATGTAGTTATGTTTATATGATTTTATTAAGAATAGTCATTCCAGGTAACGTGTTTCTATTGTGTAAAATCAAATCGAGTGTTTGATTTTTAAAATCAGATGGTTTCTTATTATTAAAACTCATCCAAACTAAATAAATGACAAATAAAACTATTGTTGCAGTAACATCATTTGCGGTTATTTTTGTATTCCAAATAATGTATAATGGTATTATTTTGAGTAAAATAAACATGATAAAAAACAATAATATCAACTTCTTTTTTGTTCCATAATAAAACATCAAAGAAAGAATACTAATATTTTCAATAAAACCACAAAGAATTGCAAATTTTGGATTATAATTTACTATTCTAAATAAATAAAGTAAATACCATAAAAATATCCAATATGAAAAAATAAAATCTATTCGGGTCATCCTATTATAAGTTAATACTTTTTAAAAGTTATAGTTTATTTTTTCCCTTTTCTTTTACTTTTTTTTCCTTTTCCTTTTCCACGTCTCTTTGTTTTTCTTCCATATTTTGAATGCTTTCTTCTTCTTCTACGAGTTTTCCCTCCATCAAATTGTTCATCATATACACCATAATCTGGCCCTAAATCAAATTCTGGGTTGCTTTTTAACGCACTCTCAATATCATTTGGAATAGGTATAACAGAAGTTTTTTGTTGAGGAAAAACTATTCTAGATTCATTAGATGGGAGGTCAATATCATTATTTTCATCTTCATCTTCAGACGTTGATGTAGCTGGAGGAGAAGGTGTTGGTGCAGATTTTTTACGCGATTGAGAATAAAGTGGAGGAGGGGGAGGTATCAAATCCCCAGATTCACTCATACGCAAATCATCATCAGGAAGTTGACTTTCAATATCTCTATCCATTACAAATACTTTTGGCGGTTCCATAGATGTTGCTCTATCTGGACCTTGTCCAGCTCTTTTAACTTTTCGACTTTTTGGCATATATATTATTCATAAAATAATAAATAAAAATTGCATGGAATAATTTTATATCATTCTAAATTAACAATGAAATTTGAAAATGGTTTATTTATTTTTAGACGTGACTTTCGAATTATAGATAATACTGGTCTTAATTTAGCACATAGTAAATGCAAAAATATTTATGGTTGTTTTATTTTTACTCCTGAACAAGTTGGACAAGGCAACCCATATAAATCAAATAATGCCGTACAATTTATGATTGAAAGTTTAGAAAATTTAAATACGCACATGGGAAATAAACTTATGACCCTTTACGGAACAAATAAAAAAATAATCTATGAATTAATAAAATCTTGCAAAATTGATTACATTTGCTTTAATAAAGATTATTCTCCATATGCATTGGAGAGAGATGAGGAAATGGTGGAATTATGTAAGAAAATGGGAGTTACATGTGAAATAACACCAGACTATTATTTGCACGAACCTGGTACAATTTTCTCTGGATCTAAAACCCCATACCAAAAATTTACACCATTTTATAATGCATGTGTAAATAAACACGTTCAACCTGTAGCCCCCGCACGAAGCATTCACTTTTCAAATAAAAATATAGAACACTCTATTTCTCTCAAAAATGCGATGAGTAGATTTACAAAACAAAACCCAGACATTCTTGTTCATGGTGGAAGAGAGAATGCTATTAAAACTCTTGATATTGCAAAAAAAACGCAAAAACATTATTCTTCAACTCATAATGATCTAGATAAAAATACAACACAATTATCGGCATATATAAAATTTGGATGTGTTTCTATAAGAGAAGTATATTTTGCTTTTAAAAGCAGAGCATATCACGATATTGTCCGACAACTTATATGGCGCGATTTTTACATGAATATTTTGTATGCGTATCCCCACGTTCTAGGCAAAGCTATGAAACCAAACTACAACAAAGTAAAATGGAGCAAAAATTCACGCTATTTACATGCTTGGGAAACTGGAACTACAGGATATCCGATTGTCGACGCTGCAATGCGCCAACTCAATGAAACTGGATATATGCACAACCGAGCACGATTAATTGTTGCAAGTTTTTTAGTAAAAACACTTTTAATTGATTGGAGAGAAGGTGAAGAATATTTTGCAACAAAACTGACAGATTATGATCCCGCGTCAAATAACGGAAACTGGCAATGGATTGCAGGAACAGGCGCAGATAGTCAACCTTATTTTAGAATTTTTAATCCTTGGCAACAATCCGAAAATTTTGATCCAGATGCAATTTATATAAAACATTTTATTCCTGAATTGAAAGATGTTCCTCCAAAAGCTATTCATAATTGGGAAAATGCATATTCGGAATACAAAAATGTGCATTATCCAAAGCCTATAGTAGAATATTCAAAGCAAAAAGATTTAGCATTAAAAATGTATAGTAGTGTATTTCATTAAATTATTTATGTGGTCCACTTATAAAACCAAATATCTTTGGAAAATGAAATTTCTTTTTTCTAAGCAAAGGAATTTTTAAAGTTAAAAGACCTAAAATAATAAGTATTATTCCTATATATTCATAATGATATTCCAATCTTTCACCTAAAAAAATATACGCTGCAATAGATTCTACTAAAGCGCTTATACCATCCCATGCAGCATTAATTGTAAGAACATTTGATCCCTGCAAAGAACGTATTAGAAAATAAACTACACCAACATAACCAATTGTACCAGTTGCAAAAGGTAGTGCACCACCTTGGTTTGCAAATACCTTATAACCAAAATCTCCGACAATTTCTGTTAAAACTAATGGAATTAAATCTTGATAACTCATCTTCTTATATTTATTTGCGAAATTATTAAAATTAATATTTTATGAAAATAGAATGAAACCCATTTTCTATTTTTGTTTTTATTGGAACATCTATTCTATTATAATTATTCATATTTATTAATGTAAAATAATTTTTATCTTTCTCTCTCATTAAAGATACTAAATACGAAGTATTTTTGATATTTGCAATACTAGGCTCACCACAAACTACTCTATTTTCAAATAAAATCTTTTTTTTCAGTTTCAAATTTTCGCAAATAATAAAACCATTGATAGATTTATTTAAAGCATTTGCATTTGTAAATATAATTTTTTTCTCATTTTTAACGGGAAAATCTAAATTATATTTTTCCATTTCATTATTTTTTTCAAAAGAAACTTCATTTGTTTTTTTATTAATTGTAATTTTATGGAATGTTCCATTTACATCCAATTTCATGAAATCTAATTTATTATATAGAGATGCATAGATTTCAATTACATCTTTTTTTTCGTTATAACTCGCGTAATGAAAAAAATAAAAACTTTCATTGGAAGAATACGTTTTTATTGAAGAATCTGTTTTATTTATAATGTGAATAAAAGTATTTTGAGTATTATCAAAATAAATTGGAATCTTTTTTGTAAACAAATTTTTAACATCATAAACAAATGGTGAATCTATTAATACCAATGTGTCATTTGTTCCATAAAAATCATGAATAAATGGAACGTATTTTGTTTTTATTTCTATTTTTTTATTTGTGGTAAAATCTTCGTTTAATTGATAATAATAAACCTTATTATTTATAACATCACAATCAATAGTTTCAATAAATTTCCCATTATATTTTGAGTGCGCAGAAAAATGTTCAAGATTTGGTATATTTTGTTTTGCAAGAGTTTTTATTTCTTTGTTATCAAAATCAATATCAATTCTATAAGGAACGTCTCTTTCAAAAAGTGCATAAATTTTTCTATTAATATTTATCAACGCCGTATTTGCTAAGCCCATCATGTTTGGTAATAATTTCATTTGGCTCATTAAATTATAAATAAAAAAGAATGGAGAGTTTTTGGGTATTTTTCCATGATCTTCTTCATAGACAAGTTTCTCCGTTCTCACAAAATGTTTCACAAATGTTAATTCACCATTATCAATAAATACACCTTGTACCATCCCATCACCTGTAAATAAATCATACATAGAATCATTGTCCACATCACTTACATCAGACCCAATCAATCCATAAAATCCTTTAAGTTCTTTTAAAATATTATTTTCTTTTAAACTTAAAGACTCGCAGCTCAATTTTTCTCTTATTTCTCTCTTTTCTATTTTAAATGGATTTCCGAATTTAACATTGAAAATATATGCAGAAACCCTTATAAAAACTAAAGCTATTATCAACATTCTCATCATATATCTTAAATATTCTTATATTATATTTTTATTTCTATTACTTGTTTAAATTTAAAAATAATAATAAATTTAAGTATAAATGGAAGAAGAAGAAGATTATAGCATACCAAAAAAAATTATTGATAAAAATGGCTTTACTATGGAAAGAATTGGTAAAAACAAATATGTGGCAATTTTTTCAATAGAAAATAAAAATGTCTATCTTAAAAAAATTGTTAACTTTAATCTTATGCAAATTTTGTATGAAGTAAATAAAGACGTTTTTGACGATTTTAAATATAAACACATTGATGATAATTGTGTTGAATCTTATTTTCTTATTAAACATTTTTTTTCTGATTTCGGGTTGCCTCAAAAATATTCACATACAAATGTAGAAAAAATTGATGATCCAGAAAATAATTCTGTCCTTTTTATATGCAAAAATAGTATTACAAATATTTTAAATATACCAAACAAAGGAGAAATGATGAATTTAGATTATATGTGTTTAAAATGTAAAATAACAAACAATCATAAGATTGAAGTTGTATGTCATATATTTTTTCGCGAAATGGACATCCCAGCTTTTGTAGAAAAAATGTCTGGAATTATTATTAGCAAAATGTTTATAAAAGTAAAACAATTTATAGAAAACATTACTATTATATAAATGATATCCGTTTTGTTTTTTATATTAAACACGTTTTTTGTTTTTTCATGGGAATATATTAAATACGTTTTTTCAGGTGACTATAAATTATTCATACGTAATATTGCAAAAAGTCTGGCGAGAGAAAATATTCTATATGTAAAAATATTTCAAGCTATATCATTAAATAACTACTCTATTAGTGATGAAATTAATAATGAATTATTGCAGTTCACAGATAAATCACCATATAATGAAGATGATATTAATTATGACTTAATTCAAAAAATAGTATATGAAAATAATTTATCTGGTAATGTAGAAAAACCTATCAACTCTGGTATGATATCTCTCGTTTATAAAATGAGAAATTCTATTGATAATTGCCATGTTATTTTAAAAGTAAAGCGCAACAACATTGAAGAAAAATTAAATAATTCTATCAAGGAATTGCTCTTTTGTTTGAAAGTTTTATCATTTTTTCCTATACCAATTTTGAATACATTTGATATTAATAAAACTATTAATAAAAACATTGATGTTATTCATCAACAATTAAACTTTCATCAAGAAGTAAATAATATGAAATTAATGAAAGAAAATTGTAAGCACATGCCACATATTGTTATTCCACACGTTTATGAAAAAATAACTCAAAAATATAATGATGTAATTATGATGGAATATATTCAAGGTGAAACTATTTTGAACGTTCCAACGGAAGATTACGATGTTTATTCAAAACTTATAACCAAATTCGGTTTTGCATGTTTATTAAATCATGGTTTTTCTCATGGAGATTTACACGGAGGAAATATATTATTCATTAAAGAAAATATTGATAATAAACCTGTTTACAAATTAGGCATTATAGATTTTGGCATTATGATCAAAATAGATAACGATTTCAAAAATAGTATTCTAAATATAGCAGTCAACTTATTTGATGCACCTGCAAAAGAAACTGCAATCAAATTATTTTTAACATGCATTGAACCAAAGGAAATGGTAAAATTATTGAAAGAAGAACATTATGAACACATTATTGGAATGATTACAAAAGGGCTCGAAGGTATTATTTTTAAGTCTAAAAAAATTAATCAAACAATTTTGTATACATCATTGAACGAGTTTAATTCGTATTTAACAAATAATGACTTAACTAAATACGGATTATATTTGAATGATAATTTTGTAAAATTGCAAGTTGCGCTAGCTATGTGTCAAGGCGTGACATTACATTTATCAAAAGATAAATATATTGATCTTGTAAATGAATCGTTAAATGAAATGTTTCATTCTGATATTTTTTCAGATAATGATTAAGATTTATCAATTACAACTTCAGTTTTAATATTTTTAATAATTTTATTTATTTCTTCTGGTTCACCTCCATTAGCTTCAGAAATGATTTTCAAATATGTGTCGCTTTTTTTATTATATGAATCATTATAACCTTTATTTTCTTTGGTCCATTCGCCAACTTGTTTGGCATTTCGTATTGAAATGTGTTTTATTGCTCTTGTAAGTTTTTTTTTTTCATTATCATCTTTCTCCCATGCATTATTATCTTTAATATACATTGTTTCTCTTTTTACATCACTACAATGAATTGGACGTTTATACACATCCAATTCTTTGAGACCGCGAATAATAATTCTTGAAACACCTTCTACATATCCAAGACGTCCTGTATTTTCAAGATCTGTTAATTCTAATTTTAATGAGTTTACAAAATCTGCAATGTTCAGTGCATCTTTGCATTTTTCATTCAAAAACATATTCAAATTAAAATTATTTGTTGTATTATTATTAATAACTCGCCCTTCTTTGGCAAGTTCATATAATTTACTATTTTGTTCCAAAATAAGTTCTTTGAACTCTTGATTTTGTTTTAATAACTCTTTTATATCGTCTTTTGATAAATTTGAGGTTGAATCATCTTGCTTTGGTTCAGCAGTTGTTTCCTCTTGTGTTTGACATATTTTGTTGTGTGACCATAATCCTTTTCTCGACTTATATGTTTTATTGCAATTTTTGCAGCTAAAAACAACAGGTTCGGGGCTTTTTAGGCTTTCTATGTTACCATTTGTTACCAAAGTGTTACCTTTACCACTTTTTTCATGTTTGCGTGTCAATAAATGTCTATCGTAGTCTCTTTTCTTGCAGCATCTAAAGTCACAAGTTACACATTCGAATTTATGGGGGCTTTCTGGGGCTTTTTCTGTTACCATCTGTTACTTTATATAGTAACAGAAAAAAGCCCCTAAATTGTTTTCGAACAAATTTTTATTTTTTCAAAAAAATTACAATAACAATTTTAAAAATAAGAAAAAATTGATGGCTGCATTATGGTCATAGTGTCTTTTTTTCAGTAGAATTCAAAAAAAAAGTCAAAAGTATTTTGGAAAGTGAAAAATGGACATTTATAAATGTCCAAAATCGAAAAGTCAAAAAAAGTCTTGGAAAATGAAATTTTTTCTTTAAATTACTTTTTAAAATATATATTTAAATAAACTATTTCATAAATAATCTATTTACAATTAAATTCATATTTTACTTCATGAATGACGACAACATCGTTATAATAAATCCTATAAATCCAATTTATCATGAAAATCAAATTTATGTGAGCAATGCAAAACCAATAGATGAACCGCAATATTTTGCTCCAGCTTTTGAAATAAATGAGGGAGATTCTATTAGTATTAATGCCAAATTTAATTTAAAAGATTGTTTTGTATGTTTGTTTGGGATTTGTTGTTTCTCAATAGTTTGTTTTGCCTTTTTTTTATTCATGGGTGGAGCAATTCTATTTTTTTAATAATTAACTATAAATAAGAAGATATTTCTCTGCAAGTATATTCTTCGCACAAATATTTCAATGCGGGATTTT